TAGAGAAGGGTAGTGAAAGAGCTTTTAAATCACAAGCACTTAATACTATATCTGCTTTTAAAGCCCAGAAACTCAATTTGTCAGTAGATAAAGTAAACACTCCTATTGGAAATATTGAGAAAGTAAATCCCAATCTTTGTGACCTCTATCCAAATCTTTGGAGGGTAGATATAAAGGCCAATGGGGACTATCTGGGGTCAGTATGTAATAACAATCAAAAACTATATGACAGAGGATATAAGTTCGCTCTATTCGCCCCATGGACACCTCCAGCACATGAGCTTCATGGTCAAGTAAAGACAGGAAATATTTTCAAAATTGACTTGAGAAAAGAGGCGATGAAAATTAATCGGGAGATTTTCGATAAACACGTTCTTACCGATTTACTTGAAAGTAAAGAGTATCTTTATTTTATTGATTATAGTACTAATGAATATTAATATGGAATATAAATATGTTTATAGTGAGCCTATTATTGTAAATGGTAAGCCTATTATATGGAAGGATGATATTATTGAAACTCTAAATAATACGGATATTTATAATCATACCACATATAATACATATACAGTTTCTCCTGAAATAAAAAAGAAAATAATGAAAGGAAGTGTTTCTTTAGAATCATTTAATAATGTGGGGAAAAATGTACCTGAGAAAAAAGATATCAAAGACATTCTTTCTATACTATTTGGAAAGAAAAGTGTTCAAGATTTCTTTCTGATAGCTGCTTTTAATGAGTTTTATAAATATATGAATACTAATGATATTGAATATCTAAAAGAAGCATCTGAATCTATTTCTAAATATAAGAAGTACAGCTAATGAAAAAGATAATATTAAGTCTACTAATGATATTTAGCAGTATAGGAGTATTCTCACAATCTTATTATAGGTCTACTTTATATTCTTGGTCATATGTTATAAATAACCAATATAGTTGGTCTAACTGAGAAAAATCAGATATTCCTATTATTGTTGATATTCCTAATTATGTAGAAATTAAGAGTAAGGCTAAACAATTTTATACTATTACCAGTGAGAGTTCTGAAATACAGAATGATAATAATGGAGGGCAGTCTATATCTTTTAATTTTATAGATCAAGATAGTGTTAAAGGGGTTATAACATTTAGAGTGGATCCCGATAATAATAATCAAATCTATATTTATTATAGTGATATTGCTTGGATTTATTGTGTAGTAAAAGAATGACAGGAGAAATTATTTCAGCAACATTACATTTCTTTGATAAAGGAATCTATATTGAATGTAAAGAATTGGATATAGGTGAATTTATTAATAAAGGGGACGGTAACGCCTTTATGAAAGTTCTTAATGACATTGAGGAGCTTTCTAATTCACATTATGTAATAACAGAAAAAGGAGAAGAACTTCTTAAATCTCTTAAAAATCAAATTAATGGCGAAGAAGATAATATGGCACTGTAAATATATTCAAGGTTATCTTAGGAATGGTCACATTGAACTTATTCTTAATGATGAGGAATATAAAGAATTTAAGTCCCTTTCATTAGAAGAACAGACTAAGTGGATTAGGGAAGGAAATTTTATCATTGACAGCTATAGGATAGAAGATTTTCTTCTTAATGATGATTATATTGTAGAAAATTATGAAGTACAAGAATAAAATTAATAAATTGAAGGGTCGTATTGATTTTTACGACAAAATGGATCAACAGAGTAAGAATGCGGGTACAAAGCCCGGTAGTCAAAAGAAATAATTATGACAATTAAAGGAGATGATTTTAAATTAGTAACATCGTTAGATACTTATGCTGATGCTTGGGATGTTATAATGAAAGTTCCTACCAAAAATGGTAAGAGGGAAAAAACAATTTGTTATGGTGTTAATTTAAACCATGCTATCCAAGTAATTATCAATACCAGAATAAGATTACATAATGATGTTATTACAATGGAAGATTATTTACAACAATATAAAGATAATTTAAAATCTTTGGATATTATGGTAAATGATAATAAAGGGAAGTGACTATAAATTAGTTTCTATTAGTGATTATTTTTGGGATTTATATCTGGCTAAAAATGAAAATAGCTATTTATCTCCTCAATATGGATTACCTCTAGATGAGGCAATAGATAGAATTGCACGATATAGAACTGCTAAGAAAAAAGAAGAGTGTTCTATTAAGAAGTATCTAGAAACTTATAGAAAATTCTTAAAAGAGATTGATAAATATGTTCACAAAGAAGCCAAAACTAATAAGATACAAAACCCAAAATAATGAAATAATTACTATAGGAGCTAAATTTGTCTATGAAATATGTAAATATTTTATTTATAAAAATAGATATGAATATATTTCAGGTAAATTTATATCAAGTGATTCTTATATGAAATCAAAAACTCAAATTAAAGAGCATGATGATTATATAGAATTATTGGAACTTACTATGATAAAAGCCCCTATACAATTTATTAAGAATTATGGATTGCAAGAAATAGAATAGTCTAAGAGTAATCTTAATTATAATATTATTATGTGTAGTCTGTTTGATTTTTATAGGTTTGTTTAGAACTAATATAAGAGTTAAACAGACACATTCTATTGATACTATTATATAGTCAGAAAAAATCTATAGAGATAGTTTGAAGATAAAGAATACATAGATAGATAATAAAATCTATAATGTAAATAAGAATTATGAGAAAACGGTTACTAGGATTATTAATCAGCCTTATGATTCCGATATTCTGTTTATCAAAAACTATCTATCAAGATACACTATTGACTCAACAGGATTACAAGAAGATAGCTCTTATCTTAAATGAACATAATAAATTAAAAATAGAGAATAAATTGTTATATTAGAAAATTGGTAATTATGACAAATTACTTAAATCTTATGATAAAACAGATTCTCTTTATAGATGGCAATTAAATGTTTATAAAAATGACTTAGATAGTAAAGAAGAGGAGATTACCCTTTTAAATAAAAAGGCATCTATCTATAAAACAGCTAGTTTTGTATTAGTATTAGGGTGGATAATGTACTTAATCCTAAAATAAATAGTATTACTATAAAAGCTCAATGTGTTCTAATACAAGATGAGATAAATGGATATACTAATATTGTATTTAAGAATCTAGAATCTACTACTTGGTTCAATAAATATATTATGTGTGTCCGTTATCCTAATTGGCAAGGAGCTTTTCCACAGCTAAATGATATAGGATATTTACAATATTCTTATGTATTGGCTGGAACTCAATACTTTGATAAAAAGTCGCAAGACTTTAGATGTTATGGATATAATCATATTAGATTTGATAAATTTTTGAAAGATAATGAAGAAGAAGATTAATTAGAATTAAATTTATGGGAATTAGTATTATTGGAGAGAAGTTAAAGGAAGCACAGCGTAAAAAGAATGAAGAGCGTGAATTAGCAAAGAATGATATGAACAACTGGTTTTGGAAGGGTCCAAAGAAAGTTGTTGCAGGTATAAGAATGCAATCCAAAGAGAAATTGCTTGATGCTTCTTTAGAGCAACTAAAGACATGGTATAATCATTGTTATGAAATGCTATGGAATAAGAATGCTACTAATCCGGGAAGATATGTCTTAAAGGATATAGTTGATGATCAGATTCTTAATTGTGGTACAGAATTATTAATTAGACTACAAGAGAATCGTTATAAGTCTAGCGATAGAGAAGCACTTCCAAGGACCTTATTCTATAAGGATCTCACTACATTACTTAGTTCCCCAGATACTAAAGATTCTATTGATACTAATAATTGGGATAAAATTCCAATTAGAGCTTGTATTGCTAATTGTCCTGAAGAATTTAGAGATATTAATGCAAGAAAGGTATTAGATGGATGTTTAGGAAATCTTGGGAAATTTTCTAGAAAGCATATCACTCTTACATTTATTTTGAATATGGGGATAAATCTTACAGAAGAAGAGCTTTCTCTATTTAAAACAGAAGCTCCAAATATAATGGAAGCTGTTAAAAATAAGCTAGGTATTCCTGATAACTTCAAAATAAAAAGAAAATCTAATGGATTAACTTATAAGGAATTACAATCTATTATTCATATTAAAGAGATTGATTATACTTCTATGTCTAATGAGGTTCTTTTGCTTTTAAGAGATAAGATGCTTCCAAGATTATTAGATGAAATTTATAAACAAATCTATATGTGGGAAGATCTTCTTGATAAGCTAAATAAAGTAGCTATTAAGAATTTTGATACCACTCTTGATGATGGCACTACAAGCGGACAGAACAGAAAGACAGAAGAAGTGTCTAAAGAATTGGATTAAATATAAATGTCAAGCTTGTATTGAGGCAGCTACTGGATTTGGTGCCCGTTATAAAATTTACATACAATTTATTAGATAGAAAATTTAAATTGTATGAATTTTTTAAAAATGGAAGCCGTTCTGTTCAGGAATGGACAGAATTATTATTGAGCAAAGTCGGTGAAAATTCTATATAGAATAATACCGAGGTAACAAAAGAACTTAAAAAGCCTTTTGCACTGTACAGCATAGAGAATGAACCTATAGAATAATTCAATTAATACATCAAATTATTCTATAGAATATAATTTCTCCACGAGTGTTCAATACCCTAATGGGTAAAAATATATGCGGAACTTACTAGTAATAGTAAGAAAACAGGATAAAAAGCCTGTTGGTAACACATTTGAAGACCTACATGGCCTCAATGGCAATATCATTACTTCAGAGGAAATATCCAGATCTAAAAAGTATTGTAATAGTACCAACAGAAATACTTCTTAATCAATGGAAAGACCAATTAAATAAATGGAAGTTATCAAATGTTGATGTAATTATTATAAATACTGCTATAAAACACACTTATACGTGTGATTTATTAATATTGGATGAGTGCCACCGTTATGCGGCTGATACTTTTAAAAGAGTTTTCGATGTTATTCACTATTCCTATGTACTTGGTTTAACTGCTACATTGGCTAGAACTGACGGGAAGGAAGAATATATAAAACGATTCTGCCCGATTTGTGATACAGTGTCTGTTAAAGAGTGCCTAGCTAATCATTGGGTATCTAATTATGACGAGTATCTAGTTCTAATAGATGTGGATGATATTGATACTTATAAAGGCTACAATAAACAGTTTATTAAAGCATTTAGTTATTTTGATTTTGATTGGAATTTAGTTAATAAGTGTTCTGGTCCTAATGGATATAAGATGAAGAATCTTCTTGCCAGTCAAAGAGCCTCTTCTTCAGAAGGAAGGAAGACAGTATTAAAAGAGATTACTTTAAATGCAGCACAAGTATTTAGATGGTTGCAAAAGAGAAAGTCTTTTATCTATAATCATCCTAAGAAGATAGAGATAGCCAAGAAAATTATGGATAATTATCCAAATAAGAAACTTATTACTTTTAGTAGTAATATTAAAATGGCTAGAGCTCTTGAAGATGGTAAGTACTTGTATACCAGTAAGACTACCAAGAAAGAGGGAAAAATACTTATAGAAAACTTTAATAAACAAGAAAGTGGTCATTTACATACAGTAAAAAAAGCAGATGAAGGTCTGTCTGTTGATAATATTGAAATAGCTATTATAGTAGGACTTACTTCTTCATCTACACAAGCAACACAGCGGTTAGGTAGAGTAATAAGATATCAGCCCGATAAAAAAGCACTTATATTTAATCTTATTTTAAATAACACTGTTGAAGTAGAATGGTTTTTACGTGGACATGAGAAAAATGACTATATAACCATTAAAGAATCAGAGTTAGATAATGTATTAAATGAAAAGGAATATTCAGAATATGAACTTCCTTTACTTAGATCAATAAATAAAGAATGACTATGTGAAAATTAATCATTTCTTGTATTAGATGCAAGAAAACATTTCACTTTTGATAAAAGTGATTAGTGGGAGAATTAAACATTGATAATGAGAGTATTATACTCTTAAACTATAATCTAAGCCCAAATGAGTTGTATGCAATAAAATGTATCCTATATTATATAGATGGACATAAGGAATATTTTAAGCGGTATATGAAGCTCCCGGAAAGTCTGAGGGGCAATTTAATAGACCTATTAGAGGGACTAAAGAAGAAACATATTGTATGTGTTAATTCTAAAATTAAATTTAATAAAGAGGATTATGATTCTCTTGGTACTGTAAAATTTAATTCTAGTTTTACTAATGGATATTATAGAGCTTCCAGAGAGTTAGGAGAAGAATTATATCGTATATATCCTAGTTCTACTTGGATTAATGGAATAGAAACTCCATTAAGAACTGTAGCAGCTAAATTTAATTCCTTAGAAGAAGCATTCGACAGATATGCCAAAGATATCCATAATAATAATGAAACTCATAAGGAAGTATTAAAGATTGTCAATTGGGCAAAAACAAATGACAGACTTAATATGAGTTTAGGGTCATTTATTGTAAATAACAGCTGGTTAGATCTAAAAGAAATAAAAGATGGAAAAGTAGGAAATTATAATCCCGATTGTATTAGATTAATATGATAGTAGACTCTTTATTATCTAAAATCGAAGAAGGAAGAGAAGGAAAGAATCAAGGATTTTCTATGGGGATTCCTAAATTAGAAGGAGTAGTTGATGGAATTACTAAACAAACATATTCTGTTATTTTTTCTGGTTCAGGAAGTGGAAAGACCTCATTAGTTCTCTATTCTTATGTTTATTCTCCTTTAAAAGAACACTTAGATGATGATAATTTTAGAATTGTATATTTCTCAGCAGAAATGAGTGCTGATTTAGTAATGGCTAAATTATTAGTAACTCATATCTTTGAAACATATCATATTCAATTATCAGTAAAAGAGATATTATCAAGAAAGAAGGGACACGTATTAAGTAATGATAACTATAACATTATTAAGGAGTGTATTCCTTGGTTAAAAAAGGTAGAATCTAAAATATTAATACATGATAGATCTATTAATGCTAATTTTATCTATGCATTTCTAAAACAAGATTTAGAAAGGTATGGTAAATTTAACGTACAGACCAATCATACAGTATATACTCCTAATAATCCAGATATGGTGTATGAAGTAATCATAGATCATATCAGTCTCCTAAGACCCCATGACGGACGTACTCTTAAACAAGAGATAGATCTAACTTCTAAGTATTTACTTACTCTTAGGAATATTGCCGGGATTAGTCCTGTCGTTATTCAACAAGCTAATAGAGAGCAGGGAAATGCAGAAAGAAGAAGACAAGGAGGATTTGGTTTTACATTGCTCGATACTAAAGATAGTGGTGGCCCTGTTCAAGATGCAGAAATTGTTATAGCTATTGATAATCCTTTTAGAGATAGAAGGAATGACTGTGATGGCTATAATGTTTCCATATTACAAGATAAATTCAGATTAATTGCTGTATTAAAATCTAGATATGGAGATTCTGACGTGAAAATGGGTGTAAATTATTTTGGAAATATCAATGTATGGAAAGAGCTTCCATTACCAAATGATATTTACGATTATAATAAATATACCACACCAGATTATATATATAGTGATACAAAAGATATTATAAAAGACTTAGATAGTAATGTAAACTTTAAATTATAATGTATAATGGCTGAAATGTTAGCTGTAGTAGGCGAGAGTGGTAGCGGTAAGACTACAAGTATTAGGAATCTTAATCCAGAAGAGACTTTTATCATTAGTACTACTGGTAAACGCCCCGGAATCCCTGGAGCAAAGAAGAAATATCCTAATTTTAAATTAGTAGATAAAAAGCCTACTGGAAATTTTTATGTTGCATCTGATGTAGATAGTATTAGTAAGATGCTAAAGGTTATTAATACTATCATGAAGCACATTAAAGTAGTCATTATTGACGATTATCAATATATCATGGGTTTCGAGGCTATGGATAAAGCTGAAGTGAAGTCTTTTGATAAGTATACTCAGATTGCACAGCATGCATATCAAGTATTAAAGGATGCTATGAATATGCGTGATGATTTGTTTGTATGTGTTTTAACTCATAGTGATAATCAGGGGGATAAAATTAATCCTTATTATGTAATCAAGACTCAGGGTAAAATGTTGACAAATGTTATTACTCTTGAGGGTTTGTTTACATATGTACTATTTACTGATGTTAAGACTAATGAGGATGGTAAGCCAATGTATAGATTTAAAACAAATAGTGATGGTACTTGTACTGCCAAGACTCCTATGGGGTTATTTGATGATTTATATATTGACAATGATTTGAATTTTGTAATTAATAAGATTAGAGAATATAATGGTGACTAAAGCAATTATTTCGATTGAGTTCACTGATGAGAAGACTGGGGAAATCTCCGTCCAGAGCTTTGATATTACAGAGCTTGCTGCTAAAAGTATTAAAACGACAAAAGTAAAGGCTCCAAAGAGTACTCTGTTTGAGGATTCGACACCTAAATTAGTGTTGGAGAGTACTAAGTATACTCTCTCTACTGGAGCAATGAAAATGCTTAATGTAAAACAAGGGGATAAGCTGTCCATTAATTATCAGAAAATCGGTAAGACAGAATTTCCGGTTATTGGTCTTTCTACCGCATTTGGAGAAGGAACAGGAAGTACATTATCGAAAAATGGTACTGTAAGATTTTCTGGCAATAAACAGGAAATGCTTGAAACATTTGGGAATGAATTTATTCTCGTAAATCATCCCAATTCTGGAAACATCTTCATTCTTACAAAAGATGGCTCTCTTCCAGAAATAGATTATACAGTTAGTAGTCTTAATGAGTCTACAAAACAACAGGCTTCTGTGAAGCTTGAAAAGAAAGAGGAGACAGTAGAGCTTCCTCAACCAGAACCAGAAAATGATAGTAAGGATGATCTTGATTTGGATGATCTCCTGAATGGTTCTGATGATGCAAAGGTAAATGATTTTAGTTTATAATAATAATTTAATTAATAAGAATTATGGAATTTAATTTTAGTAGTAGTGCAAAAGAAGTAAAGAGTGAGTCATTTTTGAAGCCTTGGGCTGTTTATGATAATGTTTCCTTTGGTGGGATTCAAGGACCTACCACTGGAGATAAGAAACAAGGAGGTACTTGGCGTAAATGGGATTTAGTCTTTACTTGCCCAGATGGTGTTTATAAAGAGTCTATCTTTGAACCTTCTGAAGGTGGTGATAAGCGGAAAGAAATTGATGGACAGAATGGCGGTAAGATTAAAATGCCTTCTGATATTGATAACATCAATCTTAAATTGCAGCAAGTCATTAGTGTCTTTATGAACGATGAGAATAAAGCAAAATTCCAGAAACTTAGTAATGATGGTAAGTTTAAGGGAATTGAGTTCTCTAAGTTTATTGAAGTAGTCAAGAAACTTCTTGTAAACCCAAAGAAACCAAGTGCTGATTATCCTATCAGTATTAAATTGCAAGGAAATCAAAATGGTTATGCTCGTCTCCCTTATGCACGAATTAGTGAGCGTGATGGAGTAGAAGAGGCTTGGATGGAGCGTTGGATTGGTCCTAATCTTACAATGAGTGCTTATGAAAAGGGAAAGGCTTCTGAATATCAGAAAGCCAAACCTACTGATATGTCTGCTATTGATAAGCCTACTATTAAAGATTCAGATCTAGAAGATCTGGATAGCTTGGTTGGAGAAATTTAAAAAATAAATATTGATATGGGATGAAATGTACTTTTACATTCAACACTCCCATAACAAAACAATATTTATTATCTAAATATTCTGATGAAGACTATATGTCTTTTTATTTACAAAGGCATATAGATAAAAAATTATTTAGAAGTCCGTTAAGAAAAGATAAGAACCCCACTTGTTCTTTTTATAGGAACAAAAGTGGGGAACTTATCTTTCATGATTTTGCAACTGGACAACATTTAAACTTTATAGGAGTTGTTCAAGAGATGTATCATCTCAATTATGGAGCATCACTAAAACTCATTGCCAGGGATTTTAATCTTGGTAATTTTGATATTTGCGCTCATAAATTTTTAGGCAATCATCCTACAGTTAAAACAGAAGGACCTGCTAATATTAGAGTGGAAATTCAAGATTTTACAAAGAAAGATTTGGATTGGTGGGAGAGTTTTGGTATTTCAGAAGAAATTCTTAAAAAGTATAAAGTGTTCAGTTGTAAAAATGTATTTCTAAATAATAATATTGTAACTTTTAATGGCAACCTAACATTTGGATATTATGGAGGTAAGATTAACAATATAGAATTATGGAGAATTTACTATCCTAATAGAAAATCATATAGATTCCTAACTAACTGGCCTAGTAAAAAAATACAAGGTTTTGACCAACTGCCTAAATATGGGAAGTTACTTGTTATTACTAAATCTATGAAAGATGTAATGTCTATGAGTAGTTTTAATATAACAGCCTGTTCTCCCAATTCTGAGACACAATTTTTATCTGATTCTGTATTAGAACAATTAAAATCCAGATTTAAACATATCATAGTTATGTATGATAATGATAAACCGGGTAAGTATAATATGTTTAAGATAAGAAAACGCCATCCAGAATTAAATTATTTCTGTATTCCTAAAGGTTATGCCAAAGATTTTACAGATACATATAAATTATTAGGTAGAAAGAAAATGATAAGTTGTATTAAGCAAGTACTAGAATATTTTAAAAAGAAATGGACTTAAATACTTCAGTAAGAATAACTTATCCCGGTAAAGGATCTATAAGATTTGAAGATATTCAAACTGCATCTGATTATACTTTTCAATTACATCAACAAGACCCAAATATTAAATATCTTACAGTAAATGCTATAAAATTAAGAGCAAATAAATATGCTACTGTGGACAGATTAGTACCAAAGGATAATATTATTTGTGAATGGCTAGATGATCATACTATAAGACATTTTAGGGCTAAGAACTCTAAAAATAGAGGAAGTAATTGGGAATATAAAGTTAGGGACAAATTAAAAGAGATTGGATTTGTAGATGTTGTTACTGCAAAGGGAGAATCTAGAAGAAAAGATAATGATAATATAGATTTAATAGATTTGGCAAACAAATTACCTGTTAATATTCAAGCTAAGTCTTATAAATCTTGTCCAGATTATAATATGATACGGCAAGGTTGTCCAGATATTGATAAGCCCTATGTAATAGCATGGCAAAATTCTAATTCAGAAAATTATTTCAAGGTGAGGATGAGAAATAATGATATTCCTATTGAGAAAGAGTTGTTTCTGGTTCCTGCTGAATTTTTCTACACATTATTAGAAAGCTATTCAAAATATAATAAAATATTATGAAATACGTTTTTGCAATTAAAACAAAGAATCCAAAGATTATGATTCATTCTATTGATGCTGACAGTTTAGAAGAAGCACAGGATGAAGCAAGAAGTATTATTTTTAATTCCATTAATTTAGATGAGACAGATTATGAATATATTCTTACTCATGATTGGAACCTTATTGTAAAAAGAATGTGTGATTTAAAGAAACCAATTAGTAATGTCGAACTTCTATAAAGTCTCTGTTTTTACAAATAAAGACCATATTCTAAAATTCCAAGCCCCTTCTCTTATTGATGCCTATGATGTAGCAGCAGACCGAATTATTGATATGTTCGGAGATAATTTAGGAGATGTTAATTGTGGAAAACTTTCAAATAGTGATTTGAAAACGTGGAATGATGTATGTGATGATATATATAATGATTGTGATGTTGATATAAGTGATATTGAAGAATATGAAACAAATTGTGAATAGGAAATTTACCAAAACTACTAAAATAATTAGTTGGGATTATATTACTCATAAATCTAAAGGAATTGTTTTAGTATTCAATAAGAAATTTAAACCTAAAGGTTATATAGTATATGGTAATTATGGTTTTGAATATAGAACTAGAATGAATTGTACTAAACCTAAATTTAGCAGTTTTATCTCTGCAAAGAGAGTGGCAGAAATGTTGCCTAAAAGTTATGTATTTTGTTATATTACCTATTAATATTTAAATTATGTATATTAAATTGTATAAAGTAAATGAGTTCCAAGGTCATATTTGTTCTAAATCCACTTATCAGGTAGTATTATGGGAAATTCCTATTATTACATCTGATGATTTTGTAAGGAATGTGATCAAACCTTATAAAGGCATTCTAATTAAAGATTCTCGGGGAAGAAACATTATTAAATTTCAAGTATCTGGAAAAACTAAATGTAATCCTAAAGATACTTTTAATGCAGAGAAAGGAAGAGATCAGGCAGAGAATAAAGCCATTAAGAAAGGATACCATCATGCCAGTGTTATCCTTAAAGCTATTATGAGAAAATCTCTGAAGGATATTAATAGAATTAATGATTTTAATACAGAGATTGTTCATAAAGGGTATAATAGACTACAATACGATCTTGAATGAAATTATCTGATATTAAAATAACTCCACTTATAAATAGTCTACGATTTACTAAAATTGATGATAGTGTATATTTCTCAGAAAAGTATTCTAATTATATCAGTAATAGTAGGCTAACTTTATTAAAGAAGAGTCCGAAAAATCCAGATAAGTTTTTTAAAGGATTGGCAGTTAATTATACATTTTCTGATAGTTTAAATAGAGGAAGTGCAGTACACGAATGTGTATTACAACCAGAATCTTTTTATATTATTGATGATATTAATAAGCCTACTGGTAAGACTGGAGCTATGGCTGATGAGTTATATCAGAAAACTGGTAGAATACCTACTTTATCAGAAATGAAAGAAGCCTCACAGAAGATTCATTATTACGAGAGGACATTTAATGAAGCAAGAGCCGAGGAGTTAAAAAGATGCTGTGCTGACTACTGGAAAAATAGAGCATCTTATGAATGCTCTCAAAAGTATTATAGCATTAATAAAACTCCCATATATCTTGATGTGAAATCAAGAAATCTTGTAAATAGATGTATTAATTCTCTTAAAAATAATAATTCTGTTCAGAAACTTCTTAATATGGATGGTGAAACAGGGAATGAACAAGCAATCCTATTAAATCTAAAAGTAGAATGTCCTGATATGGAACCTTTTATGATTAGATTAAAAGCTAAACTGGATAATTATTGTATAGATCAATTTACAGATACTATTACAATTAATGATATTAAGACTACTGGAAATAGGATAGAATTTTTCAATGATGCTATTACTAAATTCTCTTATAATAGAGAGATTGCTATGTATTCATATCTTTTAGGAATGGTTGCCAAACATAAATATGGATTAGAGAATCCAGAAATTAAGGGTAATTTTCTTGTAGTAGAAATGGGATATGATTTTAATAGTAAGGTAGTAAAGCTTTCCAATAAACTTCTTGTAGAAGGATTTAAGGAGTTTCAGCATTTATTGAAATTGGCTATCTTCTACAGCACTCTACCACAATATGAAGGATTTCGAGAGGACCTCATTGACATATAAAGAAAAAGAGGAACTTTTTAATAATTTATTTACTACAGGTTATTTACCAAATATTCGGGATAAGTTTGCTCTCATAGACCTATTAGGATGGCTTGTTTTTGAATTAAAAAAGAAAAAGCCGGGAGTAACTTATTATCAAATAACATATAAACTTGCTGAAGGGACAGGATTAAATGATGAGGAGATTGAAAAATGGGCAATTCTTGCAGAAGACTTCTCTAATAATGTCACTGAATTTGAACAATTTAATCTGAAGATTAAAGACGTTCCAAAGACTATTAGAGAACTATTCAAAAGAATCCTTCCCTTTTAACAAAATTTAACTCACTTATATGAAGTAATTAGATGAGTAGATTGTATGTTAGGTTCATTATGATATTATAGTAGATAATATGAAGGACTTCTAGATAATCTGATAAGTATTTAATTTTTAAAATTATTTTTGAATTATGGAAATGAATAGTGTTTTTAAGAGTTTTGAGGTCGAGAGTGTATCAAAGGAAAAGGGTCTTGAGAAGACTCCTTTTAAGAGTATTTTTGTTGATGCAACTTCCAGTTATGTTAGTTTCTTGGAGAAGAAATTGGGTTATTCCAAGGATTATCGTAAATCATGGTTGGCAGCACATCCAAAAGCATCTCTTAGTGACTATCGTGTTAATCTTATTGCAGATGCAAATCTTACAAGTGCTGAGTTTAGAGAGTGGCAGATCAATTACAACCAAGAGGCTACTAAGGGTATTCCTAATATTGCCTGTGTAATTTGTATTACTTCTGGAAAGGATAACACTTGTAAGCGTCCTTATAAGGTATTAAATATTAAGGCTGTTGACAAGCGTAAGGTTACTAAGAACACAAGTATTGTTGGCAAGGATTCTGGTAAGGTATATTGGGCTAGTGATGGTCGTGTATCTAAGGCAGAAGCTGTTAAGCGTGCTAAGAAGTTGTTTACTGATGGTGTTATTGAGAGTGAGGATGTTCAGATTCGTCTGACTCCTGAAATTTCTAATCCAGTTATTTGTGAATTGGAGTTCTCTCCCTCTAAGGCTTATCGTGAGGGTAAATACATCTATTTTGGTAATGTAGATGTAAATGATCTTGTATAATAAATAATTTTAAAAATCCCTTGGTACTTGTTATCAAGGGATTTTTTTTGTTTTATACCTAGTTAATAATAAATAAATAATAAAATAAAATGGATATTAAATTAGCAGATTTACTTGAAGGAAAAGGAACTATTATTAAGGACAAGCAGTATCTTCCCACTCGGGCTTATGTAGAGCCGTTTATCAACCGGTTGAGTAGTATTCCGGGTATTGATTTTAAATGTCGTGCAGAGCTTCCTAAGCAGGTTACATTGAATACTGATAGTCAGGATCTGACATATAATAGAGTGTGGATTGAGGGTATTCTTCCTGATGAATATACTGTTGACAATCATGAAAGAGTTATTGGAATGGTATATGGATTAGATACAAGAGTTCCTATTTGTAAATTCTATCTTTCTTCTATTAATTCTGCTTGTACTAATATGATGGTATTTAATCCTTCTCTTTTAAAAGTGCAAGTAATTGAAGGTAATATTGATTATGCCCTACTTGATGCTGTTATTAGTGCAGAGGATCATGTACATCAGTATATAGAATGTTTGAATAACACATCCTTTGTAAATAACATTGAAGCACAGGAGAAGGTTCTTGGAAAATGGTGTAGGAATACTATTATATATAACTACACTAATGGAATTAATAAAGCAAGTATTTCTTCTAGTACCGCTGTTAAAGCGTATAAGAGTATCTTTATTAATGATAAATCTGATTATTATAATGGAAAATCTTCAGAAATAAGTATGTTTGATATTTATAATGCTTGGACATATATTATTTCTAATGAAGATTCCGATATTATGAATAAGTTTGAGAAAACTTATCTTATTAGTAAAATTATGGAATTGAATATTAATGAGTAATAAATAGTTAAGTATGGCCTATGCTATAGGGGGTAAACTTACTCACCAAGATAGTTATGGAGAGAAAATAATTAAATCTGTATTAGATTTCTATGATATTAAATATAGACAAGAAGAAATACGTAATATTCATAAATATAATGAAGATTTCTATTATATAAGATTTGATTTTTACCTACCTAAGCATAGAACAGTTATTGAATATAATGGGGAGCAGCACTATCACTACTCCCCAACATATCATAAGAATAAAGAAGCTTTTCAAAGACAAAAGAATAGAGATAAAGCAGTAAAAGATTATTGTAAAGATAAAAAAATACAATTAATAACTGTAAGATACAGTGGCATCAAAAGAGGATTCGGATAGGAATTACTCAAAGCTATTAAACAAAAACGTAATAGAAATTTAAAATAATTTTAAATATATTATGTATATTGTTTAATTGTTAATTATGATACAAGTTATTAAAAGAAACGGAAGTAAACAAAAATTTGACAGAGCCAAAATTATTAATGCTATCAAAAAGGCATTTAATGAATGTGAGCTATCTGTAGATGAACAAGAGTATGGAAAGATCGCTAAGAGTATCAAGATTTATGACAATATTAATGTCGAAACTATTCAAGATGAGGTAGAAGATGCCTTGATGAATAGAAAGTTATTCGATGTTGCAAGAGCATATATAAGATATAGATATGCTCATAACGTCATTAGAAAGTCTAATACTACTGATAAGACAATATTGGAATTATTAGATGGAACTAGTGATTATTGGAATACAGAGAACGCTAATAAAAGAAGTTATCTTGTTACTACTCAACACGATTATCTTGCTGGAATTGTATCAAAAGATATTACAGAAAGATTTATCTTAGATAAAGATGCATCTGAAGCCCATGAAAGTGGTATTATACACTGTCACGATTTAGATTATAGGATTTTGCCAATGTTGAATTGCAATTTGATTAATCTAAAAGATATGTTAGATAATGGTACAGTAGTAAATGGGTATAGAATTAACTCGCCACATAGGTTTTTAACTGCTTGTACTATAGCTACTCAAATTATACTAAGTGTATCATCTAGTCAATATGGTGGATGTACTGTATCTACTTCTCATTTGGCCCCTTATCTACGAAAATCTAAATTATATTATCAAAAGAATTATCCAGAGTGTTGGAAAAAACTTTATCGTAAAGAATTAACTGATGGAGTGCAGACTTTTAACTATCAGGTTAACTCTATGGCTAATAGTAATGGACAAAGCCCTTTCCTATCGGTAGCAATGTATATAAATGAAGATTTAAACTATGTTACTGAAAATATAGAAATAATTGAAGAATTTCTACGACAACGTATTCAAGGATTACAGAATGAACAAGGAATATGGGTTACTCCAGCATTCCCGAAATTACTCTATTTCCTTGATGAAAATAATACTAAAGGTGGAGAATACTATTGGCTAACAAAGCTTGCAGCTAAATGTACTGCCAAACGACTTGTTCCTGATTACATCTCTGTGAAGAAGATGAAAGAGCTTAAAGAAGGGCAAGTTTTCCCGTGCATGGGATGCCGGAGTTTCTTAGCTCCATGGAAGAATGATAAAGGTGAATATCAATTCTATGGTAGGACAAATTTAGGTGTAATTACATTAAATCTAGTAGATATTGCTCTTTCATCTAAAGGAGATTGGAATGTATTCTATAAACTCTTTAAAGAGAGAATGGATTTAATCCATAGAACTCATAAAAAGTTTATTGATATACTTGCCAATAAACCTTCTGATGTAGCTCCTATCTTATGGCAATATGGTGCATTAGCTAGATTAAAATCTGGGGAAAAGATAGGAAAACTATTCTATGACGGAAGAACTTCTTGTTCATTTGGATATGCTGGATTATATGAGTGTGTAAAGTATATGACCGGTGAATCTCATTCTACAGGTATTGGATTTAAAAAGGGTATTGAAATAATGAAATATTTTAATAAACTTATTGACCAATATAAAGAAGAAGATAATATAGGATATAGCCCTTATGGCAGTCCTATAGAATCTACCACTTATAAATTTGCCAAGTGTCTTAAAAAGAGATTTGGTATTATAGAAGGAATTACCGACCATGATTATGTAACTAATAGTTATCATATTAATGTAAGAGAGCATATTGATCCCTTTGAAAAATTAAGAATAGAATCAGAATACCAAAAGTATTCTCTAGGAGGTTGGTAATACAGCTTCCTGAAACTGCGTGAACTTCTAATCAAAGGTGTTATTTTATATAAATAGCTAACGGTGAAAATCTAATGACAATACCGTGCCAAGCTTAATTGAAGGTGTAACGACTAGGGGTGATGAGTGTAGCCCCGTAGAATGAGAGTTGATTACTCATTCCAAGTGCGCAGCTTAAAAGGTGGATTCCACTACTAAGAAGATATAGTCTAATTAAACTTTTTAATTTATGAAAAAAGGTACATGTAGTATATGTAAAAGAAAAAACACACGTTTATATAGTATAAATGGATTCAAAAATGTATGTTCAAAACATATGCACCAAATTCTTAAATATGGTTATCCTTTAGATAATAATCCAAGGACTAATAATGATCTTAATGATTATGTAGTTAAAAATAATATTGCTATTTTTAATGTATATAATCAGAGAAATGAAAAAGTTGGAGAATTTATTATTGACAAGTCTGATTTGGATTTAGTTAAATATAGAAAATGGAGACTAAACTCTTTAGGGTACATTGTTACAGGTAATTGTACAAAAACAAATCCCTCAACAATGCTTCATAGAATATTATTGAAACCTAAAAGTAATGAAGTAGTAGACCATATTGATGGAAATCCTTTGAATAATCGTAAATCTAATTTACGTATTTGTAGTCAGGGTGAAAATACATATAATAAATCTCCTAGGTCTAATTATATTGGGATATCCTTTGATAAATCAAGAAATCAATGGGCAGCAGAAATTAGATGTAAAGAACGAAGGGTGCATTTATGTAGATGGCATACAATAGAAGAAGCTATATGTGCTAGATATATTGCTGAGAAATTGTTATTTAAAGAATTTCAAAACATTTCTGAACAAAAAAAGAAAGAAGAAATTATTAAGAATAAACTAACAGATTCTCAGATTTTGTATATAAAAAAATATGTCATTACTAAATTGAAAAGTAAAAATTGTGTATAAGCTATATAGAGTCTTCTGATATGCAACATAATACTGAAGCATTATTGGAAGTAATTGATTATATCTACAATACTATTATGTATGCAGAAATCAATTCTAAATCAGATTACTGTGCTAACTGTGGATATACAGGAGAACAATTAATTGATGATGATATGAATTGGTACTGCCCTAATTGTGGATGTAAAGATTCAAAGAAATTACATCACGCAAGAAGAGTATGTGGATATATTGGTACGTCTGATTATAATAAAGGGCGAACAGAAGAAATAAAAGAACGATTTGTCCATCTTGACAATCATGATGAGGTATAACAAAATTAGAACAATGGATGTAAGCAACGGCCCTGGGATAAGAGTGTCCCTCTTTACTCAGGGCTGTGCTATTAAATGTAAGGGGTGTTTTAATTCAGAACTATGGGATTATTCTGGAGGTAAAATATTCACAGATGAAACTATTAATCATATCTTAGATCTTTGTGATAATCCACATATAGAAGGATTGTCATTATTAGGAGGCGAGCCTCTTTCATTAGTAAATCTAGTAGAATTAAAGAAATTAATCATTAGATTTAATGAAAGATTTCCAGACAAGAATATATGGCTATGGACTGGATATTATTATGACCAGCTTACAGAACAACAGAAAGAGATCGTAAATCTCTGTGATGTCTTGGTAGAAGGTCCTTTTGATATTGATAAAAAAGATCCAAATCTTTTATATAGAGGCAGTTCTAATCAAATAATTACAAAAATAAAATGAAAGAAATAGCAGATCACATATATGATAAACTATGTGAATTAGGAATGTTGGATGATTCTGGAACACGGTCTTTTAATGTAGGGGCAAGTGATTATGCAGACCATTTTATCCAACCATGGAGTTGTTGGATAGATTGGAAATTAAACCCTTGGGATGCTGATATCGTCAAAAGAATAGCAAGAAAAAAGATTGGAGAAGATGAAACGGAAAGATATCAGAAAATTATTCATATTTGTGAAGAACGAATAAGACAATTAAATTATGATTTATCTAAAACTGAAAAGAATAGCAAAGAAAGCTAAATATACAATAGGGAAATTGTATATTAATGACCAATATTTTTGTGATACTATAGAAGATAAAGATAGAGGACTTAAACATGAAATGTCTTTAGATCAGATATCGAAGATAAAAGTTAAAAATGAAACAGCTATTCCTTCTGGTACATATAAAGTTACTACAAAGGTCGTAAGCCCTAAATTTAAAAATAGAGTATGGGCAAAACCGTGGAAAGGTATTGTTCCGAGAATATTAAATGTCCCGGGATTTGATGGAGTCCTTATACATCCGGGAACAGATCAGAATAGTACTAGCGGATGTATAATAGTAGGACAAAATAAAATAGTAGGAAAAGTAATTAATTCACAAGCCACTTATGCCTCTTTAATGTGCAAATTAATAAATCAAGATAAAATATATATTGAAATAGTATGAGAAAATGTTAGATATGTGGTAAGGCTGATGGTAAACTAATAAACAGTAAGAAATTTGGAATGGTATTATGTCCACGTCATTATCACGCTATGTATGACGATACATTAATCCCTAAATATGATATTACAGAGAATACAATCACTCTAAAATATGGACATAAAGATGTTACATTTATCTTTGATAAAGAATACAAAGACATTATAGAAAGATATAAATGGAAAGTATATAGACGTAAAGATGGTAAATTATATCTTAGAGAGCGTCTTCACTATTTTATTAGTTATGTAACAGGATAGCCAATAGATAAATTATATGTGAATGATCAATTTGATAATAGAAAGGATAAAATTGTAGTCTGTAATAGAAAGTTAGTAAAAGTTCCCTATTATAAAAATGAATTTCCACATATCATAAAAGGTGATTAGGGATATAAAGTCTTTTTTACAAAAGATGGAAAGAGATATAGTACGAAATACTTTAAAATAAAAGCAGAAGTAGTATATATCTGGTTTCTTACAGAAAATGTCTTATTATATGCTGATGAAGAGATAGATAGAACTATAATGGAATACTTTAGATAGCTTTCCCCAATAGATATGGAAAAACTTAACGAATACTTTGTTAAAAGATTCGCCCCTTCCGTATATAATAGAAGATTGGGGTTAATAAATTATACTCATTAGATAGATCGTAGAAGATATTAGAAATATATGAAGTATTTGAATATTATTAAAGAAGCTATTTAGAATGATAAAAATACAGCTGGTGTATGATAGTCCCAAACAATTACAAACATTTAAAGATTTAAATATTAATTGTTTAGTAGAATATGAAACCTTTGATATGAATGAATATAGTCAAAGAAAGAAAGGGCTATCTTTAAAAAGATATTGGGGGGCACATATGGATCCTTTTGTGCTAATAAGTATAGATAATAAGCCTACAAAGGCTTTTTATTCAGAAGCATCAACAGAATATAATGCAGCAGAACAGTTAGTACAGTATCTTTCAGATATTTTTAAACCAGTAAATGATAATGAATGAAACCTATTACAACTGCAAGGAAATATACTAAAATTGATTCAAGAGGTTTGGCGTTTTATTTAAACACTATTGATGATTATAAAATTCTCACTCCAGAAGAAGAAATAGAGTTAGGAAAAGAAATACAAGAAGGAAATGAATATGCCAGAGAAAAATTAATTAACCATAATCTGAGATTTGTAGTAACCTGTGCTAAACACTATCAAAACAAAGGAGTACCCCTTGAAGATTTAATAGAAGAAGGAAATATAGGATTAATGATAGCAGCAGATAAATGGGATTATAAAAGAAAAACACGATTTATTACTTGTGCATTATGGTGGATAAGACAACGAATAATTAATGCATTAAATAAAACATCTAGAACTATAAAACTACCACAAAATATCACAAATGTTGTTTATAGAATGAACAGGTATGGTACTATAGCAGAACAGAAAGCTGAACGAGAGTTAAGTAACCGTGAGATGGCTACTGTCTGCAAATGTCATGCCCGAGCAATACAAACAGCAAAAAATGCTTTAACTGTTAAAAATTCTCTAGATGCTCCTATTCCAAACTGTGATAACGAATCTCTGACATTATCAGATGTATTACCCAGTTTTGATAATATAGAAGTAGAAAGTAGAGAAGAAACAATAAATCAAATATTACATTCTAACATCTTATCTGATATAGAACGTATAGTTCTAATGAACTATTTTGATTTTAATGGTGCACATTATACATTACAGTCTATTGGATTGAAATATTGTATGTCCGCCACAAGAACTAAAAAAATAAAAGATAAAGCATTAGTAAAACTAAAAAAGTATTTTCCAACAATTTTAAAAGAACTTTATTATGAGCAATGACAAAAATGTAAAGGTAATTAACGTTAGTAATAATGAATTACCTAAATATGAAACTCCATTGTCCGCAGGTATGGATGTGCGAGTAGATTTTAGTAGAGTGCATGAGCACCCTATTAAGGTTTATGGTGATGGAAATTATGTTCCGGCTACAGAAGTTCAAAAGACAAATTGTTTGTATCTAGAACCATTCAGTAGGGCACTTATCCCTACTGGATTATTTATGGCTATTCCAGAAGGATATGAGATTCAGGTAAGACCAAGAAGCGGGCTTGCATTAAAAGAGGGAATTACAATGGCAAATTGCATTGGAACTATTGATGCAGACTACCGTAATGAAGTTGGTATTATTGTTATTAATCTTTCTAATAAAGTAGTATGTATTGAAGATGGGGAAAGAATAGGACAACTTGTATTGAATAAAGTAGATAAAATTAATTGGAAAGAAGTCTCACATATTAGTGAGCTTGGAGATACAGAACGTAAAGGTGGATTTGGAAGTACAGGAAAATGAGTAAATTTGAAAAATATATTTTAGAAAACTATAATGAAGTGATTGATAATTTGTCTGTTAATCTTAAATCAGATAGATTACATTATATCTATAATATCTTATTCCCAGATTCTAAAGAGGAGGATATTGATAACCTATATGATTTTAATGACCCTCTTGAGATTTATAATAAGTTATATATAGAAGAGCTTCCTGAATTTGGTACTAAAGAGGATATTTTGAGGGAAATTATAGAAGCTAATTTTAAAGTCAGTAAATATGATTTTATGTCTGACTATATGGAGGATATGATATGTCATATGATAGGATATAATGATCCTGCTAAATTCTTTAAAGATTTAAGTTATGGCGGATGCGAGTCTGGATTGGTAGGAATGCTTATCTATAATAGTGATTGCAAAACTTTTTATATAGACCATATTGATGATTTGGAATCTTATATGGATGATATGAATAATGAATTGGATGAGGTTAAATTTGAAAATAAAGATAACTTACCTCATTATACATTTGTTTGTTGGACGTGCTATGAGATAATGGGATCAATAATTGGAGCATATATATTTGATTAAAATAATGGCCAGTAGTAAATCTACTGGCCTTTTTGTTTATGGGAGAACTTGAATTATTTAATACACCTATAGAAGAAACAAGATACTTCGCTTCTATTGATAGTAGAGGAAATATTAGATGTGTTAATCTAAAGTATAAAAAGATACCACCAGATAATTATCAAATATTAAGAACTACATTTCAATATAAATGTAGGAGGATAGAACAACCTCCTATTATCATTAATGGTGCTAAAAAAGGAAATTATAAAGCAACTGAACTAAAATTTAAATCTTTAGCAAAAGAATATCTTGATAAAGGATATAAAGAATTAGATAAATGCGGAGATGATTATGACTTAGCCACTCTTAAAGGTATAGTAGGTGATTATAAAACAGATAAGACGGGACTATTAAAGCCTATGCTATGTAAAATGGCAAAGAGTGTTACTAATAAGAAAATATTTGATAAAGAATACTATGCCAGCAGGAAATTAGATGGGGTGAGATCTTGTATCTATTATGATAGTAAAAGAAAATGTCTTCGGGCAAGAAGTAGAACAGCCATTGATTTGGATTTTCCATTAAAGCATATATTAGAAATCCCTAAATTTATTAAATTGTTTGAAAAGAATCCCGATTTAGTATTAGATGGGGAAGTCTATAAACATGGAATGCCTTTAAATAGAATTAGTGGATTGTGTAGAAGTCAACAAACTGCATATGATTCTGATGTATTAGAATTTTATATGTATGATATAGTTGATGTCAATCTTACTTTTCAAGAAAGGTTGGAAAAGATGTATAAAATTAGGGATGAGCTGAATCTTTCTTTTGACCCTTATAGACAGTGGGACAGCTATGATTTGAAAGTTCAATTTGTTCCACAAGTTAAAATAAGTGGTTGGGATAATATTGTTAAACTACATAATAAATATGTAGAAGAGGGATTTGAGGGTCTTGTGATAAGACTTGCTTCTGCTAAATATGGTCCGGGTAAAAGAAATAACAATATGATAAAAGTAAAAATGTATAATGAAAATACTTTTAAATGTATTGGTATAGAGCAAGGATTAAGAATGTATGATGATATGGTCTTTATTATGGAAACTAGAGAAGGGAAAACCTTCAAAGCAAAACCCCTTGGAGACCATGAACAAAAAGTAGAGTATACTAATAATTTCCAATTTTATAAAAATAAACTGGGTGATTGTAAATATTTCAATATCTCAGAATATGGAATACCTACACAACCGTCTTTTATTGCATTTAGATTCGATCTGACAGAAGCTGACTTACATGACTGACAAATTGTCATATATATTTTCTGGCACAGAAATTGTGTTATATATTGTAGAACAATTTTAAAAGAAAGGATACAATTATGAAAGAGAAAGTATTTAATGGTAATGTGAATGGCAAGACTTTTAAGAGTGAGAAAGAGTTTCATGAGGCAGCTCTTAAAGCTATGAAAGAAGGAGGCAATCTTTCTATTTCATCTTCTTATACTGAAGTAGATACTCCTAAGAAAGTCAGTAATATTCTTACTGATAAATCAAATCTTCCTGCTGATACAAAAGAAGTAGAGAGATTTAATAACAATATTAAAATGTTTAATGAGACCTTAGAGAGGCATCTTGATTTTATGAAGCGTTTCTGGTGGTTTATGTAAGTTATAAGGCTGGAGAAATCCAGCCTTTTTTGTTTTTATATGATAACACTTGATAAAAATGATGTGACAATATCACATACAGACACTTTTACTGACAGTGGAAAAATTTATCATCACAAGATTATATTAAATCTTACTCCACTGCAGCTTAGTAAGTATAATAGATATGTAAAATCTAAATCAGAGAATTTAGAATATCCTATATATAGAAAATTATTCTTTCAACCATTACATATAGGAGATAATTATATTAATCAAAATACATATAGAGAAATAGTAACATTTTTTAATATTAAAACGCCAGAATTAAAAAATGAAAATACCATCATTCAAATTAAAATCAAATAAGTTCACTATTAAACTATAATGGAAAGAGTTCTAAATAAAAATGTAAAAATATCCTATCAAGCTAAAGAGCATGAAGGGTATATTTATAGACAGATGATAGCATTAACCATTTCATCCTCACAATTAAAAGAATTTAATTGTCACGTAACAAATACAGTATCTTATACAAATAACACTTATACTAAAATATTTCTTAAACCCTTAAAAGAAGGGGATAATTATACTAATTGTACCACTTTTCTTACTGCAATAAATACTTTTAATCTTGTAAATAATAAGAGATTAAAATTTAACCGGAATACTGTTGTCAGAATTAAAATAAAGAAATAAAATGGAAATACTTTTATACAGATATAAGCTGTTTTTTGACAGCATTAGTTAGAGTAATTATAAATAGAGATTCTATATCAATTCTAGATGAATCTAAATATATTGAATCTCAGAAATATATTGCCATAAATACAAATCTTAAAAATATAAAATTCTATAATGAGAAGAATATTATTCAGAGCAAGTAGGTTGGATAACAAACATATAATAATAGGTTCTCTTATTCAACATTCAGAAGATGGGGATGTATATATAGAAACTTATGATTCTGAAAGAGTCCCAGTAGATAAAAATACTGTATCACAATTTACTGGATATTATGCAAAGAATCATAAACCTATATTTGAAGGTGATACAGTAGAATATACAAATGTTTATGGAGTACATGTAAAGGTTACTGGCAAAGTAATATGGGACGATGATAGATATATGATACGCATCAAAGACTGTGAACATTTAAGAGATAACCAAATAGAACTTCCTAGAAAAGATCTATCTGAAAACTATTTAACATTAATAGAATATGATGCCAATTGAATCTTTAGAAAAACTATATAAAAATTATAACGGAGTAACTATCCGTGATGATGGAATGTGGGTATCTAAAAAATTTAGAAAATTTCAAAGATACATCAATAATATGGCAGAAGATATTGCACATTATCTGAATGCAAATCTTGTACAAGTAAATAGAGGATATTATGAAGGATCATTTTTCTTTGAAAGAGATGGAAAATATGCATATGTACATTATGGAAATAGTTTGAATCGTACACATATTAATTTTGATGCAAAAGGCGGAGTAGAAGGATTCTTCTTTTGCAGATCTGCACAAGATAAAAATGACTATGTGGGAGGAGGAAATGTCTTTGTAACATTAAAAGAATTACCAGAACGATTAAATGATCTATTAGAATACGGACATTAAAAACACAATAGTTAAATAGTTCTTGATTTATCTGGTATGGATGATCCAACTTTTATTTATGATATTATAAATAAACAAGATTTTACATTTTAAATATATCTTTACATTATGTACTCATTTCAATTAAGTAAGGCTATTAAAATAGCTAAAGAAACCAGTAAGACTGTATATATTGCAACTTCTAATCAATCCTTTTGTATCGATTTCAATTATTGTAAATATACAGTAGATTCAATGTATGATTTTCTTATTATTGAGGACTCTTTTTTGGATGATACTATCATCATTGATATTAAAAATATAATATTTGTAGAAACAAAGTTAAAACACCTATGAAACTTTATCAAATTTGGAAAGAAGTAACAACGTTTACAAGAAAAGGACCTGCACATATTATACGGCCAGCATCTATGCATCCTTCTGTTTTTACTAACAAGAAAAGAGCAGAAGAATCTCTACCACATAGTATTCATCATCCTAATGGATATACTAAATTCTTTGTAAAAGAAATAGATGTAGAATGAGATTTAAATATAAAAATCTATATTACATTTATCTGATTGCTACCATAGTTTTAATATTGCTAAAATTAACCGGACACGCCTATGTAAATTGGATAGTCCTTCTAACTCCAATATGGCTTCCTTTAATTTTTGCAATTTTATACTTGCTTGTATTTTTTATTTTGGTCATTGTGGCAATTATTAGAAATTGTTGAAAATACCTCTACGAGCTTCATACAGACCCGTGGGGATATGTTCCATATAAAGGTGAATAACTATAAGACTATGATAAAAATTTGTCAGTCAGAGGGCTAATTTAATATGAAAAAGAAAAGTAAAATAAAACCATTTAGTTTTACGTATACGTGTGAAAATAATGATGAAATTACTGTTTCTGAAGGGGAGAATTTCGGAGAATATGATGTATTACTAAAAAGTAGGGGATTATGTAGAAGATTTAATATAACACTGGAAGAATTAGATGCTGTAAATTTTGTTATAAAGTCTTTTTTATTAGACCCTATAATTTTAACAAATTAAACAGATTTTATCAGAAATATCGATTATATTAGAAGTGAGAGAAATCTCCTATCTTAGTGGTGTTTAGCAGTTTCGTTTGACCACATAATAAAAACCTCAAACAGTGGGAGTATTCCCTGTCTCGTATAAGGATGGTGTAAATCCCGCAACGTCCGACCGCCTGACGACGGGTGCCGATGAGTTTTATAACTTCAACACCAGATTCGATACATGGCAATCCTTGGCCTTATATGAGTCGACCTCTTAAATTTTATAGATATAGCCAAACTATAGAATTGAAAATAGTAATGTAGTAGCATGAAGAGGTTTATCCGATGTATAATCGGTTCTTTTTTCAAGAATCTATTACATCGGCATAGAGGCGGTGTATCTATATGTGAAGTGTTATGATAGGATATGAACAATTTAGGAAATTAATAAACAATTACTCTAATCAGTGGAAAGAAATAGATCATTTATCAGATATGGGAATTGATATTTTAAATTCTAAATTCTATATGAACTACAATGATTTATTTATTCTGACATTAGAGAATCTTATTAAAAGAAAAGATGATATTGAATTAGTGTTTGATTATTTTAGAAATATAGATAGTTCAGTTACTTATGATAATATAGAATATAACTGTTCTACAATAAGAGGTTTGTATTATTATCTTGTAGACAGTAAAGGATTTTATTTATAACCTTTCACAACTCTCCCCTATGAGCCTGTAATGGGCTTATAGGGGATTTTTATTTTCTGCCCAATCTTTAAAAATTAAGCTATATTAATAGCACAATTTTAAAAGAAAGGAAGATATGATGAAATGATTTATTTGGTAAGTAAACAAACGGAATTATTTAAATCAGATGCTTATGAGAAAATAGATCCTAACAAAGCTATTGAATTATTATCTAAAGAAAGCATATTAGGTGCAGATACTGAGACTACTGGATTAAATCCTGTAACTAGTCATATCCTTACTATTCAACTAGGTAATGAAGATTTTCAAATAGTATGGGATTGTACTAGTTATCCTATTACATTATTAAAAAGGGTATTAGAAAATCCAGATATTAAGTATATATGGCACAATTATTGCTTTGACGGGATGTTTCTATTAAAAGAAGGTATTGTACAAACTAATTACTTCGATACCTTAATAGGAGAAAGAGTTCTTAATAATGGTAAGCCTAGAGATATGTATTCTGTGTCATTAAAAGCATGTGCATTAAAGTACTGTGATTATGATATGGATAAAACAGCAAGAGGGGAGATAATATCTAAAGGATTGACTGAAAGGACTATTGTTTATTCTGCTACAGATGTAAAGTATTCTATTCCTATCTATGAAGCACAACAAAAGGAACTTGAAAAATATGAAGTTAAAAAAGCTGCGGAATTTGAATCTAAATTTACTATTGTAGTAGCATATACTAAGTTATGTGGAGTAAAACTAGATGTTCCAAGATGGAAGAAAAAGATGGCTATAGATGAAGAGAAAAGAGAAAAATGGTTGTCTAAATTAAATTCTTGGATAATAGATTTTTATTCTAAACATAATGGAAAAGGGAATTATATAGAATATAAAGCCCTTGTCGATACTCAATTCATTCATCCATTTTCTGAACATATTCCGGATGATTTACATTTTGTGAATATTACTTCTAAAAATCAGAAATTAGTAAAAGAATCTGATGAAAAATATGGATATAAAGTATATTCTATTAGTAAGGTTCCATTTGGATATACTGCTAATAATACATTTCATCCATATATAGAACATATAGATGTAATACAACAAGATCTATTTGCACCTACAACAGAAACATTTGGAGATAAATGTGTTATTAATTGGTCCAGTAGTAATCAGGTAATTCCTCTATTTGAATTATTAGGATTTAATGTAGAAACTCTTGATAAAAAGACAAAACAAACAAGAAAATCTGCAGATAAAACACTTATAGCAGCACAAAAGAATGTATCTTCTATTGCAGAATTATATGTTAAATATAAAGAAGCTGCAAAAGTCTGTGAAGCTTTTGGAAAGAATTTCTTAGACAATATAACACCAGAAGACGGGAGAATCCATGCTGATTTTAATCCAATAGGAGCTGACACATTTAGAATGTCTTGTGGGGGTAGTAAGGGAGGAGTTAACTTACAACAATTACCATCTGATGCAGAAACAAGAGCGTGTTTTATTAGTGAAAAGGGTAATAAATGGATTAGTGTAGATTATGAGGGTCAAGAATCTAGACTAATTGCTTCCGTTACAGGCGATAAAGCATTAATTAATATATTTACAGAGGGTTGTGGAGATGTCCATTCTCTTGTAGCATATATGACATATCCTCATCTTATTCCAAGAGATACAAAGATAGAGGATATAAAGAAAAAATATCATAACCTTAGACAAGATGCTAAAAAAGTGGAGTTCGCGATTAATTATGCAGGTAATGAATACACCATTGCCAATAATGGTGGGATTCCTATTGATGAAGCTAAGGTTATTTATAATAATTATATGAAGGGTTTTCCGGGAATGGAAGCATATCAGAAATATTGTAAGAAAGATGTTATGGAAAGAGGGTATATTCAAATGAATAATGTTACTGGTGCAAAAGCATTTGCCTATGATTGGGATAGACTCTCTCAAGTACAAGAAGAAATGAAAGACCCTAATTTCTGGTCTACTTATAAGAAAGACCCTATATTAAAAGAAGAATATAATTATTATAAGAAGAGAAAAGCAGAACTTGGAAAACAATCTGTAAACTATAGGATACAAAACCGAGGTGCAGGATGTTTTAAGCTGGCTTCTATGTTGATGTTTAAATGGGTAGTAGATAATAACCTACTTGGAAAGGTTAAATTCTGTATACCCGTCCACGATGAATGGAACATAGAAGCACCAGATGATATAGCACAAGATGTAGCTAAAGTATTATTAAAATGTATGGAAAAAGGAGCAAAACCTTTCTGTGATAAATTACCTCTTCCCGGTGATTTGTCCACACTAAAAGATGGAACACTCCCTAATTATTGGATTCATTAATATGAAAAATGTATTTATAGAATGTGGGAAAGGGTGGAATAAATTAATAGACCCTATTATTTCTTATATTGACGAATATAATAAAGCTAATAATAATCATATAGAAATTCTGCAGATAAAAGAGAAATTTGGTCAATTAAGAATTTATGTTAATTTCACCTCTTCTAAACTAAAGAAAATGATAGAAGAGGCGGAAGATCAGAGTTTTCATACTTGTGAATATTGTGGCTCTACTGAAAATGTAGGACATACATTAGGATGGATAAAAACTATCTGCCATAAATGTATAAAAGAACAAGTAATAAAACAAAATTATTCCAGAAAATGGGAGAAAAATAAAGAATGTTATATCATACGCCCAAATGGAGAAGATGAGAAAATTACAGAAAATAAATCAATAAAAGGTGATTATGACTAATTGGAATAAAAGTTATACATTAACTAAAGAAGAAATAAAAAAATATTATAAATATAGTAATAGGTCATGAAGTATAGTTATAATGATATTAGTATTGTTCCTGCTATAACATCAAAAATTTCTAGTAGGAGTGAATGTGATCCTTTCGATAAGGGAAATCTTCCTATATTTACTGCTCCGATGAGCAGTATTGTTAATAAAGACAATTTTCATATATATGAAGATAATCATATTATTCCTATTCTTCCTAGAAATTATAGTATAGAAGATAGAATACAATCTCTAAATAATGGAAAATGGGCCGCTTTTTCTTTGTCAGAATGTGACAAAATCCCCAATTCTATTTATCCAGTACATATATGTATTGATGTTGCTAATGGACATATGACTAAGTTATATGATACTGTAAAACAACTTAAAGAAAGGATTCCTAATAGTATTATAATGACTGGAAATATTGCTAACCCAGAAACAATTACAACAGCAATAGATGCAAACGTTGATTATATTCGATTAGGAATAGGTTCTGGATTTGGATGTATCACTACATCTAATGTGGGAGTACATTACCCTATAGCTAGCCTTATTAGAGATAGTGTAAAAATTCGTAGAAAAAGAAGTATATATCCAAAAATTATTGCAGATGGAGGCATTAGAGGATATGCTGATATTAATAAAGCTCTTGCCCTTGGTGCTGATTATGTAATGATAGGTTCCTTATTTGCCAAATGTATAGAAGCAAGTGATGATATATATGATTGGGAAGGAAAGATTACTACCCAACAAGATTATAATACTAATCCACTATTTCATAAGTTTTATGGAATGGCTTCTAAAGAAGGACAGAACGACTTATATGGTAAGAAAAAACATACTGCTGAAGGAATATGTAGAAAGATTGGGATTAATACTACTATCAAACAGTGGTCAAAGAATGCAGAAGATTACATAAGGTCTGCTATGAGCTATTGTAATGCAAAAACACTTTCTGAATTTAAATTAAAAACAAAAACTATTATTATTAGTATTAACACTTTTAGTTCAATTAACGAATGAGTAGAAATAATATTTTAAAAGGTATTGAGATTATACAAAAAATTAAAAATAGTAATCTTAGTAAGGAAGAGGCTCTAATTTTAGTACAAGAAGATTCAGAGCTTACAGAAATACTTAATAAGTATTATTTACAAAATGAACCCTGTACAACAGAAATTAATATAAATAGTATTACTTCCCAAATGGTGTACGTACAGGGTGGCACATTCATGATGGGTGCCACTTCCGAGCAAGGCTGCGCTGCCTATTCTGATGAGAAGCCTGCCCACAGGGTGACGCTCAGCGGATTCTATATCGGGAAGTATGAGGTCACGCAGTCGCTTTGGCGTGCCGTGATGTGCTACAACCCCTCAAGATTCAAGGGTGACAACCTTCCCGTAGAGATGGTAAGTTGGGACGATTGCCAGCAATTCATCAAGAAACTGAACGCCCTTACGGGGAAGAGCTTCCGCCTGCCTACCGAAGCAGAGTGGGAGTATGCTGCACGAGGCGGCAACCAAAGCCGGCACTTTCAGTACAGCGGCAGCGACAATTTGGACGATGTGGCATGGTATTATGACAACAGTAACAAGAAAACACACCCCGTAGGGACGAAGCAACCAAACGAGTTGGGACTGTATGACATGAGCGGCAACGTATGGGAATGGTGTCAGGACTGGTATGGCAGCTACAGCAGCGATGCCAAAACCGATCCCAAGGGACCTTCTAATGGGTCTCTCCGCGTGCGTCGGGGCGGCGGCTGGTACAACAATGCCAGGGGCTGCCGGTCGTCGAGTCGTAGCAACACTACTCCCGGCAGCAGCAGCGACGGCCTCGGGCTACGCTTGGCCCTCTCCGAATAATAAATTAAAATAATAAATTAAAGTTAATCTTTTAAATATAAAAATATATGGAAAAGTTTCAAGAGAATATGTGTAATGAATATCATGAGTTGAAATATCGAATGGGTAAACTGGCTGAAGCTCTTTCTTCTAAAGAGTTTAAAGCGAAAGTTGGTAATAAACAATATGAATTATTAGAAAAACAAGCTGAAGCTATGGGAAAGTATTTTCATTATCTATCACTGCGTTTAGAAGATATGGGATTGCTTACAGACCCAGAAGATTATGGAGTATAATAAAATGTGATAATCTTTATAAATGTAATTATCACTACCGTAAAGATATTAATATAGAAATTACTGAATGAAGTGACAGAGAAGGGTTTGATAATATTAAATCCTTCTCTTTTACTTATGAGAAGTTAGATATAATTAATTATAAAAAAAATAAAGAATGAAGAAGTTAGTTATTGGCCTTGATAAGGTATTACATTTTATATCCTGTTTAATTATTACAGCTGTTGTTTTTGCTGGATTATATTTTACAGGACTATCTAATATTCTTTGTGTACTTGGTGGATTTATAGCAGCAATGATTGCAGGATTTGCAAAAGAGTTTTATGATAAGAAAAGAGGAGAAATATTTGATTGGAAAGATATTATTGCAGATTTTACTGGTGCAGCAATATCATCAATTATTCTAATTGATATACCTCTATTAACCGCAATAGTGGTATGTGTATTCTCTCTGTTTATATTAACATGTGTGGAAATAGAATCATAAAAGGAATAAAAAATGTTGCATTATATCTACTAGCATTTATACTGTCTGTCATATCAGTTATTTCTGTTATAATAATAACACCTATAATATTAATAATATTGTTTATAACAGATTTATTATATTCTGATTATGTATTAATTGTTATATTTTTAATAATGTTAATTGTCTACTGTTTAAGTTTATGAAAATATGTGCATTAAGTGATTTACATGGAAATTTACCTCCTGTAGAATATACTAATTTAGATTGTCTGTTCATATGTGGAGATATTGTTCCGTTAGAAATTCAATTTAAATATACTGAAGTATTTAATTGGGTTATAAAATATTTTATTCCTTGGTGTAAAAATATTGATGTAGATAAAATATTCTTAATTGGAGGAAATCACGATTGTCCATTTGAAAATAATAGTAAAAAACTAAAGAATATTTTTAGTAATACTAATATTATTTATTTGAATAATGAAAGTGTAGAATATACTAAGGATGATAAGACTTGGGTAATATTTGGTTCCCCTGACTGCCACATATTCGGAAATTGGGCGTTTATGTACGATGAGGTAAAAGAATATAATGATTTTAATAAAATGCCAGAAAATTGTGATATCCTATTAACTCATGATGCAGCTTATAATAGGAGTGATATGATTTTACAGGATGTCCCTTGGAATAAACACGAACATATTGGAAACATAGAATTAGAGAAAGTATTATTGGAAAGAAAGAGGCCTCCTAAATATCATTTCTTTGGCCATTTACATACGTGTGAACATAATTTAGTAGAATATAATGGGACACAGACAGCGTGTGTTAGTTTATTAGATGAGAATTATGACATGGTTTATAGACCATTAGTATTAAATATTTAAAATTAAGGGGATGGATCTAGTATTTAGGTTCATCCCCTTATTTTTTTATACAAACAAGCCCCTTAGTGACCTTTTTGGTTGCTAAGGGGCTTATTTTTTTATTCTTCTTCTTGTGGAATTATATACCCACCATCGGGGGCTAAATATGTAAATATTGGTTTCATCTCTTTTGCAGCCGTAAATGAATTTACAGCTGCATTATAAAAGGATTTATCACCAAAAGCTACACTTCCTACAGAAGAGGCTAAATTAGTTACAGTAGTTATAGCAAATGGGTTCCAATCAGTAACAACAGAACCTATAGAATTAGCAGCATTAAAATCAGATGCTGCATATGTCCACGACTTGGTAAGATTATTAGTAAGTGCTGCCAATGCTGCATCAGAAAACTCTCCACTATCTTTTGCTCTCTTAATCATATCTTTATTAAGAGAAGTAAAAAGACCACCTAAAAGTGAACCAAGTAACAAGGTGGCGAGAAGATCTATCCAAAGCTGTTTTATATTCTATTTATATCGAAGTCTCATATTTGGATCAAGATTACTCATAAATTTATTATATCCAGTAACCCAAGTATATGGATTATTCCATTCTACTTCATCATCATTATATAGAGCTCTAAATGTCTTACCAATAGTAAGGACAATACCTTCTTCCCACAAACCTTTCCACTATGTAAAAGGAATCTTCATCTATTTATTTTTAAGTTGATCTTCTGTTACAGGAGGAACACTTCTATCCAAGTTACCATCTTCATCTGTTTGATAAAATAGTGGATTACCATTTGCATCAGTCATTTGTTCCCATTTTCCTTGAATTTTCACACCACCTTTCTGGAAATATTGATTCTTCTTGGAAGTCCAATATGTTCTCATCTGCATGAACAGACTTCCTAAGAAAGAAGCATGAATCAAGGATTTGTTCTCATGAGTATAATAACCATAAATTGTATCAGTAAGATTCTTCATGGATTCTATATCTTGACTAGTATATGCCATCGGTAGGGGCTGTCCAAATTGAAATTTAGAGCCATCTGGATTAGTAGCACCTTCCCTAATAAACTGTTCAGCTATGGCAATGTATAAGGCTTCCTGCTTATGATATTCTTCAAGATTAGATTTATCTCCTTTACTGTATAAACTGAATCTTGCATCTTTTTTAAAATCATAGACTAATTTCTTATCTTTTACAGTAAAAGCATCATAAGTACCTTCGTGTTTCATTTTAGCTACTATAATTGTCCATCGGTTATAGAAGTCAGGACGGGATACAAATTTCATTGCTATCTCATTAAGATTATTAAATCCGTGCTTATCAGTTCTTAATTTCTAAGCATATAGATTCATATCCATATCATTAACACCCATCCACTCATTCATTAACTATAGTTTAGTAGGATCATCAGAGAAATGCATCATCTCTTTTTCTACTTCAACAAAAGCATCTTTCATATTCTTAAAAGTAAATGCCTATGTGCCGTCTGGTTTTCTTATAATTAAAGATATATCATTCCACAATCCTTGTAATTTTTGCCCTATCCATTGTACTGGCCGGAAAGCAAGTGCCATAAAGCTGGCAGCCTATCTTATTCTAGAAGAAGTTTCTCTTACTCCTTTAGCCGTGTCAGAATTACCTAACATAGGATCATTTTCAAGAGGCTGATTTTTAATTCTAGATCTTAGATAATCTTCGTAGTATTCTACATCATTAACAAATTTAGTATTCTATGTAGCACCCATATTAATCAAATATGCCATACCTGCTTTTACAGTAGGCATAATCTAATCAATATGTTTTTTTGTAGAATAAGCAACCATATGTTTGAACAATAAATCTTCTAGATTCTATTCAAAATAAGCAGTGCCATATTGTTTTATAATATCCAGACGATGCTATAAGTTTGTACCATCAGAATCTGGTTCTGTACTATCAAATATTGTATTTAATTGATACAATTGCTCTGCTGCCTCATAATTATTAGAAGAATCAAATGCACCTTCAAACTTAGCACGCAATTCCTTTAAGGCATTCTTAGGACTAAGTGCTTTAAATGTTTCTTTCACAGAGTTCCATAAAGAAATCTAATAGTCTTCAAATTGCCCTTCTTCGTTAATTTTCTTTTTTACACCAGCATTTCTTTGATTTGTCCTACTTGCCATACATAAAGGAACACGATAATATCTTATATCGTTATTCTATTTCATTCTTTCTAATTCAGAATCAGTATAATTCCATCTGTCCTTATTGATAACATCCAGAGCAAATTCAAGAAACTTTTTCTCTTCACCATGTAAATCATTAATATATTTGAATCTAAAATCACCATCTGGAGTTAGCTCAAACATATTATTATACAACTAAGTATCATTCTAAACTGTAGAAGTAAGATAGCCGTAATTTTTTTCTTTCTTTAGTCTTTCAAGATGCATTCTTGTTTTACTAACAATGTCTCTAGCATCATCTCTTACTCCCTAAAGAGCAATCTTATGAACTTTTGTAATACTATTGAGAATATTAGAAATAAGGTTTCCGGGGTTATCTGTCTATGTACCATGTATACCGGTATTTAGGAAAGAATTGATACTTAATCCACCTTCTAACCATTTAGCAGATTCTTTTAGTTGCTGTTTATATTGAAACCCTTGTAACTCTCCAATTTCAATAAGACAATTATAATAAAATCTATAAATTTCTGAATCAAGAGTGCCAGCATTTATCTAAGTTTCAGTAAGCTGCTTAATATTATAGTCTTTTTCTAATTGTTTTATAATAGTAGTAAGAAGATTAATTTTAGACTACACATTAACATTGTCTTCTGCCATCTCCTAAATCTAATTGGAACATTTATTATAAACATCCTATTGGTTAAGTTTATATGGAGATTGGTTAGATATTAATTCTGCCAATTGGTTTTTAAGAAGCTGCCATCTTGTACCAAATTTTATAACCCCAGATTGAATATTATCATCCCCTTCAAGAGGTGCATATTCTTTCAATCTATTTAGAGAATATAAAATTTGTTCATTAGAAGCATCAACACCTTGGCCAGTATAGGGGTTAATAACAATCATATTACCTACTACTGCAGTATTATAAGAACCTGAAAACATCCCCGGCATCTAATTTAAGAATAATGCTGCTTCTATAAGTTCTCTGTTACCATTAGCATCTTCCAACATTTTAGAATCCTAAATAGTTTGTTCTACAGAGTCACTTTTGAAATTTCTGGTAAGTAATACATTTCCATCCTTTGTACTTTTGATATATTTAGGATTAGAAGTCGTTAATTTAATTACATCTACTTGATTAGTAATTTTATTTCTAATCATTACAATACCAAACAGTTTTGCTGTTTCAGAATTAATTACTTCCCAATCTCTATTACAATATCTACTCAGATAGTTTTTAAACCATTCTTGAATACCATTTTTATCAGCAAGATGTCGTGTATTAATACTGTCAATGAATGCTTGAATATTAGTAGTATTATTTTTCTATCCATAAGTAAGAGCTTTTATCACATGAGAAGCAAGATTTGGTTTTGATTTAGCTCTCTTCTCTCTTATTTCCAATACTTTCTATACAAGCCCTTCTGGGTCTGTATCTACAATATCTTTGCCATAAGAACCCTTATAGTGATATAGATTATCAGATTTCTTTTCAAAACATCCCTATTCTTCTAAAGTCTTTCTTACCTCTTCCTCATCAGTACTCCTAGAATCAGTAAATGAAGGAAAGAATTTAGACATTGCGTTCGTAACGTATTCCAATGCTTTATCTGAATCGGCATCTGTAATCTTTTCTTTTGGAAGAAATTCATCAATATTATTAATCACCTTACTTGTTCCAGATGCGTCTACTCTATCAATTTCTTTACGAATATCAATAGAATATTCAGAGTTATAATCAATACCATCAAAAGCAAATTTTACTTTATCTGGATTAGTAAGAACCATATCCTTATTTTCACATCTAAAATTACTAAATGTGATAGGAACAATTCGTATTACAGAATCATCTGTATTTAATCCGTGCTTACTAAGGATTCTTGCATATGTAGCTTGTTGATAAAAGAAAGTTCTCTTTTTAGCAGAAGTATATTCTCCGTATTCTTTATCAGAACATTTATAGTCAAAGATATGTACCCTACCTTTATCATCCACTACTGCAAGGTCAATAATACCCATTAATTTCTTTCCTGAATCTCCTGTTGTATTAATATCAGAAGTTAATTTTAATTCAGGATAGAAATCAAGATTATCCCCCTCTCCAATAATATTTCTTATATGGTCTTTAAAATTACCTGCAAAATTAATTAATTGACTAAGCATCTAATCAGTGATCAATCCACTGTGATACTTGTCTCTACCCATCTGAGTTTTAAGCTCTGTTTCTATTTTGTTTCTGATAAAATCAGTAATAGAAGGGAATTGAATACCATTAATAACTTTAGGAGCTGCCTCCAAATCAAAGACATAATAATAATTACCTTCCCCATCAGTAAGTTCCTCTCCATTAGGGTTAGTAAGTTTTGAAAAGAATTGCTGCATTACAAAGTGTACAGCAGTTCCTTCTGGATTTATATCCCCCCATTTCTTCAGTATAGACGATTGTAAATTCTTTGCCTCTGTCTATGTAAGCATTTTAGGTTGCCCATTTCCGGAAAGATTCTTTCTCTGTTCCTCGAAGTTCTTATACATCTCATCGATATTATTGCCATCAGCAAGGAGTTTTATCTCCTATTCACTAAATCTATCTCTGATACTTTCATTTGGCTTTAAGGGGCTTGTCCATAAAGATAATCTGTTATTCCAGTAAACTTCATCTCTAAATTCTGGGAATAACAACTCATTATTTCTATTTTTTCTACCTTCTAGATATCTAGTAACACCAATATAAGGAGGTTTTGGATTTAATCTGATTTCTGAATCTACATTTTCTGCATTCTATATAGCTAGTGTAAATTCTTTCTACAGTCTATTAGCAGCATCTCTTTGTTCTTGGATAATTTTCTCTGCTTTCAAACATTGATTGGATTTTGCATAAACAATATCATTTTTAAATCCCTCAAATAATTTCTTTTTTATTAGGTATTCATCCAGCTATATTTCATTATCAAATTGAAATGTATTACCGTCTAAAGTAAGTGTGAATCTACATGTATTCATGAGCAATCCTATGTTAATTGATTATTTTCATCTTTTGACTCCATCATCTTCTATTTATAGTTTGAAGCAATTCTATTTATCTATGCATCTGTTATACTTCCTTTAAATGAATTATTTAGAATGCTGGAATTAACCATAGCAGCAACCTATTTAAGAGAAAAATTAAATAACTGTCTATCACTGATAGAACGCACTGAGTAGCTACCATCAAATATAGAATCTAAAACTCTATACATATTGTATTTTAACTAATAGGCGGTCTCTTTATCATTCTCACAAATAGTCTTAAACACATTATCAGAAGAATCTGTCTATGTAAGATATTCTGTCATACTCTATACCATAAACTCCTCTAATAAATCTGTTTGTGTTCTATTAGTATAAGATACTCCATTTCCACTTTCTGCCCAAGTCTAAAAAGCAGAAGATAATCTATCATTAGATGCAATAGTACCAAGAAGATTTTCATATAAACTTCTATTAGTAGATTTAACGGAACCTAAAATAAGATGCATAAACTCGTGCAATGCTATTTTATCTGGATTGTCTACAGTAGTACCATCAGATCCTTTAGTCTTTACATAGATATTTCCATTGTATATAAATCCCATTGCATTGAAATCAATATCAGATGTATTGGGAAGCATTTTTCTTAAATCGTCTTCAGTAGCATAATAAACATTAATACCATATAAATCTTGTAGTTTACCTACCATCTCTCTTAGTAACTCTTGTGTATCTATTTGAGAGTCCTATATTTCTATATTTGGATTAATAGAAGATACAATGGAAGGTCTTTTTTTAATATTAAGAGAATATCTGTCCCCATATTCTCTTCCTTCTATTTCAAGATCTCTATACTAATCATTTAATGTAATTATTGCATCTTGAAAACTATTCTAACTAGAATCTAATTGTAAAAAATTAAATAAATCTGATTTCTATCCAGTTTTTCCTTTCGCCAATTTTAATTGCTTTCTTAGATAGGGTTCAGAGTTTGCACCATCTAATTCATCTAATTGAGGAAGTTTGCCATCATGTATTGTAAAATAATGACGGAGCTGGCTTTTTAATTCAAAATCGGGAAGCCCAGACTTAGCTTGTAAGTCTTGGACTTGCCCGTCTAATTGTGGGTCTATACACCTTAACATATATCTGAAAGTAATGTTATTAGTTTGTCAATAAACTTCTTATAATTATATTTATACATAGGTTCACCACTACTTCTATTTATTGTTACTTCTGGTTTTATATGAGTAAAATATGAAGCATAACTATTATATCTCTTATCTTTTAAGAAGTCAATAGGCTTCCCATTCACTTCTACACGTAGCACAGTACCCTATTTAGTTATAAATTTGATAGAGTTAATTGGTTTTTCTACAATTTTACCATTCTCCTCTGTTTGATAAGATTTAGCATATTCTGGCAATCCTTCTTGTTTCTAATCTTCATCAGGATTGGCATAATATGTCTTTTCAAAATTTCCATAATCTACAGAAGTATAATAATTAGAATATTCTTCTGAATTAGGAATTAAAGGATTCTAAGGAGTACGATTTCTTACTACAGTTCTACCTTCAGGAGTATTTCTAATGAAAATATCATTATTAGGGTTAGATACAGCTATCTAAGACATCATATCATCTATCTTAAATGTAGAATCAGTTTTCACAAAATAATCCTAATCTAATTGGTTGATATAATTATAGTAATCCTCAATCAATGGATGATTCATACTATTTTTAAAGATATTTGTCAATGCTGTTTCTCCTGTTTTATTCTAATAACAAATAGCGTTATATAAGAAGAATAAGCTTGTTAAATCTGTGCCATCATATTCATAATTTTGTAATTTATCAAATTCAGAAATATAATAATCAAGTAAATCAGATTCTGCATCAGAACGTGGGGATAGATTAACACCTTTAAGACTATAAGTCGTTAATAGATTACCTTCTGGTGCTCTATCATATAAAACAGGAATTAATCTCTAAATAAATCCATTATTTTTTAAATCAGAATCTGTAATCTTCTATATCCTACCATTATCGTTCTGTACAGTATATTTTCCTTTTTTAAGGTCTGGAATAATAACATCTTCCATATACCTCTTAAAAGAAGCTCTACCGCTGGCAGTGCCTAAATGAATAGATAACATATCATCTGCATGTAGTGTTGTACCAGTATACGGATCTTCTATTTCTGTATTCTTTCCTATTTTTACATAATTCTTATTATAATCATATACATATTTATTTTTAGGAATAAAAATACGTATACCCCTATCATCAAAATAACCAGATTCTAGTAACCATTTCTAAATAAAGAAGTTATCAGTAAATCTGGCAATATTCTTATATATTTTGGTAGTATCTGCCTTTGTTAATCTACCTGTTGGTCCACTTATCTATCTTAATGCTATTGGACCAAGATAGGCAAGAGTTCTATATTTAGCAGATACTCCCATATACATATTATGCTACATATCTAATATCTTTAAGTAATTAAAGAAATGGGGTACTCTGGAAAGAATTAAAGGAATATTAAAGTATTGTTTAAGACTATTTTGCGACTAAATACATTTATCCCTAAAATCTTGATCAGTTAAGAAATAGTGTAATTTGCTGACTCCCGGCTGTACTATATTTTGTGATACAGATACATCCTGTGTTATATTCTCTTCTACTTTAGATAATAGAGCTAATGTGTCTGTATCACTAGTATATAACCCCTAATTAATATGAAGAATTTGCCCTAATATCTTTAATTGTTCTGCTCCTCTACTTAATGTAGTAAGATCCTCCATTAGAGTAGGATTAGGTTTAGAATAAATTCCATTATTCTATGATAAAGACATTTTTATTCTAAATAAAGAAATTAATCTATCAACAGTACGTATATCATTCTACTGTTGTAATCCATTTCTTAAACTGCTTAATTTCGATATAGCATCCTATGTACTCTCCATATCAAAAGAATCAATGTTATTTTTTTCGCTTAAAGAAATTTTCGATAATATAGCACGTTGATATGTATTAAATTTTTTAGTAGCCTTATTATATGAGGAAATAATACTACTTACAGACCCTCCATTATATCCAGAGAATGAGTCATTAGAAGCTAATTCTGAAATTAAGAATGCAGTTGGAGACATCATTATATTCTTCATAGACTCTAATGGGACTCCTAATGACATTCCAAATAACCACATACCCATTGTATTAGTATCACAATTTAATTTAGCTAGAGCAAGCTCTTTTGCATTATCAGTAGCTAAAGAAAGAATACTTGATAACATTAATACGTAGTCTCGTTGATTTTGAGACTTTACTGTAGATCCATTATAGTCATAAAGATTACCAATAGTTTGATATTTCTAATTACCTATTTCAATATTCTTCTAAATCTTTTGTATTAAATTGGTATCCCCAGTTCTTAGAATATCATTATAAGCCTGTGTAATAGCAAAGAAGGTCTTTAATCCTACAGCAGCAATACCCACTCCCTTCTTTCCAATTTGATTGTTTCTAATAGCATATATATTAGAAATAAAAGAACCTTGTGTATTTTTAAGTGCTGCAGTTGCCTTTAATGATTCGTTTGCTAATTTTTTAAAAGGTCTAGTAGCTTCATCTACCGAATACTACGCTTCATATTGATTTTTAGGATTGTTGATAATACTAAATATATTAGCAACACAGAAATTCTTTACTGCAGCATCATGTATATTTGGATTTTTAATATTATCAAGATATGTGTTATATTTATTTGCAAGATTGATGATAAATCTGACCACCTGTCTAGTTGAGGGACTATCCTGATTATAAAAGTTCAATCCTTTTCTCTATATCCAGTCCATTAACTCATTAAAATTACGAATCTAATTGACATTTTCCAATGATAAATCTATTTTTCCATCGTCTCTTACAAACAAACAAGTCTTATCTCTATTGTTAGAATCTAAATAATCATATAAATTCAAAAAGCCATTATCAAATCGGGCTTGATATTCATATCTTAGTATTCCATCCGGCTATGGGGATTTCATAGATGCCTCTAATAGCTCTGGAGCTTTTAAATTAAAATATGGATGCCATCCAATAAACTTACCAGTTTTATCAAAGTCATACATAGCTAGTGTAACACTGTCAATGTCATAATCCATTTTACTTTTATCTAACCGTTTCCGTTAGATTACTTATTTTTTCAAATAAGATGAGACTATATCTTCACTTTTAAGTGCTTTGCGCTTCAAACCCACTTGGGTTTTATACCTATATTAGGATTTACTAGTCGTTGCTCCTTCTATCAAAAATTGACAGCTTGGGTACGGATTGTCCAATCTTTAATATTTTTACTATACCAAGGTAATTACTCTTGCCATTTTTATTAGTATAAAAACTTAGTAATTAAAGCTCTAAGGAGTTTCCCGTAATTCACAAAGTTTTTAAGGGTTCCAATTTTTAAATTTGTATTCCATTGAAGGAATTATATAAGGTTTAACTAAATTATAGAATTTAGATTTTGAAATATTTAAATGTATGCCTATCTATTTATTAGTTAAACCCTCTGTATTTAATTTAATAATATTATCTATAATTTCTGTTGTTATTAAAGTCTTCTTTGATGTAGGGGTAATCTGCATCTTTTTTAAATATTTTCTAATGATATATTCAGACACAATCTCTCCTACAGTTTTACCTGCTTCTGTAAGTTCTTTAATCTTTAAAGTGTTTACTTCTTGTGACATAAATTATATTAATTAATTTGAAATTAATATATATATATGTCTGTAATATAATATTTTTTTATTTTTTAGAACCCTATAAATAAGTCTAAAGAGTACTTACATATGCAGTATTAACATCACTATCAATAAAACCTACTATTCTCATAGACATAAATGATTGCATAGACTGTGCCGGTATACGGGAGGCTACCATATCAAGAGATTTCATAAAAGAAGTATATATCTCCTATCCAATATCAAGAAGGTGATTAATAGATTCATCTTTTTTATTAAAGAAGTTATATTCATTTAATTTTCTCTTTTCTGGATCTGATTCATTTAAAGCATTAGAATAGTCTTTCTTTAATCTTTCAAACCAACTATTATAGTTATTAAAGAACTTTGAAATATCCTATCCTTTTGCAAATCTTTTATATATCCTATTAGCTTCCTTATTATTACTCGAATTTAATGCATTAAAAAGAGTAGCTTGAGAGTTTTTAGAAACATTTCCAGAAAGATTTAATGTGAAACTACTTGTGTTATCTAACCAATATTTATAATCAGTAGTAACTATCACATCGTGAGACACTCCATTATCATCAACATATTCCCAAATCTCATCCTATGGATTCTCATCACTAACCTCATTGTTATTTTTAGACAATGTGTATAACACGTTAAATTCATTGTCTATAACGTCCACAGTACCATTTTCATTAGTTCTTGTAGCAACATCTTCTTTACGATGAAAATGGCTGTCAGAAGAGACTCTATTACGGTCTATCACATAGATTGGATTATTGTCAAGACTATTAAAAACAATGTCATAATAATTATCGGGAATAATGTTTTGTAGAACACTATTTAATAATTTCTTTTGGAAATATGTTTTATCATTAACAATATCACTTAATTTGGTATCAAATCCTAAACCATATTTAGAAGCAAAGACTTTAGGGAGAACAATCTCGTAAGGCCTTATTTTAATAGAATCGGGAACAATTTCATAGGTTTCTCCCTCAATAGTAACATCGCCAGGATTATTAGGATCTAGGTTACTGAGAACTGCCTAAAGCTAATGCATTGTAGCAGCTTTGCCACCACTTCTAAATTGATTCTTAATAGTATCAATATCATATAATGAATATGGTTTTTCATTACCATCACTATCTCTAACCTTAAATGTTACATTATAAGGTCTTAAATTTCTTCCCTCTTTGACATTTTCTACTATTTTGCTAATAGCTCCACGTCTTATAAGCTCATAGAGTTTTTCTCTACATTCTACAGAATTTACAGTTACCTAAATAGTATTAGCACTTCCTGTAATTGTATCTCCTGCATTTAAATTCTCTAATTCTTGTTCTAAATCATCAGGATTTTGTCCCTCTTCAACAGTAAGATTATATGTGGTTTCAAAATCAATCATCGGATGTTCAGTATCCCCTCTCTTCCACAAAGGATTATTATTATATTCCTATTGCAGTCTATCCAAATCTCCTTCTTGATATTCATCCAAGAACTTACCACCATATAATTTTATTCTATCATAACTGGGACACAAAACAGCAAGTAACCCAGACATCTTTACTTTAATACCTGCTTTAGTAAGAGCAACCCCAACTGTAGAAATCAGCTTATTATAAATCTAACTATCACTAAATGGGATAGAGTCTTTATATTTAAAGAACTCTCCATTTTTATTTAATTCCAAAAGTTTATTTACAATACTCTATACTGTTTCAGAATTATTCTTCTATGTAATAAGAGCATTTCCAATTAATTCGGCTACTGTATTCTAGAATCTAGCTTTTCCTGTTTCAGGATATTCTAGATACTAATCAAAAGCTTCTTGATATTTTCTAATAGAAGACTTAGCAAGATTAGCAAGACCTTTATATAACTGGTCAGCCTCATAAAAAGACATTCCCCTAGAAGCACAAGCACTAATTACCTAAGTAAACATAGATACATCCTCGCTGTCAGCATTATGTTCCTTATCTAACTAAATACCTGCTTGAAGTAATTGGATCTTTAGAAAATTAGGTCTGAAATCACCAATTTCTTCTCCTTTTAAATACTTATTGATATTTTCAATATTAGCAGCACCTTGCTTTACAGCACCTACAGTAGGCATATAATGGATATTACACTATTTCATTACCTGATAAAGGTCGTGTTGTGTATGAACAGTATCATTTAATTTAATACCATTAACATTTGCCATATCAGATATAGCTTTAATGCTATACTCAGAATGAGTAAGTTTATTGTCTCCCTATTTTATCTCATAGCATTCATACCCACCTAAAGCATTCCATAAATCATAATTAGAATTAATAGATAATAATCCATAGGAGTTACCATTTTTGTCTTTAATATCACTTCTATGTATAAGCTGTCCTATGTCTTCCCCATTTTCACTTACCTCTGTAAGAAGTTGGTCATATGTGTTATTCCCTTTATATTCCATTCCATCAAAACGATAATACTTTCCATCTAGTTTGATATAAAACTATCCAGTAGTGTCTTTATCATTATTAAATTGAAATGTTTCACCATTATAAGTTTCTAACACATTATAATTAGATAAGATATTACCATTCTAATCCTTATATTTCACGTCTGTAGATAATTTCATCATTTGACGGTCTGCTATAGACATTCTCATAATTTCATTAGTAATAGCAAATCCTGCACATTTTATAATACCTCCAGTACCAGTAGAAGGGTCATAAAAATGGAAGAATTGTTTCTTATTAATACCTACCTTTTCTGCAGCAAGAGAACCGTTTTCCCAATAAGCAGTAAATGGATTAATATACATAGCACCATCAGAGGTAAGAGCGTTTTCCTTAAATCCTGTAATAGTATTAATTCTATCTGCTAAATCAGCAATACAGGTTATCGCTACACTTGAGGGTAATCCTTGTAATCCGTTTAATTCATAAGCATGCATTGCAGCAGTAAATGATACATTACGTTTTGTCTGGGCAATATATCTACTTGATTCATCACGTTCAAGAGCATCCTCTAATCTATCACAATAATCATTTGCTTCTGGATAATTAGTACGTAATTTATCAATATCATAACCATTTTCTCTAAGAAGTGCAGCATACTTCATATCTTCCCATTGCTGGGTAGGAAGATTATCCTAAGCAGAAATAGGGCTAAGCATTGTCATTGCTGTTTTATCCTTAATGGGGTGATTAAATGCCCCTCCGACAGTAGAAAGTACCCATTCCTGTGTAAATAAATAATTTAGACGATTGTATAAATCAATATCTGGATTAATTTCTACAGAATAGCCATTAGAGATTAAATCCTTTATTACATCTGTCATAGGACTATTCATAGAAACTTGATCACTTACTAATTTGTTCCAATTAGAATATAGATCGTATTTATTATGAATATCAATAGAATTTCCTTTCTAATCTGTTATTGTACAGATTGAGAAGTTTTCAGTATTCTCACCGTCTTTATAAAAGCCGTTGAAATTATCTTCCAGTAAATCAGCAACGATTTTAGTGTTCTACTATTCAAAATATTTATTTATATTTCCAAGATTATTAGAAGTAAATAAATTCTTTTGTTTTATTAATAAAGGATTTACATTAAGAAGATGATTTTTGTCTTCTATATACATAGAAGTGTCAATAATAGAAACTGGCTCATTAGGATGGTCCTAATTATATCTTCTAGCTGCATTGTTAATAGCTTCTAATGGAGTTATTGACCTGTCACTATTTATATAGGCCTCATTCATCTACTGAAAATCATACATCCCATTATATTCAAGAGAAATGTTTTGATATACTCCTTCAAAATAAGGTTGTATTTTATGATACCTATCAATAATAGAATTAATTACATTCTTGTAATAATCACCTAACTCCTAACTTATAATCTAAGATATTGCATTTTGTTTCTCGTCTAAGAAAGTATTAGATGTAAGTAGATCATATAAAGAACCATTAGAAGCGGTAATATTATTTAAATCTACAATAATTCTAGGAATATTTGGTTTATCAGAATTATCAGTAGAAAGAAAAGCGACTTTTCCGTTTCCAACAGGAGATTTAGTATTTTTGTTATTATCAAGTCCTTTCAAATAATCATAGATAAGACAAGAGGTTTCCATTTCTGCAGGAGAAAAATCAGTAAGAGCAGTAGTAGTAGTATAGCTTGCCTCATCTTTAAATTCTTTAGCTTGAAAAACTCCCTTAAATACACCGTTTCTTAAAAGACTAAAATTCTTATAAGCAGAATCACGTCCTTGAAGTTCCCATTGTTGTCTATAACTACCATTTAATCTAGATAATGCAGTAGCAGGAAGAGCATTTCCCTCACCATCCTTTAATACAGCAGATGTCAATTTACCATCAATAATTGCTTGTGCTCTTGCTAAGGTGTCTATAATAGACATCTCATTCTAACTGGTAACATAAGACTCTCCAAACTTTCCATTCCAATCTGGAACAAGTTGGGAATTAGTATAAAAAGTCGAGAAGAACTTTTTACTATCTTCTTTAGTAACTTTTTTCTTTCCTCTTTCAGTAAGATTGATACTGTTTTCTTCAGCAAGTCTTTCCCTTACTTTCATTAAGGCTTCTGGAAATTTCTTATCAGAAGTTCTACCTCTTCCATCTTTATGAGTAATTTCAGCATTACCAGTATTATATAATACATTTAAAGAATCTGGATTCTGTTTAAAAGAAAGATATATTAATGATTCCATTATTTTAGGGGATACATTATCCCATACGCCTGTATCTGAAATAGTAACACTCTTTCTCCCCCACTATTTTGCATAACTTCCAGACAAGTTGTCTTGTAGGTACTTTCTTAATAACTTCTGTTTTTGCTGTTTATTAAGTGTATTGTCATACTTTAATTTCTAAGCATGAAAAGCAGCTTCTACAGAATTAAAGCTTCCTAATATAGGAAGAGGCTAAAGACCTTTCGATTTTAATTCGGCATTTATTTTGTCATTAATTTCAACAGGTCTTTTAGTAGAGAAGTTACTTAAATTAGCATTTTGGTCAGTACCACTATAAACATTAATAGAAGCAACTCTCCCTTGTTCTGGAAGTATATGAACTGCAATATACCTGTTTAAAAGAATATGACTAGTAAGTTTAGTAAAATCATCTAATACTTGATCAATTTCATTATTCCTTAACCCAACATATGCATTATATAATCTAGAATCACTAGAATCAAATAATGTTGAGTCTATTGTATTATTAATAAGCTAATGAAGTTTATCAGTTTCTTTTTTATTGAGTTCAGATATATTTACAGTATTTCCATTTTTAATAAACTAATATTTTCCGGTATTATATACTTCTAAATAAAGATTATTATCCGGATCTCTATTAGTCTATAAATCATATTTTATACCGATTAGCTTATCATCTTCTTTGATTTCAGAAATATTACTAATATCAGGATTAGCTCTACGGCTGTTCTATATAAGTAACTCGTCTTGAATAGCTCTAATATTAGTATCCACTGTCTAATCATATAAATTTCTTAAATAAGTAATATTTTTAGAGGTTCTAAAATATTGAAGATATTTATTCTCATAGATAGTATCACAAACTTCTGTTATATAACTAAAATAGTTGAGATTATTATATCCTACTCTATCATTAGCTGCTTTTAAAGTAAGTGGATTGTCTGGATCAAATAAAGAGCTATTTAATGCTTGTATTAGAACTGTATCAAAGTCATTAAAATATTTATTTAAATATTGCTTTCTAAAATCATAATCATTTAATTTTTTAAAGATTTCTGGAAGATACCTTTGAGGATTTTCTTTCATACTAGCAATAAACTGAGGTAGGGTTTTCCATCCAAAGGAGTCAAAATTAATTATTTCATCATAATTTTCATCCGCAATCCTTTTAATCTTAGCAATGATATACCCAAACTCATTAAATGTCATTGGCCTTCCCTAAACTTTAGCAGTAGATACTAATAACTTAACAATATTACTGACTTCAGAAGCAACATCTATAATATCACTGGACCTCCATGTACTATTCATATTAGATGTTTGAGCATTAGAAAGAGAATATTTATCTTCTCCAGAAAATCTAGGAGATAGATTATCAATATAGATACTTTTTCCAAATGTAGAACGTAATACTGCATCAAAATTATTAAGAATTACCCAACTGTTATAGCCATCAATAATTGTTTGATTATTCTTTCTGTCTAAAAACAAATTATTTAACTCATCTGTATTAAATCTCTCATTGCTTAATTCTTTCCCATATTGTGCCTAAATTCGTTCTACAATACCAGTATATTTGCCATCAACATACATCTAGGCATCATTTAACATTGGATCCTTTAATCCTATAGCTCTTAAATAATTACATACATTTTCTAAATATCCCTACTGGATATCTCTTAATTCCTCATTCATCTATACATCATTCTAAACAAGAATACCTTGATTGTTAGATGTATAGAATAAACAATTCACTCCTAATTTGGTAGATTCTTGTTTACAATATCTTTTAGCGGCATAACTATTGCTAAAACTTTCTAATAAATAAGAATTAGTAAATGTCTTTTGTAACTCTTCTTTATCGTTAAGCTTTTCTAGTCTGTCTGTAGTAGTCTATTCAATATTAGGTTTAGGAGATGTTTGTGCATATGAAATTAATCCATTTCTGATAGCATCCTTGTTTAAAACAAAATCAGAAAGATTATCATTTTCCATCTTTACAAAATCTTCAAAATAATCAGAACAAATATTAACAGCTTGCTCTAAATTTTCACTATCTTTTAGGCTGTATTCTTCTCCTAAAGTTTTTAATATCTACGTAGCTTTTTCAACTACATTTGAGGCATTTACCTCATCTGCATTACTTAATGGGGTGGCGAAAGAATTTTCCACCGCCCCATTAAATTCACTTTCACTGAATGCACATTTCATAATTATTAATTTTTAATAGAACTATTTCCATACTGTTTTTTAGTTTTTCTAACTGGTGGAACTCGTACAGCAGTAGCACAAGAAGAATTATTATCCACTTTGTTGTTAGAATTAGGCTTAGAATCATCTTTACTTGCAATATAATTAAGAATAGCTTCTGCCACATTCTAGTCCAGCGAATTTGGTATATTTCTTCTAATAGCAGCTCTTCCTGAAGGTTTATTAACAAGACTAGCTAACTTCTTTAATGTGTCTGTGTCTTTCAATAAGTCTTCAAATGAATTGAAAGATACATTTTCTTTCTTAAACCACTTACCAAACATAGTTAAATATTGAGAATTTTGATCGACAATAGTATTGTCATCTATCTCAATATTAGTTGTATTTTTTGGAGTATTATCCACTTTAGACATAGTAACCCGTATTTTGTTATTAGAAGTATCAATTTCTATTTTATAGTCAATAGAACCATCAGATTTAGTAATAACATCATGAGGAGTATTACTATTTAATTGTAGACTATCAAATGTAGTATTTAATATAGTTAAATACTCATTACTTAAACTACCTACATCTGCTAAATAATACGTTCCATTCTTTTTAACTAGGAATTGCTTATGTGATAGAGCTGTACGATATATTGTCTTTTCTTGTTCTAATGTAAATTCTTGATTAGGTGAACTAGGCTTTAATCCTGTACCATCAAACCAAGACTAATTAGTAATAATATTAGCTTTATCAGTAAAGCTTGGCTGTGGCTATGGAGTAGAAGACTTGTCATAATTATATCTTGAATTTTCATGAGAAGTCCAAAATCCATTAGAATTTATATACATATTATCAGATACCTTATTCATTAAATTATTAAAAACAGTATCAGTAATAAACATATTAGGGCCTATTCTACCACTGGATGTACACTCCTTATTACTAATTCTCTTATCTTGAATTTTGTAATCATTAGTAATATTTGCAGTAGCAACACCTTCAATATCATCACTTGATTGATTTAATTTTGCTTGATAATAAATCAATTCATTTCCCATTAATGACTGAATAGTGTTACATTTTGTACTATCAACTACTAAGCTTTCAGTGGTAGACATAACTGTTTTTGTTGCAATTTTATGAATTAAATATGCAAACTATTGTGACCATGTTCTATCAGGATTTGCATCAAATAAGCCACCTAAATTATTATTCTAATCTCTACCTGCTTTACTTGTTAATACATTTGCTTTACCATCACATTTTATTAAAATATTTTTCAGAGCATTAAATTTAGATACATCAGTCTGATTAGAATTGTCTAAGCCTAATAAGTTATATATATCAGTTTCTTTACCATTATTAAAAATCGCATTTAATATTCTATATGGAGTAGATATATTCCCTAAAAACTTTTCTTTAGATGTTTTAGTATATACATCATGTACACTTTGAACATACTCTTGTACTGATATAGTAGGAGTAGATATATATTTAATCTATACCTTCTATTCACTATTTTTATTATCCTACCTATCAAACAACTGTTTCTTATACTGTTGCATTAATTTATCATCAGTATCAAACTCTGGATCGGAAGAATATAAAATAAAGAGATGTCCCTTTTTAGGTCTAAATTCTTGTTGAATAGAAGTCCCTTTATAATTAAATACATTGCTTACTAAACAAAAAACATGAGAAGACATTTGAACATCTGCCCTTCTTAATTTAGAAATAGGATAAAAAACAGAGTCTTGTACAATCTCTCTATTAGCACTGGTAAATGCTCCTCTATCTATATTAATCTATGGGCCTAAATTCCTCATTTTCCCGGGAACCCAATCAGTATTATCAACATAGGTAATTCCTCTAACATTAGTAGTATAAGCATAGACATTACAGAGCTGTGCTAAATCAACAAATCCTGCCTATTTAAGACTACTTGCTATGTTAAACAAGGCAGTTCTATTTTTCTCAACACTCTGATTAGATGTAAATAACTGTTGTAAGTCAATTTGTGCTTTTAGCAATGCTGGTGGGTTATCATTTGATTGTGGATCTATTAAAGAATCAATTTTAGAAAGGGGATTATTAAGCTGGAATAAGGGGATTTCTAATGAATCCTTACCATTAATACTAATAATAGCAACAAACTCCCTACGTGATCTATAACCCGGATTCTCAGAAAATTCTGAAATTTCATCCGTCTACCTATCAAAGCGTGTATAGTCACCAGCCTTATCTACTTTTTCTTGTTCATTTGGCTTAAATACTTCTCCTGATTTTAATGCAAATGATACATCTACATTACCCTGCTTTCCAATACCTGATTGTTTAATAGCAGTTATTATACTATTTTTATCGGTGTAATTAAGAAGTATTCCTCTAAGCTTTCCCATTAATTTAAAAGCATGAAGTAACTGTTGAGGAGTATATGTAGGTTGGTCATAAATAACATTGAGTCGTAGAAAACCATTAAACCCATCAATTCTATGACTTGAATTTAAAGGCTTATGATATCCAGTAATATTTCCACTAGTATCCCTTTCGGGAACAAATCCAGTCATAAAACATCTAGAAGAATCAACTAATTGAGAAGTATGAGATTCCCCATTATTCTAAACTCCTTTTAATTCCTCTTGAGCCTATTTTCTTTGAATATCTTCTAATTGCTTCTGCTGTTTTTTATTTTCATCCTAAATGACTTGTGGACTATTCTATATCTCTTGTAAATTTATTTGCTATTCTGCTATTACATCATTTATCCAACTGTCTAATACATTACATACAGGCTTTGTTTTATAAATAATCCGTTTATCCCCACTTTCTATTACTACCTATTTAGGTGTTTTTGTAATAGAATAAGTATTCTTTCCAGCAGTAATCTTTATTCCTACTTTTTTGGCAGCATTAAAGAAAGGATCTAGAAAACTACCATCTCTGAATGTAATTGTATTTTTATTATCATCCGATTCTATCTCATAGCTACAGTTCTAAAAGTCTAAGCTGTTATTAAGTAAACTTTCCGCATGAGAATCTCTAATGCTTTTAATATCATCCCTATATTGTGTAATAATATCTTTTGCACCATTAAAATTAGGTAAATTATTACTCTTGTTACTTAATTCAGCATTAAGTGTTTTTAATACAGAATCACTTTCATCAAAACCAGATAACGCCTTTGTTTTCAGTCTATCTAATGTGTCTCGTAATTGTTGTTCCTAATTCTAAAGAGAGAAACTATTTAGAGTACTCTGAAGATAGTTTCTAAGATTAGCATCCCTTATTTTCTATATTGTTGTATTAACAGTTTCTCCAGTAGAAAGTCCTATTGTCACATTTCCCTAGTTATCTATACGGACATAATTCTGCATATTACCAGACTGATTTGTAACATAATCCAACTGTCCTAAATCATCAGCAGTAAGGGAAGTAATACCAACACATTCTATATCATTATTAGTTTGTTTCCAATTCCAATCACTCGTATCTATATTCAAGTCTATATTCTGACTATATTTAGCAGATATTACTTTAATAATTTCAGTACTTGCATTTGATAATATCAATTTTTCTGTATTATCCAATGCAGAACTTTCACGATCCTTATATTCCTATTCTTTATCATATAACTGATTAAATGTAAGAGTATTTGCATTCTACAAGAATGTGTTAATTTCATTCTGTAAATCTGCTATAGACTGTGTTGTTGAAGTAGGCGGAACTACTGTAGAATTACTATTGTTTGAAGTATTTCCAGACGTATTATTCTGATTATTATTAGAAGTACTTCCAGAAATAGGAGACCCAGTAGGAATACTCTGTCTAGATTGATATTTAATAACACCGGGTGTAAATTTCTATAATGAATTTACCAGAATATTCATATAATTCTAAGCATATCTCTATTTGGAATCAGTAGAGATATTAAACTCGCTGGTTTCTTGATCTTTAACTTGAGAAAGAGGGAGAACGCTGGTCTTTTTGGCATTATTAAGCAGAATACTTCCTTTCTACGCCCTAGTAACAGCAGTATATACGTCCTATAGATATGGAACAGATCCTACATTAGGATTAGCATCAATGATCCAATAATTTCCTTCTTCACCTTGAGCAGAGTTTCCTTCATAGAAATTTATATGGTCTTTATATTTAGGAGTTCCAGATAACTTCTAATAAAGTGCCGAATTGGTATCATAATAGATATAACCAATTTTTTCTCCTTTTTCTAGATTGGCAAGAAATTTATCTATCCCCTCTAGAATTTGGTCTATATCTTGATCTTCTATAATTTTTGTTCCAAGAATCCTATTATCGTCTTCATAATAATGAAGAACAAGAGAATCATTAATATGAGATGTAGAATGTAATCTAGCAATTATAGCATTTTGATTGGTAGTCTATTGTACATTTAATGAACGTAAAGATGTTCCAATCTTTGCAGTATGCATCATCTGGTTAGGCTCTAATACAGATGTAAAAGTATAATTTTTTAAATCATCTATAGTATACCCATTGTCTGCTGCATTCTATTTTATTTCATCTAATTGAGATGGTTCTAAAAGATTTTCCAGAGGAAGAGTTGCTCTAGATTGTGTCTAGTCTAAATCACCAAGTGTTACTACTGCTATTCCATTCTTCTATGCATACCTATCAATAAGCTATAATTCATCAAGAGTAAATCTACTTACCTCATCAATAAGAATAACTTGTGGAATTTCATCTGTTTCTTTTAATTCAAAAGAATTAATAATACCTTTATCCTTATCATAGATATATCTATCCTTTCCTTGTGAAGTTTTTACATCAGCAATAGTACCTTCATCGTTAAGTGTAAAGTCTTCCCAATCACTAATTTTTTGTAATAAACTTGTTCTGGAGAAATTACCCTTTCCTTTATTTTCTAATCCCAGAGTTTTTCTATCTCTTTCTGCATTCTACTCGCTAGTATTTATAATCCATACATTACTAACTTCATTAAATTTCTATAAATACTATGCCAGAATGTATTTTACAGCAGCACTCTTACCACATCCAGCATTTCCAAATACTGCAGTAGTATTAATAAAGGTGTTAAAGTTTATACTATATAATAATGAAAGATTGGTCGCAATAGTATTAGCAATGGTTTCATTATTAACTAATGAATTAATATAGTCTACTCTATCTTTATAGGGTAGTGATTTTAAATAATCAAATGTTGCTTTCTATGCTGCAATATTAAATTTACTAAGTGTTTCTCCATTTATTACATTAGCAACACACAGCTAAAGTGCCTGCATCTATGAATCAATAGGAACAATCCCTGCCTAATTATATATAGGAAGTATATCCTTCATAAATTCAGATGTCTTAATAGCTGCAGATGCTGTTAACCATCCAAAGAAAGCATTATTATCATAAGAATCAGATGTTTCTGTAAGTATTGTCTAATCCTAGCTTAATAAACTTAACTTCTAAGGATTAAAAAATGCAGATAAATCTTTAGTACTATTTTTTTGGAAAAAATCATATACCGCATCAGATAATGAAATAAACTCTTGTTTTATTTTAGTAGTTATATCATTAGAAAACCCACTATTATCAGTAATACTATCAATAGTAGGACAATTATCAAGAGCTTTCTTTAAGTCATCTGTATCCCAATCATCGGGAACTACATCAATAATAGATTTTAATTTCTTATAAAGTAACTAAGTAGTATTTATACCAACATTAGTTTGTCTATTTAATACCTAACCTACATTAATACCATAGAGAGTTTTATAATATTCTATCTGTTCTTTTAAAGATCGAATATCCAACAAAAGATTATCAGCAACTTCACCACTAATAGTAGGAAGTTCTTCCCAAGATTCATCTTTAGAAGAATGTGCAACATCATTTAATGTCTTATTAATACCAAAAATGTTATCTCTAGGAGTTCCAGATTTATCATCAAAAACCTTTAAATCTGCATTATCAGAACGAGCACCCTCAGCAATAGCTTCTAATTGATTTAATAAAATACTAGCCTATATTAGTCTTTTCTTTGTAGAATCATTAATAGAAAACTTAGAAGGATCACCGTCAGTAGAAACCTCACTTTTCTATAAATCTTTTAATAATTGAGAAAAATATACTGGTTCAGAAGATACTGATAAATCAAAGGCATCCAATAAACTAGTAATAGGGGTATTAGGAAGAGAATTATCAGATAAAGCCTATTCATATTGAACAAATGGAGTTTTAAGCCCTTCTCTACGTGCATTATCTGCCAAATCTTCAACATCAACATTAAATCCATCATCAAAATTATTTATAGTTCTTCCTACATTCTACCACCATTTCTTTCTCTATGCTTGAGCAGTCTTAAAGAACATTTGATATGTTCCTCTTAATTGAGAGGGAATAAACCCTCTGTTTTGTGCTTTTTTACCCTCTTCAATAACTTTATTATCAAAATCATCTAATACTTCTCTAGCCAATTTTTCATAAAGTTCTGGAGATATTGATACATTTTCAGTTTCTCTATTACCTACTCTCATTATTCTCTTTCCATAAGAAACTGGCATATTAGTTTCTGGATCTATTAAAGCAGATAATTGTGCATCTTCAGGTAATACAGTAGCATCCGCATCTTGATTTTCTACAGCATCCTGTAAAATTTGAAGTTTAAGAGCAGTATAATCAAATAATAAATTAGAAGCCTCCTATGCTCCTTCTGCATCTGTTAAAAACTAATTCTAATCAACCTATGCTTCTTCATTTAAAGTTCTATTAACCTAAAGACTATTATTTAATATTTTTTTGATATCATCATCTTGAGCTAATTGAGCATAAGTGTTTTGAATTTCATTTAGCTTATTCGCAAAAGCCTTTGTATATGCAAGATAATTCTTAGTAGCCTAATCAATATCATTCTTCTTATCAGATTTTAGATATTCAATATAAGACCCTTTAAGAGTTTCTAACTTCTCTTTTGGAATATCCTCAAATTTAGTATTCTCTTTTGCTTCGGCATATCCTCTAAAAGTAGCTGATTTTAAGAATGGCTGTAAGATAAGAGGTGTTGACTCTAATAATGCCGGAGCCATAAATAATGCAGCTCTTTTACCAGTATTAATATCATCAATCTTCTATTTAACCTCATCAAGCTACTTCTATTTCTTATCAATTAAATCTAAAGTAGTTTTTACTTTAGGATCATCTTGTTTATATTTTTGATCAGGAACATTCATACTATCTTTTAATTGATAAATTTCATTATGTAACTATAATGCTTGTGTAGCAAGTGTATTATAGTCCTAAATCATTTTACCAGCAGTAGTAGTATGGTAAAGATATTGCCATCTTAAATCTTTAAGAGTATTTGCATCAAATAAACTCTAATCATCAAGAGTAGCACCGTCCGCTTCTAAAGTAGTTTGAAGTAAATCAACCTATTTATTAATAAGGTCTTTTATATATTTATCTTGATTATCATCCTTTGTTCCCTGTTCATAACCAATGATATTGCCATTCTCATCAGTAACTGTTTTGGTGGCAGATAAATATTTATTTCCAAGAGTATCATTATTTATCATCTTTCTAAATGATTGTAACTCTTTTGGGTTACGAAGCATATAAACCAATTCTTGAGATGCTTTCTGAAATGTCATATCTCCAGTAGATTTTGCAGTATTAAAATTTAAGGTGACATTTCCAATACCACCACCAATAGCACCTCCCATAAATGACATTAGATAACGTGTTTGCCATCCGTCATGGCTCATTCTTGAAGAAGACCCGTTAGCTTCCTAATAAAGATTATAAGTTGCTCTTACAAAGTCTGAAAGAACCTCCTCGCTGGTTTCCTCAAAACCTTCTCCAAGAGCACTTGCTGCAGTAGATTTTAAGGTTTGTGAAAAAGTGCCCTATCTTCCTACCTTATAGTCTGCTTTGAAAATCTTCTTTCCTAGATTTATTGTTTTAGCCCATAAAGTAGATTTTGCTTGTTTTGTGGTAGCATTGGCACTTTCTATATTGAATTGTTTAATAGCATCCTTAGTAAGAGCATTTTTAATGCTTTTCATCTTCATCTTATTTGCTCTTAATTCTGGTAATACCCATTCACCAAGTCCTGTGCTTAACAATCCATATTCTGCTGCAGCATAGCCCATAGTAAGTAATGCTGCTTGTGCATCACTAGCTCCTGCCTATTTTGCCTCATCATATGTGTCATTAACAGTGAGAAGAGTCATATATGCTTTAGATAAAACAGCACCAGTATTATAATATTTACTAACATAATCCTCAACTTGTTTAGCTGCTTTCATCTGATTAACTAATTCAAGTTGCTTAATACTATTCATAGCATTAATAGGATTTTCTTTAGTAAGTTGCTGCATTGTCATACCAGTCTTTGCTTCTATCTTTGCGATATTCTAAGCATTAAGAGCTTTCTCAGTTTCATTGGCCATTGCCTGTTGGCCCTTTTGAGAAAGTACTCTTTTATCCATTCCAAAAATTCTGGGAAGTTGTTCAAAGAGCATTCTTTGTTGTTTTAGTTGTGCAACAGTATCACCAACCATACCAAACATATTTTCCCACGTCCATGCTTCTTGCTGACTGTGTTCTGATCTAGTAAGCATAGGATTAGTAGCTTCTGACATTCCTTGCACAAAATTACAAAGTTTATTATCAGAGCCTAATGCTATCTTTCCTAATGTAGAACCAATATCAAGAGCTTGTTGTAAAATAGTAGCACCTGTAATGTACTACCCTACTCCCGGAATAAACATTGCACCAACTAATGCAGCATTTTTAACAAAAGAGCCTGCTGCAGATTTCTATATATCATCACTATCAAGAAAATCAACAGAGTTTAAGGGGTTGTCTTCTGCAGTAAGCACATCACTAAGATGTAAAATCTATCTGCCGTTAATACTTCTGCCATTTAAATTTTCATAGTAATATGTACCAGTATCAGGATTGATTTTTAATTCTCCTTTATGATGCTCTATTTTCTTTTCATCAAATCCAGCCTATCCTCTTTCAATTCCATTAATATCAATATCATTATCATATTGTGCAAGTGCTCTTACATCTGTAAGATTTCCAAAGAAGGATGCTTCTGGAGAATCTTTCCATGATTTAGAAGCAGGATCCCACACTTTCTGACTCTATGCAATTTCTGCTGCTGTCTTTGTTCTAGGACCAGTCTATCCGGGGCGTATCATTCCCTCAGTAACCCGATCTGGATTAAACTAATGAGTATTAATACTAAATTCAGGAGAGTAATCCACAGCTTCATGAGGAGCAAATAAATCATATTTGCTATACTTCATCTAAAATTCATTTTCTGCTTCTTTGACCAACTAATCCTATGCTAATTGATTATAAGCAAATGCAGAAGTATTGTATATTTTATTAAAATTAGGTTGACTAAAGTTATTATTACTATCTTTAAATAAGTCATTATCCTAAATCTAAGAAGAATTTTCATATGTATCCTTAGATTGAAAAGAAGTGTTGGTAACATTTAAACCAACACTCTAAAAGTCTTGTACGTTAAATGATGGATTAGCCATTACATTTAACAACATATCATTTTCCTTTTGCTCCATTACATTTGTAAATTACCCGGATTATTATATTTCTATCTTATATAGTCTCTTGTTTGCTGTTGTCTGTTCATAGCCTATGCTTCATTAGCATCCATTTTGATTCCGCTTCCAGTATAATAATCAACAAAGTTATCAGACATTGGAATAAAGACAGTACCCTAATAAAGAGTGTCTCCTCCCATTCCAAAGAATCCATTATCTAATTTGTAATCTTTATATGATTCTTTATTAAATCTTCTAATACCCTGATTATATGCATCTCTAGAAGCACTATCTCCTACTTCAAATAATTCAGAATCACCTAAATCATTTCCTTGTAATGCTGTCTCAGAACCTTCACCAGCAACCATCATAAATCTTCTATATGGAGCAGACAATTTACCAGAACTGTCATATTTAGCCTCTAATCCATTTTCAGCATAAATCTGATTAATTGCCTGTTTTTGAACATTAGTGAGCTTATCTTGTGGAATATTAGCAAGACCCCCTAATTGCTCTTGATTAACCTTTTCTATCTTTTCAATTAATGCTAAATCTGGAGTAATAATACCTTGTTGAGCCTTTTCTTGATCAATAGGTAACTCAGTTTCATAAACTCTACCATTCAACATAATCATATTAGCCATATTAGGATTAATCTTAACACCATTCATAGATGCCTGACTAATGTCTCCCATACTACCAAGTCTTCCATTACCAAGTTCTTCAAGAGTAGTAGTAGATAACGGATGTCCAGAAGCATCAAGCATTGCAATGGATGTAACGTTCATATCTAATCCTACCTGTCCAGCCCCCTTTGTTCTTAGTTTAAAGTGGTCTTTTTTACCATAACCACTAGCAAACTGAACTGCAGGATCTGTATCAACATCTTTAATAGGATTGCCGTTTTGATCAGTCTTACTACTCTTAGCAGAGCCGTCTAAATTCATATTCTTCATATAAGAAGAAGTGAAGCTAACTTCTGAAGAAGTCTTACCCATTACAATTTCCTTAATAAGACCATATGCACCATTTTGTGTGCCATCAGAATTAAGCATAAGATAAGACCTCTGAGCAGAATTAAGATTTCTATAAATGGCATCTACAGCCATCTATGCTTGTGCCTACTAGGTCTTACTTTTATAATGTTGTTTATAAACACCATCCATAGGACCTACACCAGCTTCTTTAATAGCTTGAATACCTTTAGCAATCTAATTACCCTATCTATAAGCATATCCATCTTGTTCAGTAGTAGAACTTCCCAAATTAGATGCAATAGCATTAATAGTATTCTTAATACTATCAAAAGACACGCCATTCTTTACGACATCTAAAACAGAATTATCAAATGCCATATTAGGGTTATGTCGTCTGTCAGAAAGTAAATCTGAATTTCTACATATAGCAGCTTTACCTGATTGTGCCAGCTAAATAGCCTATTTAGGAGTTACCATCTGATAACCATTAGCTGTTCTCATTACTACTCGTCCATCAGAACTGATAGCTGCTTCAGAAAGTGTCTTATTAGATTTTGCAATATCAAATGTCTCTTTATAATCTTCTTTCGCCTCTATTACTTTATTTACTAAATTTAATGTTCTATAATATGCTGCAGCAGTACCCCCTGTACCAAAAGCACTGTCATAAGTAGCCTATTTTGCTAGCTAACTAGTGACCACAGCTACATCATTATCTAATCCCTTCAATCCCTTCACAAGTTCCATTGTATCTTTAGAAGTATCACTACTTTTAGCTTTTGCTGCTTCTGCTTGATCTTGCTTGCTTTGCATATTAGCAACAGTAGCTAAAAAAGCATTTGGGGATTGTTTATTTACAAGAGTAGGACTAAAAGAAGCTAGAAAGGGGGCAAAAGCACCCCCATTCTAAAACTTTTTAAATTGTATTCTCATATTAATATTTTGCTTGTCTCATTTTACCAAATTGTTTCCAAAAGGCATCTAACTTAGCTTTCCACTATTTGTAAAGTCTATCATTAGTTTTATTATCCTCCTTTACCATTGTATCATAAGAAAGATTGTTTCTTTTTACTTTAGTACCTTTCTTTGCTTTAATAGGAGGAGTACCTGCTGGAGGTGTATATGAACCAGTTGGAGTAAATACTCTCATACCATTATATCGAACCTTTGCTAAATCAGCAATTCTTTTAAGATAATCAACACTCTTTTCATATCCTAATGAAGATAGCTCATTCTGCATTTGAGTAAGAATAGCAGTCTACTCTTCTTCTGTTTTAGCTGCATCATATTTCTTCTTATATGCTGCCTGAATAGCAGCTATCTTAGGATTATATGAAAGTTCATTATCTAACAATGCAGACTATGCATCGACCCATTGCTGAGTCTACTCTTTATTCTACTGCTTTTCAATAGCAGGCTTTTCTACATAAGTCTACCACCAAGTTTTCCAATTATTATGGTTCATGGTGTTAGTACTCAACATAACATTAGCCCTCTCTCTTTCATTAGCAATCAGATTCTTATAATTATTATTAGCAACCTATACTCTTCTGGCAAGATTAGCATCAGCATGCTATTTAGCAACTTCTGCAGTTTTTTCAATCTTTGCATTATCAGCAGCCTTTCCTTTAGCAGATAGATCTGCAGCTTGTGACATTCCCTGCATCTAAATAGCATTTGCCCTATCAGCATCAGAAGTATTTGCAGCATTCATAGCTGCAATATTTTGTGTGGCTGCTCCTGCCTATTGATAAGCATTCTATGTTGCATAATCACCTCTTACTGGCGCAAATGTGTCATAAGTCTTTTCTAATACTGGATTTAAATAACTTAAATATAAATCCCTTTGTTTATTATTAAATTTATTATCAGACATTGCCTGCCTTAATCCAAGTAAAGCAGGTGTAAGCTCTTTTAATTTATCAATAACTGGACGTAAAGTATCTTTAGGCCCGTTTTCTGGAGTAATACCTGCAACATTCTGTCCAGTGGTTCTTCTTAGATAATAATATCCATCATTACCAAGATACTGTTCCATTCCAATAGATTTTAATCTATTGTTCCAATCAGTAAGCTATTCGGTAGTAAAATCTCCCTGTCTTCCAAGAAGTCTTCTATCATCGGTCTAACCACTATATGAACCGTCAGGTCTCCAATTAGAAACTGAAGAATCACCTCCATTTCTTTTTTCATGACCAATATATCTATATCTTCCTGCTTCCCAAGCAGGTTGAATGGCACGTGCATTATATCCATGTTTTTCATGATTTCTACTTAAAGAATCAGCATCATAATCTTTCTGATAAGATCTTACATCGTCTGCAGAACCATTATATGCCTACTCAATAAAATTACCATTTGCGCCTCCTGCCGCCTAATAAAGACCATGATGCCTTGTCTACATTTTATTAAGGAAGTCCATATACTGATTATCATTACCATATGTTTGTAACTGACTAAGTATATAATCCTATGTTGGAGAGAATATATTTCCATACCAAGTAGTATTATTTTGTGTATTATTAATACCACCATTACCGGGAGTATTTCCACCGGCAGCAAATTTTAATACTCCGCCATATTCATATTTGATAGCAGCAAGAGCGTCTTTTGCATTCTAAAGAGCATTAGGATTAGTACTGTTTGCACTTTTAGCTTCCAAAGTAATAATACGTGAAATTACATCAAAGAGTTCTTTTCTAATATCTTTATCTTGTCTAGTAGCTTTTCTTCCTGCTCTGTCCTGCCCCTTTCCTGTCATTATCTATTTAAAAGTGTCAATGACATCTTTATCTGAAGTAGATAATTTATCAACCGTTGCTTTATGATTGTCTAAAAACTTATTAAGTTGGTCTGGTTTAATAGCTTTACCCTCTGTCTATGTATGAGCAAAGATATTCTATATTTCAGATTTAATATTATCAACAGAACTAAAATCAGTTTTATTAGTAACTGGAGCAGTCCCACCAGTAGGAGTAGGTCCACTATTTGTGGTATTTCCACCAGTAGATGTATTTCCACCAGTAGATGTATTTCCACCGGCAGAAGAATGAGTTGTATTTCCACCAGTAGATGTTGTAGAAGTATTAGAATTTACAGGTTTGCCTTGAACAGTAGGTGTTGCAACTCCCCATCTTGGCATAGAAAGATGAGGAAATTTTATTGAAGATTTTCCACCTGCATAGACATCATAATTAGTATTAAAGAATTTAGAAAGAATAGGATGTTTCTATATCCTAGTCTGATTCTTATTGTACCTATCCGTATAATCAGTACTGCCATTAATACGTGCCTCCCCAGTTTCTTCCAAATTCTTTTGTTTAAATCTGGAAAGAGGATTAAATGAACGTGTTTCTGGTCTAAAATTATCAGTTACTGAATATGAGTCGGCATTCTTTACCTTATTTTCATTTAATGCTTCCTAAAGTTTTGTATTTGCGTCTTTCTAAGTTTTTGCTTTATTAATAGCTTTTATCTATTTAGGAGTAAGATTTACTTCTGCTTTCTAGTCACCTTGCTTAACATTAACACTTCTAGCTGCCTTTGGTTGACTATTTTGATATTCTTGTCTTTCTGCAGAATAATATCGATTCTTACCTGCCTAAACACCCATCTGTCCTATTCCAAATACGGCTCGGGCGGCACTCATAAAGTTCTTATAGTCGGTTGTTGTCAGATCATCTCCATTTACCATCTTAGTAAGAGAATCTCTAACATTCTTATCAAATGCAAGTCCTGTGGCATTTGCTCCTGCAATAATCCTAGGTGCCCATTTCATTAATTTAGCACCAAGAGAACCTGCCTTACCTCCGGGAAGTAATCCTAAAGCACCATATCCTAGATTTACTAAAGCATTCTTTGCAACATCTCCAGCAGTCATACTATCGTCCATTATATCTGCTGTGAGATCAGTTCCCATAGATGTAAGTCCTAATACACCTGCTGCGGCAGTTCCATAGCCAGTAAAAGCAGATGCTACTAGTGCTGCTGCATCCTGTACAACACCTGCCAAACGCCACTTGTCAGCAGCACTTAATTCCCAGTTACCATTTTCACGAACCTTTTTATTGGCAGCTTTCTCATATGAAGACATTGATGCTTCCTTCTTTCTAGCTGCCTGTTGTTTAGCAAGCTGTACTTGTCTTTGTACTGCCTATTGTTGTCTAGCCTATGCAAGGGCTGTATTATATTGACCTGTAAAATTATTATTATAACCAAAAACTGCACCACTTTGTGCTTTTAATATTCCACCATTTTTCTATTGTGGAACATCTTCTTGTGAGGTATCTGTCTATGGTTCTTCTTGTGTTTGAGTTTGTGTCTATTGAGTACTTTGATCCTAATTAGCATTATAAACATCTGGATATAAATCTTTAAGAATAAATTGTAAAAGTTTATATCTATTCTATCCTTCTTGACTAATATTAGGATCACCAATATTCGCCCAATAGATTCTATAATTTCTAGTATCAAATAAAGCTACTTTTCCAGTATTAAGATTCATAGAATATGGAATTACCATAGTTTCCCTACCATAATAATTAAATTTGGTAATTTCTGGATTATCAACATCCAGTCTTAATAACATAGATTTTAATAATAATCCATTGGAAAAGTTTCTTCCATTTACTTTTATATCCTAACGAGTACACCAAGAAGAAAAATATTTCTTTCCTTGTGACAAAGACTATCCTGCAGTTTTAAAAAAATCATCATCACTGTTATATCTATTTGATTTTAATACTTCTCCAATGGCAGTACCATTTGCTAAAGGTCCGTTCGGTCCCGCAGAAAGAGTTCCTATATTATGAGTGTCATATACATCATCAGAGTGATTACTCTAAGCTCTAAATGCTTTATATTGATTATACAGTCTGCTTCCCGTCTCTTGTGCTTTCTATGTAAGAGATTCAACAGATTCACCATTAACTACATCATAATTATCATCCTATCCTCCAGAAGTATCTCCTCCAGAAGTAAATCCTCCAGAAGTATCTCCAGAACCATCATCATTAGGATTACCTGCATCATCAGAAAGTAATGTTCTTAAATCAAATCCAAGTCTGGCAGCATTAACATAATCATTATTATTTAATACTCCGTCTGCAAGACTCTGTTTAAGAGCATCTAATCTAGACCTAACATCACTCATACCGTTAAAGGTATCAGAAACATCATTATAATCATCCAAATTAATAGAATTGAGATATCCTAAAACAGCATTAATTCTGTTAGTTTTTCCTCTTTTTCCATCTTTGCCTACTGGATCTAAATCTTTCCAAATCTACAGATCATAGTTAGGATTTCCGCCATATTGGTAATTATTCCAACCATTTGATAAAGTAGTATTATCAAATCTATTTATCTTAGTATTCATCTTCATCTGGCCAATCATCCAATCTCCAATCTTTGATGCATATCCAATATTAACAGCTCCAGCACCATTTCTGGTTGTATCTAATCCAGAGCCATCAACATTGTTTATATCTATTGTTCCATTATTAATTTGTGAGATGTTACCATCCTATATGTTCTTGATTAATGCGTCCTTCTATGCTACAATCTCCTCCTATTGCCCTTTCGACCACATATCCTTATAAGTATTAAAGAAAGCATCATATTGACTATTTAATTGGGAGATATAATCATTTCTATTAACATCAACACCATTGATTTTAATAGTAGGCTGCATATTTGTATTTTCTGCCATATTATATAAAAAAATAAAGGGAAACATACTCAGTATGCTCCCCTTTTATTATTACTTAATTCTATAAGAAAGTTTTCCACCTGCTCTGTATACTGGCTCGCCCTCATCAGCAGTGCCTTGTTCGGGAGCACCTTGAGCACTCTGAGCACCTTGCTGTGCCAACTGGATTAAAACTTGACAAACCTGCATAGCAGTCTCACAATCTCTATTCTGAATAGCTTGTGCAGCTGCTTCAATTAATTGTGCCATAGGATCTTGGCTCTCCCCCTGCTGAGGAGCACCCTGCTCTTGCTGTGCACCTTCTTGAGGAGCACCCTGAGGTGCTTGCTCTTGAGGAGCCGCACCACCCTGCTGAAATTTTCTAAAAACTAAATTCATAAATATTTACTATTTTACGTTTAAAAAGAAATTATTAATACTATTAATATATGGTTAGTATTGATAATATATTTGTTTAAAAAATTATTAATAGATATTAATTTGATTTCTTTTCAACATATTCAGGTTTTCGCTCATCTTGTTTTTTGAGCACTTTAAACATATATCTACCAAGTGATTTATAATCTGAATCCTTTTTAGTCTAATTAGCTTTCTTAGCTTTCTTAATAAGAATCTTTGTTTCTCTACGGGAAACAATACGTTCTCCTCCCCATAAATCCATCTACGAACTACCGTCAGGAGCAAGAACCTTCATAACAGGCTCTTCATCATCTTCAAAATCTAAATAATCCCCTTTCTTAATTCCACTATCCTTATTTAATTCAACGACATAGGAAACATTATCACAAGAAAGCATTGTATCATCATTAGGCTTTCCCTGCTTTACATCAATAACTTCCTAATCATCATTAATAAAGATAATGTCTAATGGAATATTAGTATTATGCATCCACATACTAACCTTTGAGGGTTCTTCCCAATAAAAAATCATTCCCTCATCTTTAGGAAGAGAATTTATATTCATTAAACCTTGCTCTTTCTCTTTAGGTGAAATAGCTTCTTTTACCTTAAAAGGTTTATTTCCTAATTTAATATTTATCATTTTTTCTCCCTCCTAACATATTTATAATACTATAAAGGATTTCCATTTTCATCAGTAGTTATTAACTTCCAATCTGCTTTGAAATTTCTTCCATCTGGAGAATTATACCACTCCTGTTCTTTATAAATAGTAGGATGGTTAGGAGTTTTTAGAAATTCATATTCCCCAGTATCTTCATTATATGCTACAGAACCTGTATGATATCCCTTATCTTCTGGATTCCATTCATATATCTTATCATAAGGATTAAATACTGGAGGTTTACCATTTAACTCCCAAAATCTTCTAAGTCTATATTCTTTGGGATCAGTATTTGCTAAATTAGAAGGAAGTGAATTTCTATAAATCTCATATTTTTCATCATCAGGAATCTCTCCCCCCTTTTGTAAACTAGTGGGGGTAGTTCCTAATAAATTAGAGAATTGTCTTGCTCTGGCATTTCCTCCATTTAAAGATCTATAGAAACTATCTGTCTATTGTTGACTTAACTATTCATTCTTTTGTTTCTATTCCTTACCAGCTTTTATACCATTTCCAACCGCTTTTGCTCCTTCAATTACTGCCTTACCAACCTATTTAAGTGTCTATTGTTTCTAATCATCATCCTCTTGATCAGTAGGGTTCTAATTGTCTGTAGGCTCTTCAAAATAAGAAGTAGCTAATCCTTGTTGGGCCTATCTTTCTATTGAAGAATTATCAGGAATATTTGGAGTTGAAGGAGTTGTAGATGAAGAAACAGGAATAGGAGCACTAGGATTCAAAGCACCATCTATTAATTTCCGTGTCTACTCAGCAGGTGTCTACTCAACAGGTGTCAACTTAATAGGAGTCCATTTACTCCAATCAATTGCCTATGCCAGAGCAGAACCCATCTATGCTTTTAATATTCCACCCTCCTTAAATTTAGACATCAACTTACTATTGTCCTAAGTATTCTCAAGAATTTCTTTTACCAATAATTTACCACACTCTAAAGCAGCTTCTTCTGAGCCGTCCTTAGCATACGCCTCAATTTTATCAGTAACCTCTTTTCTAAAGATAATTTCATCTCGTTCTATTTCTGCCTACTGGTTTCCATCTTTATCAACTACTGGAATACCTTTCTATGTCAACTCTTCAGTATCTGCCATATGATGTAATCGGGCGTGTAATGCTCCGTCTGGGATGATATTAAAAGAACCTCCCTTTTGGAATTTATCTATATCAAGGACACCACCAGTCCGTTTGGACTCTACTTCTTTATCCCTCACTTTGTGGGCAATCTTCTTGGCCTTCTTGATAATATCAAGTTTTATTCCCTATCTTCCTAAATATGTTCGAGCATCATACCCACCATTTATCTAATTCATATATCTCTAACTATTAAAATCAGACATATTACTTGCTAAATTTGCTCTTTCTTGTGCATCAATATTGATAGCTTTCATCTAGTCCATTTGTCTATTTGCCTCATTAATCTATCTATTTGCTTTTCTTCTAGCACCTCCACTAATCAGACCATATTTCTTATTAGCCCTCTTAGAAGCAGCATTATAACCTGCTATGGAACCACTATAATCACTGCCTACTCCTGCCATTGCATCTTTAGCTGCTAAAGAATTATCAATATTTACAGATCTCTTGCCAAATAATCCATTAATAGCACCAAGATTAGAAGCAAAAAGAGAAGAACCTAATATACTATCCCCTGTTGTCATTCCGTCAGTACCTGCTCCTAAAGTATTAAGAGCATTGCCTAGTAGTTTATTTCCTGCCATTCCTGCAGAAATAAATCCTCCTATTCCCGGAATAAATCCAGCAGCATTCATCAGACCGTCATAGGCGGTATCTATTCCTTTGGTTACTCCCCCATTTTCTCCAGAATATTCTGATTTTTCAGGAAATAAATCAGCAAGCATATTAGCAGCCTGTCCTGCAAGAGCAACAACATTGGGATTTTTTAATCCACCTTTGAAGGCATCTTTTAGATTATCTATACCGTTAGCAGCAGCATCAGAAATTGTCTATGTTATACTCATGAGAAACTCTATGTATAAATTGTTTTAATTCCAGATATAATAGCTAATTCCTTACCACTATACCTTATTCTTACTTTTATCCATTTATCTCTTAATGGAGCAGATTTTGTATAAGTCCATTTATCCAAACTAAGATTCTATGGCCAATAATATTTATTCTAATATTCTATGGGTAACTTATTATTATCAATATTACTGTCCTTAATATCATTTGGAATGTAATCAATAACAATAGGGGGTTTACCATTTGACCATTTAGCTTCATTCTTCTATACAAAATTCATATAAGGAATCTATATTTTCCATAATCCTTCCGTATATTCTGAATTTGATTTTAATATTCCATACTTCTTTCTGGTATTACACTTAATAATAGTCTGAATAAGAAATTTATTCTCCCTAGTATCCCATATTACTTGTGAACCAGACAAATAACTCCAATCCCATATATTAATATGTTTGGAATCTTGTAAAATATTAGATGAATATTCGTCATAATATAATTCCAATTCATCTTTTGTTCTTTTATAATATGCTGGGAAAATTGTAGACTTGCTTATCCCCTATTTGAATACGGCTCCCGGATTGTTAGTATATCTATCAGATACTGTTAGATTCTAATCTGGAATAATATTAGTATAATATTTGTCATAAGAAATATTAGATCCCATTTCTCTCCAAAGTAACTTTGTAGCTTCCTGCCTATAATAAGCATTTGGAAGATCTGCTTTAAATTCATAACCATCACCAGTTACTGTAAAACTAAAAGATTCAGGCTCTGTATTATTAGAAATAAGCAATAAATTATTAAAAATCTTCTGTATTGAACCTACATCTCTTACTATAAATTCAAATTCAAATGGGAACTATATATCATACCATTTAGTAGGATATGGCTTATCAACAATATCTTTATTGATATATCTTATTATAGATTCTCCATGTTTCCAGATGTATGATAGTTTTGGATAATAGTCAGTTTTACCTTCATCATTAAAATAAATTGGATAGTCTTTAGATAAAGTATTCCTCTTATCATTAAGTATTTTTACTAAATCAGCATTTATAGAATACATATTGTTATCTATATTAAATACTTCTGTAGGAATCCAACTATAGAATGTAGTAAACATACCACTATCACTAACTAAAAAGTTGTAAGCAATATTCCACTATAGAATATTCTTTTTATCTTCTAAATTATAGAAAGTAAACATTATCTCCTGTTTACCTGCATTATAGAAAGATTTTACATTCTTAATACCTAATTCAAAACTTGAATCATTATAATTAAGATTAATATTCTTATTCAAGAATGATTCTATTACAAAATCAGAAATTATTTTTAATGTGGGTCTTATTCCACCAACCATCCATATCTTTTTAGCTACTGTATCTACTCCAAATACTCCATAAGGAGTGTCTATAATACTATCAATCCATTTAGATCCAAAATCAGTAGAAAGAACAAGAGTTGCCCTCTAAGGAAGAACTTTGTTATAATTTAAGTAAACACTAGTAGAATCAGAAATCATTGTTTTCTCACTAGGCTCTACATAAATAATACCGTGTTCTAATATTACTAACAATCCTTCTGAATAATTTACTATTTTAGTTATAGCTCCTAATTCTTGATTATAATCCATATGATTACCTGACAAGAAAGATCTATATCCATTAGTAATAGAATTATCCTGTGCTACTTCTGAATAATAAATTCTGTTCTTATAGTAATTATAAACAAAGGGAACGTCTACTGGACAATTAAATGTTAATCCACTATTATTTACATTATATCCATCATTTAATACAGATGTTTCTGGCAACTTAGAACTTCCTGCAACACTCATAGAATGAACAGGATAAAATCCTCTTCCTCGTCCATATACAGACTTCTCATTGACATTAGAATCATCAATACTTCTATATATAAGATTGTAATTAGATTCTATTCTAAGAGTTATCCAATTACCTAATTGAACAGCATTTAGATCTCCAACATTCATCTTATTCCAACTATGTACAACATTATCTTTATTCCATTCATCACAGCTGTTATTTAGCCAAGAAGTAGAATCAACAATTATATCATTTGTTGGACTAGATGTACTACTGAAGTTTCTCTTCATTCTCTAAGTAAACCAGCATATGTATCTATCACCACCAAATAATTCCTATTCTGTTTTAGAATTATTTAATTGAACTCTCTATCCTATTTGATAATAATTAGAAGTATCTTTTAATCGAATCTCCCAATAATTATCCATATTATTTATATTAAACTCGGGGATATATACATTATATAGTGAATATAAATCAACAATATCAGAAGGTTGTATTGTGCTATAATATTCATTTGGAAAATAATTAGCAATATTATATTCATCTTCCTTTGACTTACCACCATATTTTAAGAAATTTTCTCCTTGTCCTTTATATTGCCAATGATAATATTTTGTATAATCATCATTATTATAACTAGGATATTTTAGAAATACTTGATCAGCACCAGAATATGTATCTTTAACAAAATTACTAAATCCTATTCCGATATATGGAGAAATTATACCTCTAAATATATTCTTTCTTCGACATAATGAATTATGGTTATTTTCATCTCCAATTTTTCCATATTCATAAGACAACTATGACGCATCATAATTATCTATGAATCTAAATTGTCGTGCTTCTGTAGAACTTCCAACACTTGATCGGAATATTTTGCCATCAGCTTCCACACCAGATACATCCTCGGGTACAGAAATTAAAGACACTTTAGAATAAATATTCTAAAATCTATCATCGTTATCTGTACCACCATTACCCCATGGATTTATTCCATTGTTATAATATTTAAAAATATGAGATCTGTCATTATCAGTAGCAGAGCATATATAATTACATACTTTTTTTACAGTAAATTTATCTCCAGTAAGAAACTAATTAAAATAAGGCTACTTTATAGTTAAATCTGGACATATCCCTGCCGCTTTTTCAAAACTTCTAAATCCTGAAATAAGTCTTGGAATATATGGTTGGGTTAAATATGCGTATTGACCTTTGTCTGTATGCCACCAAATTTTGAACTCTCCAGTATCTCCAATCTTTTGTCCAGCATCTAACTATATGGGACTTAAAAAAGATTCTAGTTGGGTATATTTATTAGAAGTACTATCAACTGCAGGAACATCTGCTCCCTAAATCATTGGCATTGTAAACATCTATGTAAGTTTCAAAGGCATTCTTTTCTATCTTACAAAGAAATACCCCATAATACCTTTTCTCTTTAGATACTATAAAACAAACTTATCAGTTCTTATATCTAAAGAATATATATAATATCCAACAGTATTTATTGAAGTTACTCCCCCATTGTATTGAAATGGATATGAATATCTATCTGGATTTATGTAAATAACACCCTTTTCGTTTTCCCTTGTGTTATTCTTAACATATCCATTGTCATGAAATTCCCAATTCTTAAAAGTAATACTATCAGGTAACTCATTAGAATCTGTCTAAAATTTCTCATGCCATGGAATATCAGAATAATAAGAATTTCTATTAGGTTGGGTCTTGTTATTTACTGTATTTAATTCATGCCCTCTGATATTATACACATTAGAAAGCTGACCATTATTATAGATATATACAATACCAAGCCTATAAAACTCTCCTGGCATATAACCTAAATAATAATATTGATTTTGAGAATTGTAATATTCTCCTTGATATTTAGATTCTGATTTCTGGATAACTTCATATTCTCCAGAAACCTCACCAATAAGATTATTAGCCTATGTCTCTTTTAAGAAAGGTAAAAACTATAAACTAAGTGTCTTTAATTCCTAATCATAAGGGATATTAGTAGTACAATTAGCAGCAAATAACCTATTCTATGTCTATGCAAAAGATTTGACTGTAGTAAAAAGAGTATGTGTCTGATTAATTGCGAATTGTGTTGTATCAACAGTATTCTCAAATCCAGAAATACGAATTTCTAATTCATCCCCATCATAAGGAAATAAATCTACTAACTATTTGTATTCATCAACACTATTCTAATCCTTATCAGCAGTAATCCTCTAATAGCAAACCTGTATATAATTATAACTAGTATCAAGATTACTTAATTTTAATCTAATAGTCTTATTAGAATTTTCATCTCTGATACCACCGTGTACTGATTTTGGATTACCATCATCACCAATAAATGCTATAATTCTATTAGACTAAGCAACAATATCAGTAACATTCTTATCTAAATCAGCATATCTAAAGAAGAAGAAATAACTACCACATTTTAAATTACCATTACCTGCCATTCCTAAATAATCCACTTGAGGAATTTTATCATATAATAGTTGTAAACTAGTATTTTTGGCAAGCGTATTTTCATCATAGAGATTGCTATTCTTTTCTCTATTAATAAATGTAAATGTATTATTATCTTGTACTCGAAACCTACTATTTACTAGTCTTGGAATACTTTTATTATCAGTAAATATTAGATTGGTACTTCCATCATATGTTTTCTGTGTTTCTAACTAAACCTAAGAAGTAAAATCATATTTATATTGATCGGTCTCAAAATTATTAACCTTATTAAGACCATCTTCTTCCTTTAATAAGTTTCTTAACGGCCTATATGTTATTTGTAATGGAGCCTCATCAATAGGAATACTACCATATATATAGAAATTTACATCTTCATTAGGATTAGTTAAAACAGAGATGTCTAATGATTCAAATCCCGTATTAGTTGTCTGAAGTTTCATCTGTAAGCGTTATAGTAAATTCGTCTGAATAATTACCCCTACCTATTCTCGAATATTTATAAGTATCTCCTACTTCAAATCCTACATCAAAATTTGGATCGTCACAGATATATTCTGTTTTCTTATTTTTTATAAATGTTAAGAGTGGTTCTCGTGCTGTATCCCAAGAATCAATGTTATCATATGGAGTATCCCCAGGATTTCCGGGATCATAAGGATCATAAGGTTCATAAGGGGTGTCTTGCTAATAATCACCTCCCGTATAAGGATTGTCACTAACAGTAGAGTCAACTCCTCCCTGTATAGGTTCGGTAGGTAATTTTATATCCTATGTAGAAATCTTACCGTCTTTAATTCTTTGAATATAGGCATAAACATACAATTTATTATCTCCCTTTGTATTAGGATAATTATAAACTATAGAATATTTAATATCTTTATTAGCAAGATCATTACTATTTAATACTATAGATTTATTACCATCTTTATCAATAGTAAGTAAATCTGTTTTTTCTGTTACATCATTTTTAGTTTCATTTCTATAAATATGAATAATACCCTCTTTCATTTCTACATTTTCAAAGTCTGCGATATTACCAGTAATATAATATGTAGCATCTGGATTATCCCAGTTATTATAAGTAGACCATTTAGAAGTTATTTTCATTGTAGTATATTTATATTTATACTACTTGCCGTCTTCTGTTTCATTAGGAACAGTAGGAGAAATATAATGATCTAAATTTACTCCTACAGGAATAGAGATACTGTCTGTATATTGATTATTATTATAGAAACAACTTAATTCATTAAATAGACTGCTGTAATTTATTTGTGTAGTATGTTTTTCAGTTCCGCTGCTATCCTTTGTTTCTTTCCCATCATCACTTATTAAATACTTGTTATAGGACAGCTCTATATCTAACTAACAACCATTTATAACATTATCCTTTATTGCATTAGAATAATTATTTAAATGCTATGAATTTGGACAGTTATATGTAACAGAAACAGGGATATCAACAATCATACGTTTATCATATGTTTCAGACTCCTCTTTCATTGTTATTGTATTTGATCCAGCATCATATTCAAAATTTAAAAAATCTTGAAACTCTGAATCTGTCCAATATAGTCTATTAGATGTAGACTTAACATTATTATAAGTGATTATATTGATAGGATTCATCTTACAACTATAAATATAGTTTTTAGATAGTTCCATTACAAGCCTTGTAATAATATCATTACCATTATAAAAACACTTATATCCAAATTCTGTAATATTGCCATCCTTTTCTTTAGTATATTGTTTCATTAAACTATTTACATATGAAACTTCCACACCATTTTTATTATATCCCTTGAATTTTATAGAATATACCTTGTTAATATAATTATCATCAAATTTTCTAGTTCCTATATACTCATACAGAAATGTAGGAAGTTTTAAATAAAATTCTGCCCCATAGCTTAATGTAACTGGATATAATTTCTCTTCATTCCAAGCCTATAATTGATGAGCATCCTAATCAAAAATAGTAAAACTTTCAGAAATTCTACTATCTTTGTGATAAGTATAAGAATCCTTTAATTGTAAATGTTTCTATTGATTCTTTCCCTCATCAGATAAGTCTGTAATTAATGCTTTAATATCATTAACTCCAGGAAAACTTCCTACCTATGTATGTCCCTCTTTATCAGTAAGAATCATATATGCAACACCACCATCTTCTTTAGTAACAAGAGGGACATATCCGTCTGGTAAAGCAGCTTTATTATAATTTCCCTCATCATCTACATCAAAAGGATTAGTAATGCTAGTATTACCAAAATCATTTTGTAAAATCATCTCATCACCATTACCAGTAATCATACTGGCATTCATAGCATCTGTAAGCTATTCATTAGTAATAGTCTATTCATTTAGATCTAGGTTCATCCCCTTACTAAATCCATTAACCGCTTCTTTTTTTGACATATTGTTGAATAGTTTGTATTACATAAATCACTTATTTTTAAGTTAGGCTAGAATTTATAAAATTCCACATTGTATAAATCTATATATGTCCTTATAAATCGGAAAAAACCTACATCAGAAGATTTAACCCTTACAATATATCTGTGTATTCGGTATAGTAATGATGCAATTTCCGGAGATTTACATAATAGTTTACATTTATTAAAATAAAATTTTTTCTATTGTTTATATCTTAAACTTCCATCTGGTTTGAAATATTTCTTAAATTCTGGTTTAGAAATACCAAAATAATAATAACCATCCCATTTAATATTCTTGGAATACCAAAGTTTACGAATGCGCTTCCTTAATTGTCTGGCATAATATTTTTCTGGTTTCTTTCCACAGAAAGCAATAACATTCCCAATATAAATATATCTTCCACCCTTACTGATAAATATATCCATAAAAGATTTAGCATTGATAGAAATCTGTCTAACACCAAATCTAATAATTTGATATAAAGTCTATATCTTAATATTAGGATATAATAAAGATACTTTTTCAACATAATCCATTAAAAGTACTGGTGCTTTAGGATAATATTCCTTACCAGAATTAACTTGCTTCGCCAAGTCCTATTGAAATCTATCATCCATAATAACATCCGTCTAACGTATAGGAGTTCCTCCTGCTTTACGATAGTAATAAAAACATGGACAATAAGCCTTAAAGTTAGATTCGAGATAATCAATATATTGATAGTTTCCTCTTTGACGTTCTTTTATAAATTCATCGCCCTTAATAACACGCATATGAACTTCTGTGTATGCTCCAATACCTGCAAGACTAATTGTTCTATTATATAGGATGATATCTTGCATCATAATAAATACAGCATCTGCTAAAATATCACCAAAGAACTCTTCTATCTCTTTATCTGGATCTATATTTAATTGAGATATTTGTGTATCATTTAATCCTAATCCTTTTCTATATGTATAATATAGCTCTTTTTGAGTCATTGCATATCCAAACCCAGAATTTAGAATTAATTCCAAACTTTCATTTTCATTCAGTTTTTTCTTAGGAATGTATTTTATTTCCTTCTTCTTTTTCCTGATCAAACTGGGAGATATCTCCCTATAAACATCTCGCAAATTTACATTACCATACCACTATTCCATTAACGTAAAGGCTTAAATGATTTATTATATATTTTTCTATCGTGTGATGTTCTAGCATCTAATATCTCATTCATATCATTCTGAGAAAGATATGTAGGAATACGGGCCTAATCTACTTGAACAGCATACTTCTTAGTAAGATTTGAGGATAATGTGATTAAATTAGCATTATTGGTCGCTAATCCCCTTTTAAAATAGTCTATAGATGCAATATATGTAGCAATGGCAAGGGCCTCATCATCAGTAACTTTAGGAAGACCCTCATTGTCTAAAATAAATTCTTTATATAATAAATGTAATTTAGTTCCTACAGGAGCTTCTTTCACCTAAATTGTATTATCATCAACCATTACATATTTTACGTATCTACCAGATTGATAAAAAGGACTCATAGAAACTTTTCTACCCTCTATATATTCTTCTGTTACAATAGAACCCATATCTCCTTCTGAATATATTGGAGAATTATACATTGCATCTTCAAAGTCATAATTCAATGATTCTATAGCATCACATTCACAAGGAAGCTCTATAATACCATCGTTTCCAACTTCTACATAAGTGGATTTTAATTTATATCTCTAATTGCCAATTTTATTAAAAGCAATCATTCCTAATTCTTCAAAATCCTCCTCTGGCATCTTTACCCCATATAGCTGATTAGCTAAAACCATTGCATAATGAAAATTATTATACTACATACTCTTGTTTATTTGGCATTATAGGCATCGCTAGTGACCGATAGTATTTTATGTACTAATCAGCTACAGCATTCTTTATTTCCTTATCTAAAAATGAAAATTTCTTATTTGTCTCCTCTGTCTCGCAACATTTAAAATTATCTAAATCCCTTGGATCTTTAAAAATAGCAACAATGGAGATTTCTTTTAACATTGGAGCATTAAAAACATACCCATCAATCATTCCTTGAATATTCTATACGGGATCTAAAAATACCCAAGGTCTCTTCTTTCCCCTTTTTCTATATTTCTAAACGTAATTAACTTCATAAGGAGAAGAATAGATAGTAAAAGGCTACCTTCTATCTGTAGAACCAATATATTTTATTGCATCCTGCCCAAACACATCCACCATCACTGCCGGTATCTAAAAATGTAACTAAGGCTCTCCCACATAATCAGAATTACAAGAACACCTATCTAAATCCTAACAGTCAATAGGAATGCAATTAATAGATTCTACTAATTCATCAATAGGTAAAATACCTTTAAGAGAATATTGCTTAATGAGATTTAATCTAGTGGCTACTATATCATCTTCTAACTACTCAATGCTAATAGATGAATTATGGTGATAACCCTTTAAACCACTTACTATGTCATTATATACAGCAGATGCTAATTTGTTTATTAAACTCATAGAAATAAAAAAAGGTACTAACTAACAAAAATTAGTTAGTTAATACCTTAAACAATTAAAATTTATAAATCATAAATTACTTCGCAGGCTGACGAATGCCATCCTTTAAGAGAGTATCTGCAGGATTACCTGTCATTGTATCCCCCTCTGTCTTAGATGCAGCAGCATCATCCTGAAGAGCTTTAATCTTCTCTGCATCATCAGCAGAATCTACAAGAGTATCCTTGTCAACAGCCTTATCATCATAATCAGACTGAACAACCTCAAATGTACCAGTGACATCTGCCTTGATAGAATCAAGAAGAGTATCAAAAGCATAAGAAGGATTGGAAACATCCTGAGCACCATTATCAAGAATAAAGAAGGTATGCATAGTTTCACTATAAACCTGCTGGCCAACAGCACTCATACCACCAAGACCATCTCTTTTGGCACAATAAACAATGATATATTCATTGTACTTGCCACCGATAATGGGCTGCTCATCCTGATAAGGAGACTCCCAATCACGATGTGCACAAGTAGGCAAGAATACATCCTTGATAAGATGACGGTATGTACCAAAACTCTCATGACCCTGCTTAATAACAATACCAGAATCAGCATCCTCGTAACCACCAAAGGCAGAATCATTGCAGCAAGAATAACCATAAAGCTCAGGATTATAAACCTGCATCTCTGCACGATTAACAATCTGATACTCCTCAACACCAGTAATAGTTACCTTGGTATCAGCAGCAGTAATAGAAAGATGCCGCTCACCAAGAACCATCTGGCCTTGTCTCTTTGCATCCTTAGCAACAGAAGCAGCTAACTCTGCAGCAGTCTGCCCCTTCTTGTATGCAAACTCAATAAAGAACTCCTTGCCATAACGAGCATAAGCGTCTGCATAAGAAGGATCTGTTCTACGAAGATTGATAAATAATGCAAGTCTACCAAGACCACTGTCCTTCATTGTCTCAGTATCATCCTCATTAACAGAAGCAATAAACTTTGTCATATCAAACTCTACCTGAAAGTTCTGAGGATTCTCCCAATGTCTCTTGGCAATGCGAACGATATTCTTTACATTAAAATTGAAATCCTTGGCAATATGAATAAACTTCTCATCACCCTTTGTTCCAATATAAAATCTACCATAAGTCTCCTTACTTGCATCTGCGCCAGTCTCTGCCTTGCTGGTGCTTGTGTACTCTGGAGCCAGAGTATTAATCAAAGTAGTTGTTTCAAAATTTAACATAATAATTATTTTTTAGAATTTGTGTCCTGTGCCTGAGCTGGGGCAGCTATGGACTATGATATAGCTGGATGTGTCTGTAATCTCTAATCAGACGCATTCTCCATAATAACATTTGTTAGCTCATTTATTATCTCTTGACAGATATAGTCAGGAAATTCCATTATCTGACTAGTATCCTCTGTTAAATCCATCTACTCTTGGGTTAAGCGAATATATTGTGGTGCTTTTACATAATCTATCTAAATACCAATTAACTAAAATACAGAAGAATCCTTACCATAGCGAATCTCTAATCTCACATTAGAAGCATTCCCATATCTCTATCCTGCATATTTAACAACATTACTTTCCTTTAGATTATTTACATTGATAAATCTTGGGAAATTTGGATTCTTAACAGAAGCCCCTCCATAATCATTCTATTTTAAAGATGTGTAATTACCATCAGCATCAAGATTGTATTCAGGAGTACCCTCAGTAGCAGGAGTCTGTTTAATAATAGGAGATTCTACTGGATTATCTACTAAAGATAAAGTAGGTTCCTTAAAATTAAATGCACCTGAAGCAGCATTCTATAAAGTCTACTCTAATTTTATAAATTCCTAATAATCATCAGAATTATTGATAGAAACTGTTGTAGTTTCTTTATTGTATTTTAATACTTTCCCTAATAAACTGTTTTCAGGTATTACAAATTTTCCACCACTATGTGAAAGGTTATCCTTAGTAACAGTTGTTAAAGAAAAATCAGTCAATTTCTAGTACCCCTATATAACATTATTAGATTTTATAGGAATAGAAATAGATGTTACTTCAGTATCATTAAACTAAAGAATTGGTCTGGAATTAGTAGAATATTCACTACATACTTCTCCAGAAGGTGTGCCGGTATATTGCTGACCTTCAAGTGGACAAGTAGATACCTATAATTCATTAGAACCTAAATTAATTCCTGCAAACTTTTCACTGCCATCAATCTTACCCTAAAATTTAATATTTTTTATTTTTCTTGTAAGATTATAAGAAGTAGATGATAAATTTCCATCAGTAGAAGTAACCTCTAATCCTAAAGAAAAAGCATCCTCTAATGGTAAAGAAAGACTTCCTTTTTTAATAGGAGTAATAACACCATCGGTATATGTCATTATTGTGCCATCTGAGCTTTCAGTTTTTGCATCAGTATGTGCATAATCTGTTCCTTCAAAAGGAATAGTTTCCTTACTGTAAAAAGAGGATTCATTTACAGGATTTGTGGGATTCTAATTACTTGTATTTAAATTGTTAATATAATAGTATGGCCTCTTATAAGAGGGTCTCATATATAAATTGTCTATTATTAATGGCCATGCATCTGCAGTTACTTTAGTAGCACCCTTCATAACAATATTACCTACATTATAAGGACAATTTATTCTTCTAAGAACTTTATATATACAGATGCAGTTTAATAGATGTAAATAGTCAGCAGGAAGAGCAAATTCATAAGTAGCACCATATATTGAATCAAGGTTTATCACTTCAGCATCTCCTTTAATCCCATTCTCTCCATTACCCTTTAATAATTTACTAGTAACAATTTGAGATAAATCGGAAGGGGTTTTTATAGGAGTTAATACAGCTGATGTCTTTAATACCCGTAAATTGTCTGTTCTTTGCTGATCAGTATCTACACCAAAATTATATTGCTTATTAATAAACTAATTAATTGTTTTATTAAAAAAATAATTAAAAGTTTCCAAGTCTATACTAGGAGCATTATTCTTATTAAGCTCCATTAATACATAAGTAAAGACTTCCTTTGAGGTCATAGTTTATTAAATCATTTTTTTGTTTTAGTATCTGGCTCTAACTCTGGGAATGACTCCTTTTTAATCATTTCTACAAGTTTCTTATTAGAAGTATCTTGTAGCCATGCAATAGCAGCATCATCAGTTGCTCCAAGAATAATCTCATCACCATACATATAAAGATTATTCTTTCTAACAATTACTCCCTTATCTTTTGCAGTAAACAATAATAATCTATATTTTGCTTCTGCACCAGTATAAATACTTTGAATTTTAGAAGGATTACGCTTTGCAATTTCTAATAAGTATTCTGTAACATCAGAATCAGGAGCATTCTCCATATGTTTACCAAGTAATCTAGTTTTAAGAAGTCTTCCTTCAACAGAATCCTCAAAAATAAGTTTACAGGCATCATAAACTTGTTTAGACTTACTTACTCTTGCCTTAGTTTCTACACCGGGGATATCAACATAAAGTTCTGCAATCCCATTTCTAGGATTAAGACCCTTATATTTAGGATTACCATCAATAAGATAGTTACCCTTTTCATCCTTGGCATATCTACTAGATGCAATTAGAGGACAATGTTTGATAGCTTCCCATTCTGCATTCTGATATGGATCACTTAAATCAAATGTCTGACCATCCTCAATCTTAAATTCCTTGTTCTCTGGAATAAAATATGGATAATCAGCACTATTCTTTTCTGCATCGGTGAGAATCATATCTCCGGAAGAGTTTACTCTCTTCACATATTTACACTGCCGCCCAGTCTTGGGATCGGGGCAAGGATTAATAGTATAAACCATTCCAACCTTTCCCCATACACTTCTTAAAACAATAATATTATCATTCATACGTATTAATTCATATTAAACATTAACAATAAAATATGGGAGAGAAAACTCTCTCCCAATAAAAAATATCTTTATTATGCTTGACGAATGATATAAGAACGATATGGATTGAAGACACAAACACCAGCAACACCCATAATAACCTTCTTAGAACCAGCTACAGGAGTGGCAACTGCACCAGACTGATTACCATCAAGACCACCAACACCAGCAATAGTATTCTGGATAAACTGGCTGTCCTTAACAGTAAACTGAGCCATTGCAGGAGTACCACTAGCCGCATCACTAGTCAAGTCCACAATAATTCCAAAGCCTCTATCAGGATATTCCTCAGTCAAAGCTCTATCAACAGTAATATTAATACTATTGCCCAAATAGTTATAACTGTCATAGCCCATAGGATTAACCTTAACAAAACCATTAGCCTTCATAGAATACATGAAAGAACCATCGGTCTTAAACTTAGCAAGATAATCACCAAGAACACGGTTGATATCTGCATAAAGAATCTCATTAACAATGAGATTATAAGTATTACCCTGCGGCTTCTCTGCCTTACGATTCAAAGTTCTAAGAGCAGTATTCAAAGTCTCTAACATAAAGTTAACATATACACTCTTAGAAGCAAAACGTTCAATCTGAGGAATGATACCAGCACCAATATTTACTGGTCTGCCAGTAGCAGGATCAGAAATAGTACTCTTACCATTCTTATCCATAGAACTTCTATTCAAAAGAAGTCCCTTACCACGAGCCAACATAAAGTTGTCAAGAAGAATCTTCTCCTTAGTGTCTAACTGGAAGAAGGTCTCACCCTGACCCTTAGAACCAGCCATACGGATGAACTTGTCCTCCATAATAGCAAACTGGCTTGAATAATCAATATCATTACGGAAAGTGGTAAGATAATTACGCATCTTCTGAATGTTAGACTGAGATTTTACATACAATTATGTTATCAATATATTACTATATTGTTCAGACTATATCTTTAATTATATAATGTATTTATATATATGTCCCTTCTATGTTTTATTAGTTCCATTTAACACTTTCCATACACTTGTTCCATTTTCCTTAGCAGCAGCTGTTGCAGAATCATATAGCTTTACTAATTCTCCATTTAAAGTATATTTACCTACTCTCTTTTTACTATTAGTTCTACCTTTGGTTTTTGCAAAATATTCTGGAACTTTCACCAATGCCCATATATATCCATATTTATCAGGTTTTTTACTAATAATGGCTTTATTAAGATTATTTTTTGGAAACTATTTTATAGCATCAATTTGTTTAAATTCCTATAAATATTTTCCATCAGAATCATATTGATAAATAGTTCTATTTAATGTATAAATAGTGTTGGCTTCACTGTATGTGTTAGCCAATACAGTAGAAATTTTGTATCTACTATTTATAACACACCCAAAAAGTAGGGCCTAATGTATGGTAGACAGATGTAAATTTAATTTTTTTGCACACTCCATTTCTGAATTATAGGTTTTTATAAAGTTTCCAATACAATCATATATATATACTGGAACTTTATGATTATTTCCCTAATTATATAATGATATGTCTAAACATTTCATCTTATCAGTGCTCCAAAAAGAATTACAAGATTTCTATTTAGAATATATTGCATGCTATATAGCCCCATGAGTAACATTATTACTATCAGCAGCTTCTTTTATTGAAGAATATTCTTTTATAAAATTTCCTAAACAGTCATATTGAAATACTTTTACTTTAGGGGGAATCATATATTCTCCTCCAAGTATCATATTATAAACATCTGTTCGTTTCAAAAATTCTTCATTTACTATATAATATTCTAAATCATAAGCAGATTCAGCATCATCAAAAATCTAAATAGTCTATCTTATAAATTTATCTGTACCATATTTTTTTACTGCACATTGAAAGTATGTTTTGGGATGTTTATAGGTATATGGCTAGTGTATGTTAATACCACATCCTATATATCCATCAAAAACATCTGGAGTAAGTGTTTTATGTACTCCAACATATATTTTTTTGTTTACTAGATTAGTAGTTAAGTAAACAATCCATTTATAATTAGTTTCCATTTCCATATTTTATATATGTAATCCTTGCGGATAGTCGTTAAACTTTATTATTAATTTGTTAGAAAATAACTAAAATAATAACCTTAGCTGCTGATTGTCCCAATATCACAGGAATTTCCAGCAATTAAAAAACTTTATTTAATTTTACGCTACTAGTTTAGCAGCGGAGGAGAGCAATGTAAACCTACCCTCCTCAGACATCTCAGGGAATGCATTGGACTGGAAGACTGTAAGATCACCGGGCATTGCACCGTCCATATTAATTACAGTATTGTAATCCTCACTAATAATACGAGCTTGCAACTCATACAAGTTGGTAGCCCTCTTAATAGGATGACTTACAACAATAAACTGCTGGCGAGTCTTCTCAACCTTGAAAATATCATACTTCTCATAATAACGATATGGGAAGAAGAATGTAATTTCAGTACCATCAGCACCATCACCCTCTGGAACAGCTGCAAAAGGTACTCTCTTAATCTCATTAGCATCAATCTGCCATTCTACCATAAAACTATCAACACTCTGGAACTTATTAGCCTTCTGCTTACTATTATAGAAAATGTTACCAAGAGCCTCAGTGTAATATGTGGCAGTACACTGTGGATACAATCTACTTACTAAACCTAAATTCTTAGGCTTATCTCCAAGAAATTTTAAAAAATTCTAATAGGTACGAGTTTCACCCTGATTAAACGAGGGATTTGAAACATAACCAATAGTTGCCATAAATTAATTAATTTAAAGTTTAAAAATCTATATCATCAATACTAACAGGTTTCTTTGTATTAGGATTAATCAATGGCTTATCTGGATTACGATTAATAACAACAGGCGGTTTATTTCCTGACTGCTTTAATCCTTCTTGATAACCAGCCTGCCGTGCATTCTTTGCTACCTGACTGATATAATCCTGTATTTGATCAAAAGTGTCTTGCCCATTTAACAAGAACCAACTGGCAGCAACAACATTCTATGGATCACTAAGTGCTTTTTGTATATAACTAACACCAGCACCATCCTTACCCAAAATAAATTGAGCAAGCTGATCTTTGTCTTCATCAGTCATTTGAATATCCATAGAACCAATAGAATTAAAATTGTCTATAGAATCAAAAATCTGATTAGCCGCCTTCTAATACTGCTCTTGTTGCTAAGCCTGATATTCTGCTTGTTCCTCTTGATTTTTTTGATCCTCTAACCCCTTATATTCTTGTCTTAATCCAGCAATCTGTTTCTGATAAGTATCAGGATTTGCTTTAGCTACTTCAAGAGCATTTTGCAATTCCTCATCTGTCATATCCTTAGCACGAAGCTGCATATCAGCAAGATATAATTCATCATCTGACAAATTATCTACTGTATACATCTTAGGCTGGGGAGCCTGCTGCTGACCCTGACTATAAATATACTGTTGATACTCTTCTGGGGATAGACCATTATCTCTTAGATAATTAATAAATTCAATCTCACTATCATCTAACCCATTCTCAGGTTCCTCATATTTAACATTAGGAGTTTTGAGAATATTAAACTTCTCATCCTCTGTTAAATCATTCCAAGACTTATTAACAACACCACCATTGCCATCATCAAATTTAATATTATTAGAATCCTTAATTCCAATAGTTTTCAAATAATCTGAAATGGCATCATTGGTACTTGTATTATCTTCTTGGTGCTCTTCCTATTGAGGAACACTTTCTTCATTACTTTCTTGCTGATTATTCTACGAATAATCATCAAAATCCAAATCATCAAAATCCATATTAATCCGTATTAAACATTAAAAAATTAAAATCTCTAATTTATATTAGACATTTTATAAAATCACTCATTTGACCTTAATATAATTAATAATTATTTTTTATATTTTCAAATTTTTTTCACATAATTACCAATCATATTGGCAAGTTTTGTATAAAGTGGTTGACCAGAATCTCGGATACATAAATACAAAATTCCATCTTCCTTATAATATTTATCCTTATAAATTACAAGATTACCATCTGAAGGATAATCTATCGGATCATCTTTTGTACCCGACTGTTGCTCTACAATCTAAACATATAAAGAAGCAGTCTAAATAGAAGGAGGATATACCTCCTAAACAAGATGATCTTGAACAACCTTATACAATTTGTCGTCATATTGAATCTTTGTATCTTTCTTTATATTCTGACCAATAAAAGATTCCCAAGTAGGATATAAAGACTTAACTTCAAGTGCTTGGCTATCTGTTAAAGACATAGTATTAATTGTCATAGACACAACCTTAAATACATCTTTCTACCTAGGAGTCTATTGCACAATAGGCAAAGATTCCTCAATATTAAAATCCTTCTTTACATTGGATTTAATCTCTTTTAACAAATTAAGATAGGACTCATAATCTTCTGTCATATCTCCTCCCATCTAATAAAAATTATATGAGTTAATAAAGTCAAATTCTTCATCCTAACTCACATACTTTCTTAATACTCCTAAAACACATTTCTTATATGTAGGCTCTCCCTCTATTTTAACTGCAATAAAAGAATAACAAGAACCCGGAGTATCCTTCATTTCTTCCTATTTAATATCATAATTATAAAACCAATATCCATTTTCTAAATCTATAAGAGTATTGGGTTTGATATTAGACTAATCTCTATTAGGATTTTCTACCATAAATAATACAATTTAAAGGATATTTACAAATTAATAGCTTATTAAAATTCTATACATTTCTACTCTTAATAGTATAGGAATTTTTCTTATATATATAATGGACTTCGTAATATTTTGTTCGGGGAACAACTTCAATGATTCTAATATTACCTTTCTTAAAGTAGGCTGTTCCTCCATTCCAATTAGAAAAATGCAAACCAGTTAATTTCTCTATCTTAAATAATAAATTCTTGGAATCACAATATTTCAACCACCCAAAATAAGAAGATAATTTTGAAGAAAGATCATCAAATGACAATTTATGCTGCTTATATTTATTTATAATTTTGAAGATTTTTTGTTTAATAGATTTCCTGATTTTTGTGTAATTATGATAAAACACATAACCTACAAAATCTATTCCCCTAGATTCTACAGGAAAAATTTGATAATTCCCCTTCACTTCCAGATTTAAAATATATTTCAAATAAATCTTGATTAAAATTAAATACTTTCTTAACTCTTCCTTATTATCAGATAAAATAATAATATCATCGGCATATCTAAAATAATACCTAATTTTCACTTCCTCTTTTAACCAATGATCAAAATAACTTAAATATAAATTAGCAAAAAATTGAGAAAGATAATTGCCTATGGGAATACCATCAGTAGAATCAATTATCTCATCCAATAAATTTAATAACAGTTTGTCTTTTATCTTCTTCCTAATTATTTGTTTAAGTATATCATGGTTAATAGAAGGATAGAACTTTCTTATGTCTAATTTTAGACAATAAGTAGTCCCGATTTTATCTTTTAATGCCTTCTTTACATCCTATACACATTTATGAATACCCCTACCCTTTATACAAGAATATGTATTTTTTATAAAAATTTTATTCCATATATGTTCTAAGGTTAAAACAATATCCCAATGTAAAATTCTATCTGGATAATAAGGTAATCTATAAATCTCCCGCTCTTTAGGCTCATAAATCTTATAAACATCATACTTAGATGTTTTATATGTTCCATTTATTAGTGACTTCTATAATTTCAGATAGTTCTCCTCTTTATGCCTGTCATGTTTAATAATTCCTATATTATTCTTTCCACGCCGAGCATTCGTATCTGCAAGCTCTATCCTCTTTAAATCACAAATAAAAGGATATAAATTTCCAATACGTTTCATTATGTTATTTTGGAATTTTCAATAAAAATACTTACTAATACCATTTTTTTATAAAAACTACGATATCTTTTGCCAAGAGGCAAGGTTATTATATTAAAGATATTGTTTAAACATAATAAGAGCGAAACCCGATATTCGACTAGGAGACTAGAAGAGAATTGTTAGAGTTGAAATGAAACAACCTAGCATTAGACCAATTGTTAACGTTACTGCCTACTAGTATATTAAGTTTCAATATAATAACCTGTATTTAATATAACTTATTTAAATATAGAAGAGCGAAACCCGAGAAGCGACCAGGAGACCAGAAGAGAATGGTCAGAGCTGAAATGAAACAACCCAGCATCAGACCAAGAGTCAACGCCACCGCCCACCAGGCAGCTTCTAAGGTCCTCATCTGCTGTACCTACATAGTGATAATCACACAAACCTGTAGTAGTAGAGCCTTTAATGTCTATTGGGAAAATATTGCCCTCTGATCCTAAATCCATTTGAGTTGAATAGCCTGCCTAATGCAGTTCTTTTCCCACCTAATCCATTGTTTTCATTGAGGTTCTATCATGCTCACTTCCGTCCGATTTACAGTACTTGTCAGGATCTCTCGTAGCATATACTGTATTATAAGAGCCTCCAGATTCATTTGAAGCGTCAATAACAATTCCATCAAGATTAAGACTAACATCTCCAAATAAATTTTCATACCCTCTCCATTTAAATGGATATTCAGTATCTGCCGGATAACTTAATTCTGTTGTTGTAGAACTGTCACAAAATACCGTGATATTACAACTTGTCTTGTCTGGATCAACTATATTATAACCTCCAGCATCTTTTATATATGTAAATCCCTCAATCTATATTCTAAACCCATTAAGAGTTATTGTTTGAGGAGTTTCTTGATTATCTTTTGTGAAAGTAATCTTATTAGTACTTGACTCCTATATTATCACTTTCTAATCATCTACCAGACCAGTAACATGAAAAGTAGCTTCTCCACTTCCATAAATAGCAGAATAACCCCAATAAGCATTTGGTCCATATACATTCGTACAAGTAACTGACTGCCCATCAGAAGAAACTTTCCAACTACTAGAATAATCTAGTAATATCTTACTAGTAACAGAGGGCTGGTGATAATATCGTCCAATAGCATCTCTATTACCAAAATATATTTTCTATGTACTAACAGTAAATGCTGGAAGTTCTAATTTTTTAATATTAGTAGTACTGCCTAAATCATCTAAATATCCATTAGGACATACAGAATAATAATTATTATATGATAATGGGTTATTTACAGTAGTAACTCCCATTCCCATTCCTCCTTGATGCAGTCCACCTGCTGTAAGAGTAGATTTAAAACCAGCTTGAGAATTAAAAGTGGCATATTCAATCACCCATAACCAAACAATATCTTTATAGTTATAATAAGACATTATTTCCATACCAGCATTTCTGCAATATGTTCTCATTATATTTCTATTGATAGCCGTTCTACATTTACCTAAGTCTGAACGGTATGGATCTGTTTTTAGATATTTGTCATAATCAGTTCTATTGCCACCTCCTCTACAATAGGTACTTGTATTATTAATACTGACTGCTGAATTTACTGGTAAGGTACTTAAATACCCCATATTTTTAGGTACAGTGTTTAATACTGTAATTCTGTATGCACTATCATATCTTGATGGTACTAAAGTCCATTCATTACCGAGATTCTCCTAAGCAATCTTTACTTGATTATATGTATTATCTCCATCTTCCACATTAGTTTCACTTAGAATATAATACTGTGGTATATCTAACATTACTTGTCCATCATATCCTGATAAATCGGATCCTAAATAACACGTGAATGGAGTGTTAAAGACACCAGAAGTTTCCAGACTGGCTTCTACATTCATTCTAATAAATTTATCTGAAGTAGTAGCTGAATCTAGAATAACTACCTCTGTAATCTTAAATGGTTGTTTAGTATCAAAATTATCTTTAATTTGAATCCAGTGATCAACTAATCGATTTTCAGCTTGTTCTAAATTAGAGATGTCTGAAAAGTTCTTTATATTGACGCTAACCTGTCCAGAAGCTGTTCCATTACTATATGTAATCTCTCCAGTCCCTTTAATCTCTGTGGCATTTTTTCTGAATCTCCAATCTTTAGGATCTAAGTCATACATTTTTGTCTTAGAAGATTTAGTAGACTGGACAATACAAGCCTTTATCTAAGATTGGATAGGTAATTCTCTATGATAGTCAAAATTACCGATCCTTTCAAGAGTAGGATCTTTATATGTAGTAGACCATCTTACTCCATACCATTTATATACTACTGGTGGAGAATATGTTTTCCATATTGGCTTAGTTCCATCTGATTGTAAAAACAACCCATTACCACCTTCATAACCAGAAGGGACAAATAAAAAGTCTTTCCCCTGTGTTTTTATTTCTTCATATCCATTTTCTGAAACAAAAGCAATATCGGTGTCTTTAACATCTGTTTTAGTATTTAATCCAGATTTTGTTTTTGCATTTATAAGTCTTATAGCCATATCAATCTACGTTTACCCAATATACATATGTAGCGTTTGTCTCTACACTTTTTAATTTATCTTTCTCGTCTTTAGTATAATCATTAGAAGATAAATCATAACCCTCTCTTTTATCTACCTTTTCCTTTATTTTATTAACAAGTGCTGTAGTACCACCTGTGCTTAAATAATTATATGCCATTTTATGTTTTACCTAATTGAGTTATAATATTAACATAAGTTACACCATTATATGTAGCAGATATTTTTACACTCCGTGGATTAGTAGAAGTGTTATCAGACAGCCAAATATTCCAATAATTATCTGTACTAGTTACCCAATCGGGTTTACCATCAGGAAAGTCTAATACTCCCCAATTAGAAGAATACGCATCCTGCGGTTCTGAAGCTCCAGAGGTATAATAGCTCCAATTACCTACCGCTAATACTACTTCTGAACTAGCCCACCAGTCTTTATGTCCACCAAGTGATTCCATTTTATCGAAATCCTTATAAACCTCACTATTACTTCCAAAATCCCAAGGAATATTAGATAAAGTAATTCCATCTTTTAATGGATAATCAAACTAAATGTCAATCCCATGAGTAACTTTCTCTAATTTGTTTTCTTCTTGAGATACTGAAATAGTTCCAGATGATTTATTCCCAAAATAATCAGTAATATTAACTAATAGGCTTACAGACCTTTCTTTTCCAATAACAGTTCCCCTATTATTAATATGTAAATTACCTTTTTCTAAAGTAATCCAATCTGGAATATCAGATATTTCTATATCTTTATATGATTTTATATATGGAAATGTATTTACATTTAATGTAGTAACATCAATAGTTGGATTTTTTAAATATTCTATATCTGCAATATATTTATTAGAATACTCTGGAATACTATATATAGAAGTCTATCCTCCTACTGCAGAAAAGGTAAAAGTAGACTATATAAATTTCAACTAATCACTTGTTATAATTGGATATAACGGCTGTATGGAATATCCAGAAGACCATATCTGTTTATTATAATAAATATCATTTACTTGCTTGTCACCAATATATATCATACTGTTACCAAATAAATAGTATTCTTGTCCTTAGTAGCTAAAGCATTGTATTCCGATTGAGATATCTGTACTATTTTTAAACTAGAATTATTATTAGTAAGAGCATTTAATCTCTCAGATAATGATGTAATTGTAGTATTAAGAGTTGTAATCTATTTCTATAAATTTTTAATCTCCTCTGCCAACGCTTCAGTTCCTTTTAAACCCAAATATTTCATATTTTTATATAAAAAAAAGAGTACCCCCTTATAAAGGGGGTATTCTCTTTTTAAGCAAACATTGCAGTTACATCAGCGGCGGTAATTTCAACCATATCGTCTTTTGCCACCTTAGTTGCAATAGCATCAGTATTAGCTTTTTCAGCAGCTTTTGCACGAGTAATTTCAGCAGCGAGATCGTCTGCATTACCCTTAATAGTGTGAGTAGGAGTCTATCCGGGATCCTCACCATAAATAGAGTTGATAGCAGAACGTCTATTAGTTACCTCTTCACCTACTTCAGTGTCAGTATACTCCTTAGCTTCTGCCAAACTATCGGTAATGGCTTTTGCATTAGCTGCTTCTGCAGCTTTTGCTCTAGTAACCTCGTTATCAATATTTGTCTGAAGTGTAGTATCTGCAGCTGTTCTATCTTTAACCTCTTGTGCTAAATCACTAGACACTGTATTAACAGAAGTAGTAAGAGTTCCCTCTGCCTTTGTAGCACGAGTAGTTTCTGCAGTAATAGCATCAGCATTCGCCTTTTCTGCCGCTTCTGCACGAGTCTTCTCTGCACCTACTTGTTTATCAGTATATGCCTTAGCATCCGCAAGTGCCTGATCACTAGTATAAACAGCTTTCCAACCGTCAGCAGTCTTTCTACTCTCCCAATTTATTAATTGATAATAAGCACCATTTCCGTTCCCATCGGCATCAAGAACATACCATCTCTGACCAAGAGCATCATTATTGGTGTTCTTACCATCAATAGAAAGCTGCCAATCAAAAAGGCCATAAAGGGCTTCAAGATTACTTACTGATTTGTGACTAATTACCTCATCTGCATATACAATACCATATCCAGTAGATGTAAGGTTATTTGAACGTAGGGTATTTGCCTAACTTAAACCAATTCTTGCCATATTATTTATATTTCTTTTTAAAGGTTAATAATTATTATGCAATATCTAATTTAGCGTTAGTAAATGCGCCTTTCTTAACACTGGTGTATACATAGTATGTATCAGAAGCACCGGTATCTGGATCAGTAACAGTATGTTCTGACCGAGTGAAACCATCAGCAAGCAATGGGGTGGCATCATTCTGAACAATCTTTGTAAGAGCACCAAGACTCTTTGGATATGCATATACAAAATACTCATCTGATGCTACAGTTAAACCTGTAATTACTCTATTTCGACCGCTTCCAGTCTCATACTTCTTTGTACCAGATGAGGGAGTAGTAATAGCATCAAGCAATATAGCATCAGTAAAAGAAGTTGTTCCCATCCAAAGTCTCTTATAAACAAAAGAAACACCTACAGATTTAGAAGTAGTATCAACATCAGAACCAGAAGCCCATTTGATAATGCCATTATTATTTACAAGTCCCTGCTTTGGAGCTTTTACACTAGCTGTAATAGTAGTATTGCCTGTTACTGTAGTAGTATATGCAGAAGAAAGAACTCCAGATGCAGGAAGAGCTGCACTACCCCAATTACCGCCATTCATAGCAGTAGGATCCTTGTGATTATCATCATGAGTCCATTTCATACACCCATTAAAGGTTACTTTGTAACCCTTTAAGACAGAAATGCTTCCTGTGCCACCAAGGCCCTCTACAACAGCACCCTTTTCACCGGCCTTATTGACAGTCCATAAAGATGAACTACCATCAACAGGGACAATAGAAGGAGTAACAAGTGGAAGGTCTCCATTTTTAATAGCATCGATATCCTTTCTGTTTGCAGCTCCCTTATCTCCAGCATAAGCTGTAGAAGTTGTTTCTCCAAGAGCAAGAGACTTACTAATCTCAATTAAATCAGAACCAGACCATCTATAGGTAAGCTCTGTGTCTTTAGTAACATAAATCTTACCACTTTCGGGAGTAGTCTTTGTCCAAGTCTTACCGTCAACAACGAACTGATATAATTGCTTTTTATCTGAGATATAGTACAACATACTGGCATCCCGATTATCTGTAGGAAGTTCTGACTCTTTAATAATACTAGTAATCTCGATTACATCATCCACATAACTAGGAAGCTGGTTGGCAGGAACTAATCCATCCACAAGATCTGCTTTTCCTTTAATTCTATTTACCAACTCCTATGTACCTGCTTCGCCTAAAAATTTATAAGCCATAATTATTAATGATAAATTTTTTATTTTTAAAACATCTCTTTTACTTCATCTGCTGTTATCTCTCCTAACTATTCTAATATCTTATTTAATTCTGATGCGTCAGGGATTGAAATAGATCCCTATAAAGGCTCTCCTTTATATACTAGCTGATAACTAGTAGACCCATCAGAAGAACTTATCTTCTTAAAGTACAAACCTTTAAGAATATGTTTATCAATGCAACATTTCATATATAGTCTTTATTTAAATAATATTCCATTAATAACCTTTGATTATCTAATAGAGGATATAAATCAAGATAATTAATTTCATCCATTATTAATGAATATTCATCTTGATACCCTCTTTCTAGTCTTGTAAAGAAATGTAGATATTCTTTAATAACTTTCTATTTAAGACTGTCTATTACATCCGCATCCAGAAGATCCTGTGTCGGACTAGTCTGATGAATTACAGAATCCTCCACAATAGTTGATTCTTTCTAACAGCCTCTGAGCTTCTAATAACTAGTCATTGTCTACATAATATTTAATAGCATTAATAGTCATCCAAACAAAATCCCTCTTAAATCTAATATCATCTAAATTAGTTTTAGAAGGACACTTCATATTAATGCTGTCGAAAATAGTCTTGCTTAATTTTAAATAACATTCAAATATCTAACAAATAGAAAACTATTCTATAGATATTCTAGATATAGTAGTACCTTCCTAGTTTATCTAAGTAAGAATAGAAGGCTCAACAGATACTAACTTGCTATCTTGCCAATGATATATGCAATTACCATCGGTAACATAAATAGAAAGATTCTTAGTAGTAATATTATTATCTTTCTATAATTGTGTTTCTAACCAGTCAACAGTAGGTAAAATAAGATGATGAATTATATAATATCCATCAGAGGGAAATGTATAAAAAGCCTCATCCTCATTATCTGTATGCCCAGAATAAATAGTACCAGTTATTGTAGATTTTTCAGTAGTTACTTTCTCTATAATGTTAATAGTATAAGTGTCACTGTATTTATATACATTCTCCTAATACTGTTCTGTCGTTACTTCCTAATCTTCAGCTATATATTCTGAAGTTTTTCGAGAAGTATCAATTATATGTAAACCACATTTCTAAGTTTCATGTATTTCTATCTGAGGTATCATTTTGTAGAAGTGATAGTTGTTGACATATTTGTAAATTCTATCATAAAGGTCTTTCCTTTATCTACTAACCAAGCATCGAATTTAAGATTCTTTGCCGCATTTATCTATGATTGTGACATATTACATACTATAGTCTCACTTACATCAGCAATATAATCGTAGTTACTATCCATTGGACGGCATACAGCTAGAACACTTCCCTGAGTTTTCCATACATATCCGTACCAATGATGTGTGGGTAGAGAGCTGTCATATATAAAACCTATTTTTTGATTTGTAGCTCCGCCAACACTTAAATTATTCCAACACCCTTCATAGGCATATGCTCTGTTAGATCCAGATACCTAATCAGACTTCTAAACAGGTTCTAGATAACCGGTAGATGCTATAATAGTTCTAGTTCCTTTGTCATGAGTTAAATTTGTAATTATGTTTCCCTTATCATCTTTAATTACTTTATTGATTATGCCTAGTTTAGATAATGTTTTAGAAGTAACTTCAATATTTGTCTTATTTTTCCCAACAGAAACTACAATTGAAGGATCTGTACTTTCAATATCATTTACTGAAGTATTTGTAATCTGGCTTACAGTCTCTATTTTGTCATTAAGATGTGATTCAAGATCTGTAATATCTGATATTGGATGTGTGTGTTGTTTTACAGCATAATTATTTGATAAGTATTCTGCAGTAGTAAGTACTCCAATAGAATCAAAATCTCCAGTAACCTCTTCCATAGAAGTTCCATTATAGATATAGAACTTTCCAGTAGTTTTATTCCTATAAAGTATATTCTAGTAAGGCTTTATATTCTCGTCCTACCATATATCATCATTACCCCATACATTTACATACTATGGAGTAGAAGTAGTCTCACCAAATCTAATTACAAAATAATTATTTTTTATGCTAAAATATACATTATCACTTGTTACAGTTTTTGGTACACCTACTTGTAAAATATTACTACTTGATATATCCTCTTTATATTCTACAATATAAGATCCTGAAACAGAATATAACTACCCATGAGTCCATATCTATTTTGCATCCTTAATAAATATTATTGAGTCATCATTTAAACTTCCCGCATCTAAAGCAGTCTTAAACTCAGAATATTTATTGTAATGTATAAAATTTACCATACATATTAATTTTATAAAAATGGATTGGAGAAAAATCCCTCCCCCAATCCATTTTTAAAGTATAAAATATTATAATTCAGTCCAAGTCATAGCTTGATTAATCTAGCTTCCTACATATTCTTTTGTAGCTTTTGAAGTAATTAGACCTCTAGTACTGTTAACCTATCCTGCATCATCCACAATAGTACCTCCTAATGTGATACTTCCTCCACTAGCAGTTAAAGTAAGAAAAGTAGCATTAGAACTTGCTGAAATTGATCCCAGTTTTTTGTCTTGTAAATATCTAGTTCTCTTATCTAACTCTGATACAGCGTCCTAGACACTTGCATTAGTCTTTATTGTTGTTATACCAGCTGCCCCAACAGGAGTATAATCAACTAAATTTACATTTTTACCGTTATAGACAGTTCCTATTAATCCAGATAAAGATACAGTAATCGGATCCTTTCCAGCATCAGTATTAAATGTAAGAGTGAGATCTTTAGTTGTTGGATCAAATGAAGCACTACTAAGCATACCATCTTTAATAAAACGGCTTGCATCAATAGAAGATATAACTGCTCCATCAATTCCCAAAATCTAAAGAGTCTTTTCTTCTGAATCATAATTAAGAGAAAGAGTAGAAGAAAGCTCACCATCAGTTAAGCTTATCGCTTTTTCATCTGTAGATACTCCAGTTACAGGAAGAGATACAGTACCGGTTAATCCTCTAGTAGTTTGACTAAATTTTACATTACCATCAGTAGTTGTATTTAATGATATGGTCTCAAGATTGCCCTTTGAATTTTTTTTGACAGAAATAGCTCCTGAACCAGTAAGACTATTAATCTAAGTAATATTATTTTCTACTGTAGCAATACTATTCAACGCTGTCTATACTCCTTTAATAGTAATATCCGTACCATTCCATTTGACAGTTCCAATTGAATCTCCCTCCTCTACACTAGGAGAGCTTATATAGACACTATTATCGTTAATAGATACACTAGTACCACCACCACTAGTAAATTTTAGAACACCTCCCGGAATTGTAGTCTCTGCAGTAGTACCACCTGCAGAAACACTGCTAAAATATTTTAAAGAGCCTACCTTGTCAACAAGATTTTTTAACTTAGTTTCCTATTCTACTGAAATAGAATAAAAAGTACCATGTGTAAAAATCTCTCTACTATCTTGAATAAAAACTATACTGTTTGCATACTATTTCTATAGTGCTTCAGAAAAAGTTTCTTTCTTTGCAATGTGTACAAAATTTACGTTTGCTGAATCTGCCATATTAATTATTTAAATCCTTCCATTTTAAAGCTTCTTCAATCTAAGTATTAGCTATATTTGTAGCTGTATATTTCACAGATCCTTCTATCTTAACATCTCCATTTAATGTGTTTAAAGCATTAGATACTTTCTTTAATTCAGAAGTAGTATTGTCGAGAATTTGTAATTTAGGAATTAAACCATTCGTAGTATCATTAATACTAACACTAAAAGCAGACTTATAACTACTAGCAGTATCTGTTAAAGGTTTCAGTTCTGTTTTTGTTGCATACGTAGAAGATGCAGCTGTTGTAGTGAGATATGCAGATAAATCGGTAATTCCTGCAAGAGGATCCCAAGCTTCTCCATCCCAAGCAACATTAGTGCCAGCAGGATATTCTTTTTCACCTAAAGTGAATTTATCAGTCACATTATATACATCTCCAGTTCTAATAGTAGAAGTCTTAGAATTTGGTAATTCACTATATGTGCAAGAACCTTTATAAATGTATACATTTGTTAATTTAGAAACATCTGGAATATCTCCACCAAAAGCAAGCTTTTTCCAATTACTTTCACTCTTATATGCTTCAAGATTACCACTGGTATATCCAGTAAGCATATAAACTCCTGCATTATCTCCAGTTAATACAGATACAACAATACCATTATACAGCCATATCTGCTTATCATCTCTTGTCCATGTCTCAGAATTTGTTAAATCAGCATATTCATTTACTACAATTCTAGTATCAAGAGGTCCGGCCTTGCGTACATCTAGATTATTTGAAAATTTGAATCCTTTGTCTGCCATAATATTAACGTGTATAAGTTATTTGATATGTTGCTGCGCCAGTTTTACTTCCAGTATTAACATAATAGTTATAGCCCAATAATCCATTCTAACCTCCCTATGAAAAAGAAGATATTGGATCATAATTTCCGCTTAAAGTATTAAGCATCTTAACTTTCACATCTGTGTAATATTTAGAAATAGCAAAAGCATGATGAGTACTGTCTGTTTCACTACCAAGAGAAAATGTTAAAGTAACTTGCTCTGAAGACCCCCAACTAGTTGGTTTTACGCTCTTTGTACTTGTATCAATAACGAAAATACCTTTCTCTTGATCTTCAGTAAGAGCATAATATATGGGATATACACCATAGATATATAAGTTATTACTAACTACAGTTCCTCCGGAAAATGCATCTAAATCAGACGCTTCTCCCTTATTATTATCATACTTTGCTCCTGCAGCAAATGTTACCTCAGCTTGATATAGCATAGGGCCTTTTATAACCTTTGTATCTACGCCTGAGCCTAAAGATAGAGGATTTACTAAAAAATTTGTAGAATGATCTGTACCCTCATATACATTCTTATTAGAAACATCTCCAGCATATGCACCTATATTTACACCATTTAATGTTACCTATCCACTATCACCAGAAGGAACAAACAGTCCTTCATAATTAATCGTAGTACCTACCTTTTGGAAAGGATCAAATCCTTCTTTAAAAGATAATGTTGCTGAAGGTCGTTTACTTACAATAGGCTGAATTGTTGGGAAAAGTATTTGATCAAATACTTCAGAAACAGTTTTGCCACTTACGGAACTTACCTTAGTACCTTTTGTAATTCCACCAACAGTGTAAGGTGCTTGGAAATCTTTATTCTCTGCACTGGTATACTCAATATTCAAACCTGCACCAGACAATGCACTTTCAAGCTGTTTAAGATTTGCACGATCTTTATCACTTACTACTATATCAGTAATATCAATTCTGATAGAATCAGCATCAAATACTGTACCAGTACTACCAGATATTTCACCACAGGTTTCTCCTTCAGCACACGCACCTCCAATCAGATCACCAACAGAGCCTACAGAACCTCCAATTACAGTTGGATCTGATTGTGTCGCTACCTAAGTAGATGTTGAAGATGCTGTGGACCAATTCTTATTCTTGCTGGCAATACCCTTTCCATAAAGAACAAGATATACCTTAGTAGTATTATCCTTAGTGGCTTTTATAATTTTAACATCCTCAACACCACTATAAGAAACACCATTAAGAACTACCGAATGAGTATCTGTGACAAAATACAGGTTATTATCCTCCCCAGTAATTTTTTTATTTACATACTCTGCCTATGTACCTTTATAAAAATTAATCATAATTTTATTCAGTTATTTGTTTCCAATTAAGTTCCATAGAGCTTGTAATCTCTTTGGTTTCACTCTTTGAATAAATATCTAAATTCTATCTAGCTTTAGATTTAGCTTCTTGTGTTTTAAATTCAGACAAATATTTCCCTATCTATAAATACCCCGAATTGTCAGATTCAGGCTTACAACGAGGGGTTAATACTAAATCTAACATAATTAAGTCTTTTTAATGACATCATTATAAGGATTACCATCATGTAATTGGGTTATCTCAATATCCGTTCTTCTAATCTAATCCCCAATCTATTTGTCCTTATATGTTCTGTCTGTTCTTGCTTTATACCAATCTAATTCTAAAGTTTTAGTAATCTTTTCTTTCTCTAACTACATCTTAGCTTGATTCAACTGTTGCAGCTGCCCTTGTGCTTTCTGTAACTCTTTCTACATCTGCTACAATTGTTGCTACATCTGTTGATTTTGCTAAGATAATTGTTTAATCTAATTATTTTCTTCCCGCTATTTTTTAATAGCATTCTTTAATCTAATTTTATAATCACTCAGGCTTGTACACGTAACACCATCAATTATTAAATCAGGAGGAACAAATCCACCTTTAATAAAATCAGGCATTAACTATTTGAGTTGTTCAAGTTGCCTTGTAATATCTGTAGTAGTTACAATGTGAATATCATAATCTGTTAAAGTAAAATACTAAGGAAGAGCTGTAAAAATACGAGATTCTTTATCTCCTAATACTAATGTTCCAATCAGTCCGTTCTTAAAAACTTTCTTTGCCATATTCAAAGAATCTAACAGCATCTCTTCTACTAAAGTATCAATCTGCTGTGTAAACTGCTTAGTAACAACAAAAGAATTGTTCTGACTAACTTGAACATTAGTAACAGCATCTCTCTATTGTATTCCATTTAATCGTTCTCTAAATACTCCAGTAATAGAGGAACAAGTAGCCTCAATGGAATCCATAGCCATCTAAATAGCTTGAACAGACTGCAATCTTACTGTATCATCAAATCCATTGTAAATAGTATTTGGAGTAGCTAATCCTTCTGATAATCTGCCCTCTTGGCTAGAATCAATAATAGCAGTTCCCTGTTTCTTATAGGCTTGCCATTTTTTGAACCTTTCTGCAAAATTCTATCCTAACATCTTAGGTAATACCGCAATGTCAAGAATATCTCCTGCAGTACCAGCAGAAGCAATTAAATTATCTCTGTAGAAAACAAGAACATTATATTTATCTTGTAAAGGAGCACAAGCTAATACCATAGAATAAGGAATACCACTCCTTGTAATATGTTGAATACCATTTACAGATATACTGCATTTTCTAGGATCAGACATACTTCTTACAACATTCTCATCCTTACCATACAAAATATAAATGTTTGTACCAATTCTTACAGTCCTATATCTATTCTATATATAAGTCTTCTTATCAGTCTCTATCCATTCTACTTCATATACAGGAATAAGATTGTTCTCGTAGTCATTTAGAATATTAGTAGGATATCCTGCTTGTCTTTTTCTATTTCTACTTCTTGCTGCTAATAAAGGAACTCTTTTGTTCTAACCAACAGCAACTGTTGTAGTATAGCTAATTTCATTTAAATACCCCCACAAATCATCTAAATTACCAATCTCATCACTGGTAAGCTTATCTCCATATTCTGATATAATATCTTGTTTTGACATCCATTTTCTAACTACTATCCTCTTAGCATCTTTTACATAATTAGATTCAGGATCCATCTCTGGAAAAGTATTTCTTGGATCTAAATCCTCAATGGTAATATTATTACCTGCACCAGATTCTTTAACCCTATAATATTGCTCTCCAGAAATGAGAGTATCTAAAGCTAACTATTTCAATTTGTTCTTAAAATCAATACTCCTAGACTGTAATAAATACTCTACTACATTCTATGCAGCAGCCTCATATTCTGATACATAACTGGATTCTATTGACTCCTTTAATTCATCAATATCATGCTATACTGCTAAATCAGTAGGTTTCTAACCAGTCTGGAAATATGAAATAAGCTTATTCTAAAGTCTCTTATTTAAAAAATCAAAGACTTCTTTAGCTATTGTAAGCTCTTTTTCCCTAGTAATCTTTGAGATAGTATTACTATCCTTACAAGTTACTTTTGGTAAAATAGGAGTACTTATAATCTCTCCTACTAAAGCATCAACGTGTTTCTTGATTAAGGGAATAAATACCATAGAAGTAGGATTGCCTATTCCATACTCCTCTTCTAAATATTTATACTAGTCCTCATCTAATATGCCATAGTAGTAATTATAAGCCTTTTGTAAATCTTCTTTATCATATACTAACTCACTAATAGCTCTATCCGTAATATCAATTAACTCATCTTTCATTCGTTAAAAGAGCTTCTTTATATTCTACATAATCATATCTGCTATTTTTTAACTCCTATTTTAATATATTAAGAAACTACTTTTCATTTCCTTCAACATAAATTGTAGAAAATTCTGTATTACTTGGAATCCCAAATAAAAGACAATAGCCAAAATTTGTTTTGTAAATCTCAAGCCGTCCCTTGAAAATACAAGTATATATCTCACAAATAAGTTTTCTTACCTTATTATATAATGGATTCGTTTTTTCTAGGATCACTGCTGTAGACATAATTAGTATAATTATTTGAAATGTCCATTTTTATATTTATATTATTCTATTTAGGTATGATACCCCACCTCTTAATACCATTATCATCATAATAAAAACCAATATCCTACCATTCCTCAACAGATTCTTCTTTTCTCGGAATCATTCCTTGTAATTCCTCGTCCGCTAATAATGCCATAGAAAAAGCTGCTACCATATCAAACTTGGTTTTATTTTCAAGAGAATATCTAGTAAGCTAATTTAATAGCTCTGGAAACCAAATCTAATCGCAAAACTCCTCTACATAATTGGCTATTAAATCATTTTGATGATCAATAATAGTAGGAGTGGCTGGTGTACCTATTGTTCTAGAATGCCTCTTGCTGGTATCCATATAGGTAGCTCTCGGTCTATACATAAAATAATTAGCAAAACCTCTTGCTTTTGCATAGTTCCAACAAGATAGTCTGGTAGCCTCTATATTTACTTTTGCATTATACCAATACATCAGTTTTAATGCTGTCTAAAATGCCCTATCAATCTTATCAGGTCTTTCTAGATAATAAGCAACTGGTTTTGGAGGATTAACACCAAAAGCCCTTTTGAAAATAATAATACAGAATTTAGAAGGATCAGTAGTAGCATCAGAAGTTTGCTCCTAACCAATATCAATAGCATCAATTCCTGCAACATATAAGTTATTTATATCACCTTCAATAGGTTTCTCTAATACATGAAGACTTCCAGAATTTCCGGGAATAAAATCTACCCCCCTAATATTAGATAATTTTATTCCCTAGCTGCTATCCTTATAAAGAAATTTTAATTCCCCAGTCTATATGATAGGAACAGCATCTACTGATTCATTAAATTCATCTCTTACCTTCAATCCTCTATGAGTTCTTATATAGGCTATCTGATTAGCTAATAATGTTCTATTAAATTTATTACTACCTTCAAGAGAAAGAGCTTCATCTGCGGTGAAACATTGCTCTGCACAATATTTTAATAATGCAGATGGTTGATTAGCTAACTAATCCCTTCTTTGCTGATAAAACTCTTTGGCTTTTTCTTCATTACACCAACCTCTATTATCTAAAACATCTTGACTATTCAATGTTTTATATGCTGGTATAAAGAAACAAGAAAGTACTTCCTCACCGTCAGTAGTATAATTATGCTTAAATGGTAATACATTATAAACTGTTGGGGTTTCATATAATTTTCTAAGCCCCTCTGCACCTTTAGAATCACCACCGGTTCCACCAGTAATAGAAAGGCCTCTTTTTACACCACCTACATTAATAAGCTCCTCTCCTTTAATAAGAGACTCTTCAAGAATAGGATTAGAACCGGCCTCCTCATATATAACAAGATCTGCACGGTCTCCTCTCACCTTCTTAGAATCATCGGCAACTAAACCCTCAATTAAAGACATAGGACCGACTTCTACATACTAACCATCAATATTAGTAAGATATGAAGCTTTCTTTTCTAATTGATTGTTTTTTACCTACATAGGTCTTGAAAAAGCACTCTCTCTTTGGGCATTCTAAAAGTTTAGAATACTACTTACTTTAGACATTGTTTTTACAACATACTAAAGTAGATTGGCAGTAATAATACTGACACTATGGCTATAACAAATAAAAGTACAGGCAATAATACTTGCTACAATTTCAGAGAAACCACAAGAACGGTTTTTCAACATAGCACAATTCCATCCATAAATTCTACATAATTCATAATAATGAAAAAACTCATATTGATAAACTCTGAAATCAGGAAATATCTTCACCTAACCCTAGCCAACTTTAGAAGATACATTGGCATCTACTTTACAATAATTTAAAAAGAAATAATGTGGACCAGTAATTGTATAACCATTAATAGTTAATCCTTCTCTACATCTTTTATATTCTCTATCCCAAAACTAATTATATAATTTAGAGCCGGGAACAAACTAACAATAATAACCGGTCTTATCTTTATCTTTCCTAACTTCTAAAAATGGAGAAGGATCAAAATCTAACCCGTGCTAACCATCTATAGGCCTATATCCAGATGCTTCATAAGTACAATGAACATCAAAATATGGAATATTCTTTACAGACTTGTCATAGTCCCAATATAATACTTCATTGTTCTTATTAGTAGCTTCTTTCTTTGCCTATACAACAGCCTCCTCTATCTTAATATTTTCTTCTTTCTTTTCTTCTGTAATAATATCTTTAATAGTAGCAGATTCTATTTCTAAATCATTTTTAGCTGTGGCTTGTTGCGTTACAATAGGAGTATTAGATAATAATGATTTAGTTAACTTTGTAAGAGGTCTATTCTTTTTCTTACTAGGTTTTACTCTATCTAATCTCATACAAAATTAGGAATATATCCTTGAACAACTCCTGCCCTGTTCTTATTCTGTTCCAACATCTCTGTCTTCACAACCTATTCAAGAGCCTTTAATTCTTCAAGAAGTTTTGAACCATTGGCAATCTCTGCTTGAAGATCTTTCACTTTATAAATAGGTTTACCAGTCTATTCATCCCTTTCTTGTGGATCAACAGAATTAAAATAATCAGTAATCCTATCTACTGCTCTCTAAGAAGCATGAAGCAATTTGATTGCCCTACTACTATTTTGTAAATCTCTATATTTACGGCAAGCAGCCCTAAAAGTTGGGTCATTCCATTCTTTTTCTGTAATCTCCCCATCTTTTAGAGCTTCTTGATGTCTTTCTTGTACTGTATAATCTTTATAAAGGCTGTTCCAGTCGATAGCTAACCAAATATATGTAAACTCTCTAAACGCTCTTAGGTGCTCTTTTCCTGTAGGGTCTTCTTTACATTTATTCCTATTATCATCCATCAAATCACGAAATTCCTTTATTAATAATAAATTTCCATCTTCCAATTCTACCTTCCCAGTAGCATTATTATACTAAAACACTTTGAGCATAAGTCAACAATTTAAATTAGCACTTCTTCTTTCTCTTTTTTAATTCCGCCTTAATAATATTCATACCCTTGGTAGCACCACCCTTTGCGTGCTCACGAATTTCCATCTGCTTTTTGTTGTTCTCAATACACTTCTTGCAAAGAACACCACCAGCTTTGAAATACTCTAAATGAGTTCCTTGAGGGCATTCACCTTTAAGATGACGAAGATAATTCAACTTAGCACCAAAACGGGCAGCAGGTGTTTGATTAGATTGATCTTCTTGACCACCCTGCATCTACTGAACAATCTGCTGAATAACCTACAACATCTGAGATGCTTGTTCATCACCCTGATTAGCAGCCTATTGAATCTACTGAATAGTCTGCTGAGCATCATCGTCACCCTGCATAGCTGCCTATACTAACGCTACTATTTGCTGCTGTTGATCATCACCAGATGGAGCAGCACCACCATCCTAATATTTATTGTAATACATATTATTATAATTTAAAATTCCACCAGATTTAAAGTTTTCCTACCAAGTATTGAGAATTTCATCACCATAATTTATAGCAGATTTTGGTGTCCATTTGTTATCATTTCCAAAATTGCTATACATTAATCTACGAGTATTTGGATCAAAAACAATTCTCTAAGTAAATCTACGTCTATCTTTTACAAATTGACCGGCCCAATTCTAATCTCCTAACTCCATTTTACCAGTATCATCAAGATAAACTGCTAGATTAGGATTAAAAGCAAGCAATCTGCGTACGTTATTCTACTACGCCTTGGCCGCGGAGGCCTTTTCCGTCGCGATCGCCGCGCCCGCATCGGGGTTCTGAACATCAAGATCCGAACCCCATGAACCGTTATCTCCTACCCTAAGGCCCAATGCACCATTTCTCCAATTAGCATCTTGAAGATCTTTCTATATCGACTAATTTCTTCTTCTTACAGCATTAGTAGCCAATTGGAATTTATTAGACATAGTTTTCAAATCGTGTTTACCAAAGTGCTTGCCATAATCCTTAGTAAAAAGATCTACATTCCAGTTACCATCCACATTCTAATATGCAGCCCTAAACCAATCTGCAAGATTCTTATTTGACCCCTATGCAAGATCATTATAGAATGCATTCATTGTATTCTAACCATTTGCATTATCAAATCTTGATGACCTACTAAGAGCATTAAGTGAAGTAATAGCCTTTTCTCTATATAACTTTCTTCTCTCTTTTACATCATTTAAAAGACTATTATCAGACCTTATATTTTCATAAGGAGTCCCATTGACAGCACCCTATTGATAATCTTGAGGTGGAGTATTTGTAGTATTTGCAGGATGTTTAATCTGTTTAAATACATCAAATACTGCTTGGGATTTCTTACCCCATAAACCATCTGACCAATTTTGCTATTGTCCTAACCACGTTGTTAAATCTTGTACAGTTTTCAAATTCTATGTACCTGGAAGTACAATTCCTGCACTCTTCAATATGTTTAATGATGACTCACCTAACTACTGGTCCACATTACCCCAATTTCTTGAATCGGCAAGATATTTTTGTATATCATAGGCGGCATTTCCTACTTTTTTACCATAAAGAAGGGTATTATCTTTCTCTTTTCCTCTTAAATTGTAGTTATTAGTGGGAGAGGGAGGTGTATTCTTATCAGACTTTTCAGAATTATTGTCTGATGCAGACTAAGACACAGCACCAGTAGGCTACATATACATATTATTTTCAGGTTTGTACCCCCAACCAATCATTTCAGAAAGAACGGAATCAACCTTTTTTGCTCTATCATTCCAAGCCTCACCTTTTAAATGGTCTCCATGATTCCAAGTAAGGTTATTACCGCCCCCATAAAACTAAATTCTCATAATTTAATCAAGTCTTTAGTATTAAAAATAGACTCCTGAAGTAATCCATCAGAAGTAAACCATCTACATCTTATGCCCTTTAATGTAGGCTCACTATCATCTTTATTCTTAAATATATAAGTTTCCTTCCTAATAACAAGCATAATAGGCTTGTTAGGAATATCTTGCCGGAGAGTTACTAACTCCCCGGGTTTAAAAAATACTTTGTCTTCCATTAACCTTTTATTCTTTTAGTTAATCCAACATTTACCAACTGAAGAATAGAATGCTCATTAATAGAATAAAATCCCAATTTGTAAAAAGGAATTGGAATAGCATTTATCTTATAATAAAACACCGCATCTCCCGGTTTTACATACTTACATTCTGGACCTACCTCAATGACATTAGCAACACAAATCTTCTGCTCCTCTTCTTCCCACTCACCAGTATCAGTAGATTTATACTCTGGAGCATAACCGCCCGTATCTACAATAATATTTCCCTCTCTCTTAATCTGTTGAAAAGGATTTGTAGCATAAGGCTTTATCAAAACATTACTGTAATTAGGCAGAATCTCACACTGATTTAAATCAGCAACCATCTTGTTATGATACTCCTTCAATAAATCTTCGTGCTTATCAAAAGATTCCTGCTTGTCAGCAATAGCTTGATTTAACTTCGCTTTCTTATCTGCCATTGCCATCTTGTCCAAATCTCTATCATCTGCAAATACATCACCATCTGAAATACTATTAGCAACATCTAACTTACTTGCATTTTGCATATACACATTCTTACCATTAACTCTTGACATAATTCATTTCATTTTAATAATTAAACATATTACCATCTATCTAAAGGACATTTTGCATAAGGAAGACGTGTCTTAGCTTGAACTCTACAGCCGCATCCTCTCTTAAAACCTTCTTTAGGTGTCTCACTAACTTCTAAAGTTTCTGGATTCATGTATAATTTATAATTACATACACCACCTAAAGTGTCTTTTAATAAAGGACACTTCTTACATACAGCTAACCTCTTCTAACTAATATCTTCATTTCTACCTAATAATTCATTAATATGCCCTTCGGCAATATCCACACTTTGTTTCAATAAATCAATCATCAGTATTCTATTTCTTTATATTTTTGTTCACTTCTCTCATGTAATAACTGCTTCTTGTAATAAGCCAGCATCCTAATAACCTCTTTCTTTAAATATTGTAATTTAAACTGAACATTCCCACCTTCATGAGGATACCAATTCAATATCAACTCCCCTATCTTAGCATTGGGATCTAATTGCTGAACCATCCAAGCATAAGTGGATAATTGAAGTGTATAATGCCAGTAATTGCTATCTTGAATATTATTAAGAGGATATTTCATTGTAGAAAAAGAATTAGTATTACTGTCAAAGTAGCTCTTCTTTTCTATCTTAGAATTTGTATTATGAGTTACTAATAAAGAATATCCACATAAGTAAGTATTAGAAGGGCTGTCAACAGATATACATTGAGTAGGAACAACATCCACCTCTTTTATATATTTAATAGTAGTATAATCGTCATTATTAAATACTTGATTATCCTCAGTCTTAAAAGGATTAAATTGATCTGTGGTAAATATAATTGTACTATATTCGTGTCCCCCATTCTTTATTGTAGATTTACAACCAAGAGAAGCTAATAACTTCTCAATTTCATGGGCTAAATAAATATAGGTATTAATTACATATCCTGAATAACCAATGTCTCCACAAGAATCCATAATACCTTTTAATAATTCAAGTCTGTCCTCATAAGAAGATAATATATAATCATCAGGAATAAATTTAGTGTCAGTAATACCAAGAACTTTTAAATCAGAAGAAATATCTACTCCTTCTAAATTATCCATTAACCATTTACCAAATATATATGGTTCTATAGGAAGGGTTTTCTTTTCGGTATTTAAAGGCTTAGCATTTAATATTCTAGGAATATTATATTTGTCCTTTATAGGTAAAGAAGATAAATACCTTTTTAATTGAAGAGTAGTCATTACAGATTCTTTATAACTTCCATCCTCTTGTAAAAAAGATATTAACCACCGATGATCAATATCAGCAATAATATACTTTCCATTATCAAACCGAATTTTATAACAAGGATTGTAATGAATATTCGATTTGACAGTAATAGTACAAAGATTACCATCCTTGTCAAATACTCTATCACCAATATTTAATTTCTCCATAGTAGACCAACCCTTATTTGTAAGAATAGGAGTATCTAATGGAAGACCTTTGTGATCTATAATATGATAGGTTTCTCCCTGCTTCACAAGAACATCTATCTGACCAGCAAGCCTTAATACACCATCCTTGCTTATTCTACTAATTAAATACTCAGGATAAATACCATTTTCCAAATTTAATTCAGTATTACCTTCCTTACAGATAAATTTACCACCAATACCAAATTTATCTAGTTTACAATTATTTCCCTGCTTATAAAAAGAATGCTCTAATTCTGAATGAATTTTAGTACCACGAGCACAAGACTCCTCATTAGCTTTCTGCCACTCGTCTAAAATGTCTTGCTGCTTGGCAATAATATCATCTTTAGTAAAATCATACTTATCATAGATATTATCTGAAATCTTATGAGACTTCCTCAACTCATAAGATAAAGACTTCCAGTCCTCTTTTGGGACAAATTTCTCTAATGCCTTATATATAGACCAGAAATCTTTATCAAATGGTTGAGTAAATCTGTCAATGAGAGTTGTCACAGAAATAAATTTCGCATCAGGATTTGTTAAATCCCAATACTTGTGAATGTCCTCTCTAAAAACTACATTGCCATTTTTCTTATCATACATTTCCATAAAACACTATTATTAAAAATTCTTACTAACATCTAATATAGAGCTTAATCTCTATAATGGAACAGAAATACCTTTCATATAATTTACATAATGTTTTTTATTGTAAGAATCATAAAAAACAATTACTAAACCTAAAGGTAGATATTCTCCCTACATAGGATAAATCCCCACCTGCTTAAATTTTATATACTAAAATATCTCTGTATACAATCTGGGAAAATCTAATTTAATCTGCTTTTTAGTTCCAATATATCCACCCTCTGATTGAATGGTCTTTAACTCATCAGCAAAGTACATATATTCCCGAGATTTAAATAAACCACTATAATTCTAAGCATTAATCTTACCAGAAGACTGAGTAGTATAATCAAAATAAATGTATTCTAAATCTTGTAAAGACTTCTGATTATTATGATACGTACATAATAATACTCTCGAAATACAAGTATCAGAATGCTCTATTAAGGTTAAACAGTCATTAATCTCGTTAGACTTCTCTATCGTATATAATTCCTTATTTAACTAACGCTATGTCTAAGTCTCATACCTGTATCTGTCACAATAATATGCAACAACAGAAGGAACTAAAATCAAAATAATTAAAGTCTTAACACTAGATGGTAAAGAATTAATCTTAGAAAAAATGGAATATAAAAATTTAAATTTTTCCATAAATTATATTAATAATTCAGTATAATATATTTATTTTTATTTTTGTATAATGAGAAAATTATGGACGAAAATTTAATTAAAAAATTTGAAATTTTATTTGCAAAAAACGGAATCAAAATTAAAGATAGTACAAAAGGAACTTTTACAAAATATTGTAAAGGTAAAGTAACACAAGATTGTATAGATAAAGCAAAAAGAAGTGGAAATAAAAAGCTAATAAAGAAAGCTGTATTTGCAGAAAACGCTAGAAAATGGAAACACCAAAATGGGGGAATTTTAGATCAAGCATCATATCTAATTCCAATATATGGAACTTATAGAGCTGTGAAAGATGCTATTAAAGATCCTTCACTTTATAATATAGGTATGGCAGCTTTGTCAGCAGCAGGAGATATTCCAGTCATTGGCCTCGGATTCAAAGCTGCATCCGTTGGTGCTAAAGCCGCAAAGGCTGCAAAGATAGCTAAATCTTTCGCTAAAGCTAATATTGTAAATGCTAATGTAAAAAGAGCATAGGCCGCAAGTAAAGCAGAAGCAGCTGCACGTACCTATAACAGAGCTAAAAAGATGGCAGTTCCCGTAAAAATGATTCCTTAGAATGAGGTATATCTAAGAGCATTAGGGCAACGAGTAGGAGCTGCTGACAAATCTGCAAAGGCTGCTACAAATTATGCACGTCAGCTGATGAGACAACAATCATTATCTCCAGTAAAAGAAAGTATGAAAGCAATAAAATCTCTTAACTTTTCTCCCTTAATGATTAATGCTTTAGAGCCTGCCGCTATTAGTGTCAATGGATTACTCAAACACCAAAATGGGGGAAGATTAATGTAGATGTACACAGCTTTATTAAAAAGAAATATAGACCCACAACTTGCTTTTGAAACGGCAAGATTAGCTAAAATAGAAGATGGTAGACCGGGACATTATTATGTGTTTGGAAAAAGATCAGATAATGTAGAAAAATGGGCAGATCAAGCTGTAGATAGTTTGACTACTGGAAGATATACCAATTTAAGGAATATTAAAACTCATGAACAATTTAAATAGGGATTGAAAAATAAGAAATATAATCCATTCCCCATTTTCTATAAAAAGATGGATGTAGGCAGAGAAAGAGATAAGCGGATAGTAAATCAATATAATAAACAACATAATATTAAATTAATAACCATGGCAGATAATATAGACAATCATTATATGAATAATATGTATATACCTGAAAAGAATACGGTTGTCCCTACTATAGAAGTGCCTGCAGAAAATAAACATTTTACTATCCCAGTTAATTATGCAAAAGAAGGTTAGAAACTTAAAAAGAAATAATAATGAATTTTGATACATTTATAGAAAATGCAGAACCATATGCGGCAGGTGCTGCATTAATCGGGACACCTCTAATGTTTTTAGGACCTATTGGAGGAGCAGTAGGGAAAACATTACAATTCCCATCAATTCTAATAGATGCATATCAAGCAACTAGAGATGCATACAGAGCATATAAAAGCTCTAAAGAAAAAGATAAAAGACGATATACTATGTCCGCTCTTGGAAATGGAGTAGAATTAGCTATGGGACTCGGTGGAACAAAAATAGCTAAATTTGGATTACAAAAAGCCGCTTTTAAAAAACCATAGAATTTTTTAAAAAAGCCAAAACCATCATTAATAACAAGATCGAATGGACGTAATTATCAAAATAAAAAACAGGCTTATGATAAATTCTGGAGAGATACACGTGATATGGCAGAACAACAATTAAAAGATTCTGGATATCCAAGAATTACACCTCCTGTATTACAAACCAGAGCTAATACAATAGCACATCGAAGAATGAATGACTTATATGCGGATGCTACAAATAAAAGTATTCTTTTCGCTAAAAAAGCAGCTCCATATGTAGAGAACACTGTATTCCAAATTCCTAATATTAAAGATATACTTAAATGAAAAACCTTATTCCAAAACAACAACATGGTAATAAGATATGGTTCGATACATCTGTCCGATATAAAAATAAACAAAATGGTAAAGGAGTATGGAAAAGAGGAAACCATATAATTCCTCTCGGTAATAAAATAAAAAATAAAGATGGTTCATACTGGCAATTAAATAGTGATGGTACACATACTGTATTATATACAAAAAGAGGATATGTAAATAGAAAACTCGTTAATGATGCAACATAGAAAGCAATGAAAGAAGGAAGTGTATATGATAGTACCACTAAAAGGGGAACTAAAATAGGATGGAGAGCTGATAATAGCTTGTTATCAGACCATGATAGAAAAATGATAAGACAACAAGCACAAGCGTCTAATGTTGCAAATAATACTCCTAGTAATGTATATAATACACCAACTAGTAATTGGGATCCCGGAAAAACCCCTATTAAAAATAAAAGGGATTATTAGAAATGGTGGATAGCTGTTAACCCTGATTCTGGAGATAGATATGATTCTTGGCAAGATATGCAGACTGCTTATGATGCATATTAGCAAAAATTAAATGGAAAGCCAGTAAATATTACTTACATTCCTACATATTTTTATGATCCTGCAAAAATAAAAGAGTAGAATCAATATGCTTATTAGTTATCACAATATGGTACTCTACATGATATCATCTATAAAAAAGGAGGACCAATGAGATTGTTGAAAGAACTAACAGCTAAAACAGAAAAAGCAACAAAAAACATATCTAAAATTACAGAAAAACCCTCTCAAAAACTATTACAACAAAAACCAAAAACTCCACAAAATAAAAAACTAACTAAACACGTATAGGGAGAAGAAGCAGTTAGAATGTTTAAAGAGTATGGAGGTATACCAATTCCAAAAAAAAGTGTTAATGGAAAACAATTAAGAATGTATGTAAATGAAGCTAGAGAAAAATATGGATTAGTGGGTAATAAAAATATTACTGATACAGAAATAGCTCAGGCTTTATATAAACACGTAAAAGAATTGGGTAAAGGAAGTGCTGCTAAAAATTCATAGGGAGAACCATAGCTGCTATTTAGAGGGGATACTAAATCATATACTCAGCTAAAAGATAGAGAACTAGATACTGATTATATAGTTATGGATAACGGCTTGGGAACACTGTTTACTGGAGAATTTCCGGGGTATCGAGCGGATTACCCACTCAGAGTTGGATCATCTAGATATTTAGATGGATGGTATCTAAACCCAGAAACTGGAAAATGGACATATAGAAATGGAGGTACAGGAACTAATAATAATACACAAAAAGGATACCAGATGTTCTATAGACCCTTTCCAAATAAACACGGTGAATTACACCCAGCAGGATTTATAAAAGCAGCTTCTACTCCAGAACACCCTAATGACTTAAATGCATTTGTAGTAAGAACACCAGCAGTAAGAAATTCAGATAGAGAAATTAGCGTTCTTAATGATGATTTATTATTAAGATTACCAACACTTAAAACACAACGCTATAAATATAATAAGGATGAAAAAAGAATCGTAGATACAGAAATGACACCAGAAAGATAGGCATCTAAAGAAATGATGGACAGGATTCTGGGAATATCACCAGAAAAACGATAGAAAATGACAGATAAAAGCGCATTGTATGAACATTATTTTAATGTACTACAAGACGCAGAAAGAAAACAACAAGGACTTTTAAAATCATCTAGAATCGGTGAAAATGGAGTGACTAGCAAAAATAGTTTAAGAGAAGAACATCCTTATTATTCATACTTTGTGGTACCTAATTTTAATAAATAGAATGTAAAACATATATTACCCTATGATTTACGTATTCCCCGAAATTGGAATGATCCAAATATCTTTAGAATAATCGTACCAACTATAGGAATTACAGGAGTAGTAAACTCTAATAACCAATCTTCTTGATATATAATTGTTCCATAGTAAAACTACATTAATGGATAAATCATTTAATTCATTTTTAAAAAAATATAAACATACTCATAAATGTATATTATGTGGTGAAAATGCGGATTGCTGTCTGGAATTTCACCACATAATACCAAAAGAAAAATCTTTCTCACTTAGAAGTATAAATGAAAGCAAGTATAGTAAGGAAGAACTAATTAAAGAGGTAAATAAAACTTGCCTACTTTGTAGTAATTGTCATAGAAAACTACATAATAAGATATTATAGGTATCAAATGAAGAACTATTAGAGAAGAAAGTAAATGTAAAAGATTATTGATATGAAAAATGTAATACAATGTGTTAGAAGTATATTCTCCGCAGATTCTGATTCTATATCCTCTAAAAGAATATGTGGATTCATCGGATGGATAGTATGCTTAATAATAACACTATATTGTTCATATACTAATAAACAAGCACCAGAAATTACTGACACAGTAGTAATAACTAGCGCAGCATTGTTAGGAGTGGATAGTATAACAGGAATATGGAAACGAAATGATAGACTTTAAAAACCACCTAGCTGAATATGTGGATATGGGATTTGAACCAGTAATGGATAAAGCATATCTAAATATACAAAACCTACAAAATAATTTAGATGATATTCAAAAACAAACTAAAAAATTATCCACATTTGAATAGTTTCAAAAAAATAGCCAAGATATTAAAAGCAACTTTCCAAAAATATCTGTAAATACAGATATGACACTGCCAGAACTATTAGACCAAGAAGGAGTACACTATAAAATAACAAGCGCATATAGACCTAATAGTAAAACAAAATAGGGAAGAAAAAGTAACCATAGTGTAAAAAATGGAGCATATGATATAAAACCCGCTGATGGATACTCATGGGATGATTTGAAAAGAGAAATATATTCTAATAAGAATATAAGAATGTGGATGGAAAAAAAAGGATGGGGAATAATAGATGAAACAAACCCATCCACAATGAAACAAACAGGAGCAACAGGACCACATTGGCATTTCGGACCAGATACACTGGCAGTAAAACAATGGAATGATAATGTCATAAGATATGGACAAAATGGATTTAAATTTGAAGATAACCTCTCTCAAACAATACCTACAAACGTAAATAATAAAACATCTATATTACAATATATTGATGATATCGAATCACAACTAGATGATGATGACGATGATGATGAAAACCCATTCACAAAGAAAATAGAAACACCAGATGATGCACTGTTCCCTATAATAAAACCAAAAATACCTAAAATGAAAGAAGATAAAAAAGAAACTAAATACACAGGAAATATTCCAAATCTTATACACGAAATGATTCCAGATCAACAAAAAGCAGATATACTTACTAGTATCGCTTACTAGGAATCAAGATTTAATCCAAACGCCAAAAACCCAACTTCTAGTGCCAGCGGATTGTTCCAATAGACAAATGCTAATAAACAAAAATATGGATATGGAGATGTAAGAACATAGATTAATGCTGCTAGTAAAATGTATGATGATGGATTAAAAGAAATTAATAAACTAACTAGTAAATATGGTAATAGAGGTAAAACCCTTAAACAACTAATGTACGCCTACTGGTTTAGACCAGCAAGCCTTAGAAATTTCCTTATAAATGGAAATGATTCATATAGTGATGCACAAGGAACAAATATTAATAAAATAATGAGTAAAGTCTAATATGGCAGAATTATAGGAAGTAACAGTTACCGCAGCTCGACCAAAATATAGTAAGAGATTCGGAAACTTTTATTATAGCCCAAGTAAAAAAAGATGGTTTAATAAAAACCAATCGGGATTCATACCTAAAGGTAATAGAATATTCTTTAATAATAAAATCCTACAACTAAATTCTGATGGATCCATAACAACACTAAAAGATGATAAAATAGATAGAAGAAGTACATGGGAAAAAACATATGCTAAAAAATGGGGAAACCAACCATACACTTTAAAAAATCTAAAAACAGAAGCATAGCTGGATTATTATAATAAAACACTCCCTAAAGAAAAACCTGATTGGCTGACATAGGCAAGAATAAATACTTCAGAAAATAAAAGTAGATATCTAGAAGGAAAGAAAAAACTAAAACAAGGAATCAAAGATAAAGATACTAAATACGCAATATCTAGAGACAAAAGAACCAAATTAGGATATGAAACTGCTGATGCTATAAAAGATACATTCGCAGGAATGATAGGTGCTACAGCAGCCGTAGCTGCAGCCCCTACTGCCGCTCTATATCCTATTATACACCCGGGAAGATTTATAGCTTCAGTAGCAAGCTCAAGTGCTGCAGACGCTGCTTTACAAAAAGCAGGATTAGATGATAAATCTTTAAAAGGATTCGGAAAACCTGTAAGAACCCTTTTATCTATGTTTGCAGGAGGAATGGGAGATGTTGCAGCTAATACTATAAAACAAGGATTAGTAGCACTAGAAACTAAAGCCGCAAATCAAGGAACTAAAACACTACTCGGAAGTTTTGCAAATAAAGCTAAAGATAGTGCTATATTCGGAGAAAGAGGACTCTTAAACCCAACTATCAGAGGAACTGAAGGACAAACACCATTCTTCGTAACACCAGAAAATAGTATTAAATTCAATGCTAAAAATATAGTACCAAATGTTTTATTACAAGCACCTAATGCCGCTGTGGGAACTGCTGTAAGCCTTGGAGCACAAACAGTAGAACCAGATTTTGTAAAACAATCAACAATAGGAAATGCAATTTGGAATTATACAGTTCCATTATTATTGGGAAAAGGAGCTGTCAGAAAAGCTGCATATAGTGCTGAAAGAGGTTCTCATGGATAGGATAATCCTATCAATGGAGCATAGGATTTTGTAAACTATATGAAAGCTAGATTCTCCCTCCTCCCTATAAAAAGTGGTGAAAAACAATTGATGCCGTGGAATCCAAGATATAGAGAAGCTATTAGACAAATGGATAATTATAATAATAGCTTAAAAAGAAATAAATCTGGAGAAACAAAAGAAGCACTTGAATGGAAATAGTATCTTAAAGATAACCCAGATATGAGAGAGTCTTTATAGCAGGTTGTTCAAATTAGAAAATTTGCCGCCCCATATACCGGAACATATGCTACTAATAATCCAGAAGGAAACGCAAATGCATTCGGAGCAAATAATCTTGGAGTATCCGCAAGAGGATCAGTTAATGGTAAAAAATTGTCAGATATAGAAGGATTTACAGATCAACAATTTAAAACACCTACATATAATGAATTTACATCACCTCTGGGAAGCGTATACCAAGGAAGAAACTATGGAGTAAAATCTGTAGATGATATGCTGAGAACTCTATCACTGGCTAATGGAACAAAAAATGAATCTAATATGTTCGCAATAACTACTAATGCTGGATAGGAAAATGCTAAAAATATGTTTAAAGAATTAAACTCCCTATATGTATATGTAAATGGAAAACTTACACCATTAGTAAATAATGGACAAATAGATATGAATGCTCTACAAAACTCTGGAATTAGTATGAGAAGTAGAGATTTCCAACTAGGAACTGATGCAACTACAGGAAAAAGAATAGTCAGTAATGTGGACGGACATAGAGCATACCCAACATTTAGAATCGGAAAAGATGGAACTCCACAAAAAGCATATACTATACAAGTGGATGTGGCAGGAGGGGCTACTATGGGATCTCATGGAAATACAGGACTTCTGGCACCTATGATTGATGCTACACATAAAAATACAATAGCAACAGTAAATATCCTAAAAGGCGTACCAGATGATTTACTAAAAAATAGATTCTCTAACGTAAGTAATGCAGTCCACCTATATAACCCAGATAAATTTACAGGATTAATAAAAAAATGGGCTAATTGGAAAAATAAAAAACATATTGAAAATGCTAGATCCATTCTGCTAAATGCATATAATTAGGAAATGAATGATATACAAACTAGATTACAATATCATCAAAACCTTTCCTATATAGACCCAATTACTAAAAATAGAGTGTTCCTGTTAAAATAGCCAACAATACCAAAGAAACTGGGAAAGAAATCAAAAGGAGAAATATTGTGGACTCCATTTGAAACTTACTATAATACAATAATGCAAAATTTAATGAAACCATGATTATAATACCAATCTTACATAAGAAAAATAAATTCTCAACTATTAAACTAAAATCAATAGATAAAGATCAAAAAATGGGAAGAAAACCAGTAACATATGTTGATGGAAAACCATGCTACCTAGATGGAATGGGAATAGCACACCCAAAAAAGAAATAAAATAAAAAGCCCGACACATATAAAATATATGCCGGGCTTTTTTTATAAATGAAAAAGTGAAATCATCTGTCTTGATCAATACTTAACTTGTTTAACTCGTCTAAATAATCTAAATAAAATTGCTCATCCAATAACTCGTATCGATTGGCAATATCACGTATAAACTCAATGTCATTTAAAGACTTCTTACATAATGATTTTATATATCGTGTGTTATCCATTATCCCTACTCTTTACTACCTCACTAAATTCATCCTTATCTAAATACCAAAAAGGCTTGCTGCCATCCTTGTAATACATATTAATAAAATCTTTGGGATGTAAAGCTAAATGACATAACACCCTAAATACATTGAAAATGTTACTGTCATCCCAACCAGAATGACTGCCACGAAAATAAATAATTATAGGTAATAAGAAAAAACCTACAATAACACCTAATAAAAACGCAAACATTAATCTAATTTCTCGTAAATATTCATTATAGTACTACCATTAGGTAATCTAAAATGATGCATGATAATAGAATCGCCAGATCCTATTTCTTAGATTTAGAAATATCTAAAATCTGTATATCATCTATAGATAGGCTCATCATACATAACCCATCTAAATAGATACCTCATAAACCTTATCTTTAAATCATAGTTAGGGCACCAGGATTTGAACCCAGACTAAGTGGGTTAGAGCCACCTGTGCTGACCATTACACCATACCCCAATAAAAAACCTTAAAAGTAGGCCATCACCCCTACCTTTAAGGCGTTTGCCAATAAGCAAACTTATTTAACCAGCTGATTAAGTTTGTCTATGTAAACCTTTAATACTAACTTAATTAACTCCTTGATCTTATCGTAATCACCATTATCATATAACTTATTAACAATAACAAGAGGCTTACCAGTAACCTCCTCAAACATATCCATTAAGATAGACCAAGTATCTTCATCTATTTCAGAAATAAACTCATCTAAATCCTTAGAAGGAGATTCCTTGCGAGTAAGAGTGATAATAACACTATCATCATCAACATTCACTAAACCCCTGTAAGAATAATCACCGTCCGTGAAATCTAATTCCTCCGGCTAAATATTATCAAAATCCTTGATAATATCACTAAATAAATCTTCATTAAATATTTTCATAATCAAATCATTTTTATAAAACTAATATAATAATAACATTATAATTTATACCATTAAAAAATGTTAAAAAACAAAATATTACTAGTTTATAAAAAAATGAGAATCTCTTCATAATCCTATACATAAGTGCTTGAAAATCAGACATTTAAAAAATGAACCCTGAGGTCATAAAAAAAATGAGCTGACCAATACTACTCCCTTATATCTACTACACCTCTAAGATGAATTTTTCCCTAATGAAAAAATTCTGAAAAGAAAAATGTAAAAATCTTATCTAAAAATCTAAAACTAAAAATAAAAATGTAGGGGAAAATTATACATATTTACAACCGTAAATATAAAATGATGGAAAATAATAATGTAAGGATATAGCTATCCCTAGCCGATTCTTAACATCTTAAAAAATCAGCCTAACAATAAAAAAATAAAATAAAAAAAATTAAAGAGGAATGCCGTAACCCTCACGGAAAGATTCAATAACCTCCGCTCCAGTAATACCTGACCCCTTATATAACTCGCCTAATAGTAACATAGTAGCATTCTCATTCTCTTCAGCAGAATAACGCTTACATAAAACAGAACGAGCCTCCGATAAATCTATATGGCCACTCTCGTCAGTAGCCTTATAAATCTTATATAAAGCCGCATCGTCTATACAATACTCAACTAAATCGTAAGTTAACTGATATTCACGATATGCAGAATGACGAGACTTGCGAAAAATACCATTCTCAACTAAACAATAATAACCATCCTTACACCTAATCAAACCATTACGGATAGCACACTTCAATAAAGCAATAATGTAAGGACGACAAATGTTTAACCTAGAACATAACTCACTAATCGTCCAATAACAACGATTAGTGCTGTTAACACAACAAGCCTTAAATAAAACTAAAAAACTTATTAACCTCGTATCTAAACCACTATTCAATAATCTACCTAAATCTACCTCATCATAATGAGTAGTATCAATCTTGTAAGAATTTACCCTAAAGTAACCCTTGGGACCTTTAACACCACGATACTCCTTTGTAACTAAACCTAACTCTATAAAACGCTTAATGTGACGCTTAACAGTAGAAGTACTCCGGCCATTAGATAACGTAGACTGACGAACATGACTGATGTCAGTGCGAAAATCTGAGTGCTTGCGCAATTTTAAAAATGTATAAACCTCAGATAACTTCAATTCCTTAATGCGCTCGGGAATCTTGAAAATTTGATTACATTTTTTCATCTTTAAAAATTATTTGTTAATAATAATAATATATATATAAACGTACACACCATATCAAAAAAAAAAATATAAATTGAAAAAAAAATTTATATGAAAAAATAATTAAAAAAGAAATGAGAAAAAATGAAAAAATAATGTGAAAGAAAAGAGAGAGTAGTGAAAGAGAGAAAGTTATGAGGGAGAGAGTAGAGAGAGTTGTAAGGGAGAGAGTAGTGGGGGAGAGAGTAGACAACCCTAGTCAAGCCCCCCGTCCTTCGTTATGGAAAACCGTTTCGCTATCGCTTCACGTTTTTCCATCCCTCAGTCATGGGGGGGGGATAGTAGAAAATTTGTCTTCAGCAGCAATTGCGTTAATGCTTCTGCACCGCAAAGCGGTGCGCATCATTGCGCAATACTCGCTGCACGGGCAAGCGTCCGTCCCGATTTGTCGGACGCACAACACAATTTATTATGGCAATTATGAAGCTGGGGGCTTCCACCCCCAAAGTCCCTAATGGGACTTACAAACTCCTCGGCGTAGAAGCCGAGGAAAAAGAGGGGAGGAAATACCCCTCTATATCGTTCTCCCTCGAGGGGCTCGAGGGAGAGAACAAGGGCAAGAAATACCTCTTGCCCTTGGGATTCTCCTCACGCAAATGGGGCGTGCGTAAGAACAATCGGGAATTTGAATGGATTCCCGATGAGCAGTGGGTCTCCCTCATCAGGGAGACCCCTGAAACGAATGAGTTTACCGCTAAATGGGGCGGTAAACTTCAAATCTCCCTTCGGGGAGAATTTTTCGGTGCCATCATAAAGAGTGATGGCACTTTCTTCGGTGGCACGCTTTATAGCGTGACCCCGAAACTGCCAAAACGGGCAGCTAAAAAATAGCTGCCCATTCAATCCCCATCCTCTATTTGCTGGCATTCTTTGCCAGCATTTAGGGGGTGGGGTTTTTGATTTTCTCTTACTGGAGAAAATCACCTTTCATGCTTGCTTTTCTTGCAAGCGTTCTCTTACTTCATTTTGGGGGAGTGGGATGGATTGGGAATGATTTTGTCAACCCCAGTCACCGACCTATTTTATCAACCCCAGTCACCACATAGTTTTCTCAACCCCAGTCAATGTGCGTATTAGGGAGTATTCCCTTAGCGGCAGGTTGCTGTGGTGTATAAGGTATTGAGTGCACAATTAAAAAAAATAGGGATATGACAAAGACCATGTCCCTGTCCAAGGGTATGCGTCGACAGTTGTTCGACGTAGCTTTGGACAGGGCTGAGGTTGCATGCCCCGATGTGGCAAAGGAGATGTGGTACTTTCGTGGTGCCCATACTCCCGGAAGCCTCTTCAGTGACGTACAGCAGTATGTCGATGAAGAGTGCTACATCGGAGAGGATGTAACCTCATATGGCAACTCTCTCTTTGGAAAGGGAGAGGAGTTCGCATATCTTCTTTCGGATGTGTACCGTGAGTACGGATTCGGAAGATATGTGGACTTCAAGTAGCCGGAGTTTTCGCACGCTTTTTCTTGGCAACAGAAAAAAGCGTGCATTAGATGTTAAACCGGGAGTAGTATAGTGCTACTCCCATAAAATTAATCAAAAATGATTGATCTTCAAAAAGAAGAAGCCCAACTGGTAGCACAGGGTGGGCATGTAGGCAGCACCTTTAGTGGTGCTGCAAACGTAGAGCCTGTAGAGGCTCTCCAGAAGGGTGACAAGTTCACCCTTCCTAATGTTGAAGACTTTAAGGTCTTCAACCAACCAGTTACTGGAACTACCCAGATGTATCAATACCTCTGGGTGGAAATAACTGACTCCAAGGGAAAAATTTCCCGAAAGCAGATTTCGGGAAATACCTTTGGCAGAAAGGTCCGCCTCTATGATGAGGTGGGCAATCAAACCACGGACACTGATGAGTGCCGTGGTACTGCTTCCGATGAGTATCGGAAGCACCCAACTAAGCAAGAGGCAATGGCCTCTTTAGCTGGGAAGAGTTTCATTGTAAAGGACGCATGGCAGGCCAAAACGCGTTCTTACAACGAACAACCATACCGTGAGGTATGGCTCTATGACATTGATATTGCTTAATCAATGACAGGGGGTGAGAATCCCCCATTCTCCTTACTGGTGTATTGATATAGGTTCGATTCCTATAAGGAGAACTTCATTTTTCGTTTTTTATATCGTAGTTGTCGTGAGATAATTACGATACCTCTTTCCCCACAGCGGTGGGGTTTTTGGGCTTTATGGTACATAGACATAGTTCGATTCTATGTAAGCCCTCTAAGTATTAACAATTAAAAACAAACACTATGAAAGAAATGATAATTATGCTTAGTGGAGATAAAAAAATTTATCTTACCGAAATACATTCCAAATTTTCATTTGGGATGTATAAAGATACAAAATTTGCGATCACCAACAAACTTTTGAACAAGTTGTTGAAGATGAACGCTGCTGAAAGAAATACCCTTCCTTTCCGATTGGAAAAAGATGAAAACCAGCCATATCTATGGCTGGAAGCACAGATATTTTCCCGTTTCTAAAATGGGAAGATATATAGCAAAAATAGACGGGGAACTATTCCCCGTCTTTTCTCACTTTGGTGAAAGTCTGTATGACTTTTACCAAAGAATTAATAAAAATAAAAAAATAAAAATAGGATTAAAACAATGAAATATTTAATAAGGTTCATAAAGCGGCTGGATTTTTATTCAGCCTCTCTGCTCCTATTTGTTTTAATAGGAGCATTCCTAAGCGTGTTTGTATGGAAATGCGAATTTTTTGCCGTATGTTTTACGGCATTGAGTGTGCTATTCCTCATAATTATCAATACAGATATATTTGGGGAATAATATGAAAAGCTGTCGTGTTGTGAAATACGGCAGCTTATAGGCTTCATGGTGTATAATGTGGTTCGATTCCACATAAGCCTACTGATTATTAACAATTTAAAAGCAAACATTATGAGAACTGAAATGAAGAAATTAGTGATTGAAAGTCTGAAAAACAGCAAGAAGTTTGTTAACAGACTTTCTATGTACCTCAGCGATGAGGCACTGGAGGCACTTGTTTGTGGAATGCCCCAAACGGCGAGAATTAAAGATATGAAAACATATCTTGCAAAATACTCCACGAACAATCATGTAATCATAAATGCCGAAGTTGATTACGTGAACATTGCTCAGGTATGGGTGAAGGAAGAATACACGAGAATAGTGTATGTTTCCAGTGAAGAAAATAAGAAAAAAATCGAAGCTGGGGAGTACGCACTCATCAGTGGAGAGAAATCTGATGAGTATCCTATAAAGGCTACTCAAACATTTCATAGCAGTCGGTCCTTCGATCTGGATGACCCAGAAATAGAGGTCATCTATTACTAAAATAAAAGCACTCGGGAGAAATCCCGAGTGTTTTTATTAATAATACCACTGTTTATAACAATGAAGTATTATGGACGTTGTTATGGTTTAATAGTTGGTTGTGGTTTGATGTAGGAACAAGACGACAAACAACTATTATATTATATATCTTATCTATATTATTAGTTGTGGTTTGATGTAGGAACAAGACGACAAACAACGAAAAGTATTTAAATAGTCAATAAACTAATTATGGATGTTAACCCTAATTTTGAAAAATAATTCAGAAGTATTTTGGATTTAAATATAATATCTATGAAAATAAAAAAAGGTGAAATTGTTGAAACTACTGTCAGTAGTATTCAATGTAAAATGCTGATATTATATGTATTCCCTACTCCTACCATCATAAAACTTGGTAAATCAGAAGCGGCAGTATATAAATACATAGTCTTCACTAACTCCCAAATATGGCTTGTAAAGAAAATCATCTATAGAAAAAGAAATTCACAAAAAGAATCTCCTATATATGATGATGCATATAATACCATGTGGGAAAAAGAAGATACCATCTGTAATAATTGTATTCTACCAGACATATTCATAAATATGTAAATTTGTATAAATTACAATCCTCTAAAATGTGGTATATATAAAAGGTACGCGCGTACATTATATATATAGAGAAAAATAAATTAAAAAACTCTATCATGTGAAAAAGTTTTCCCAGAAAACTCAAACACACAAAAAAGTTTTAGGATTTCCAAAATCAAAAAACTCAAATGTGAAAAAATGTTAACACATGAGAACTACACATATGTAGGATGCATTAGAATACATTAAAGGTATACAGAGAATTTACATTATATTAAAAAATACAAGGAAAGAATGAAAAGAATATAATAAAACATACTAAAAGAAGACTGAAAAGGCCCGAAAATGAATATAAGACCCCATTTCAAAATGTCAACTTAAAATGCAATAACAGCAAAAAATGACATTTCAAAATAAGTAAGACGATAAAAAAAGTATTCAAATAGTGAATAAAATAATAAAAATATACTAACATTGAAAAATGACGACAGCAGAAGATAACATAGAAGGGTGTAATGAGGAAAAGAGTAGTACTCTCCCCCCACAAAACCACCTAAAAATCCTCATATAGGTGTTTTTTAGGGTTAGGAAAAATCTTCCCACTTTGTCAAAAATTTTTTTTCAAAAATTCGGTAAATTTTATTTTTTTATTTTTCACTATTATGTATTTCTTTTTTTCTTTTATTTTATTTTCATTTAGTTTTCTTTTTCATTTAAAAAATCCTATTTTTTGATATTATCATTACTTATATTTTGCATTATTGCATTAGTGTATATAATTATTTATATTTAGGGTTATTTACTTGTTTTTTATTTTTTTTTTGAATTACAAAAATCAGTTATATGAAGAAATTTGATGTTCGCATTCAGATTGTTTTTTTAAACGAATTGAAGAGCAGTTTTCAGATTTTCACTAGGGATGAGTTACTGAGTGAGTTTAGGCGTGTTGGTATACCTTGTAATCAAATCTTTTGGAGTGTTTTTCGCAACTCTGGATTGATTATTGAAGTATTACCAAATACGTATAAATTCACCAATCCGGGTAAACCGATATATTTTCGTATTTTGGATCGAATTTATCAAAAATATCGTGAAAAAATAGAAATTTACCAACATAACAGTGAATTGAAGAAGAAAGAGATTGCGTGTATTAATTTTTTATTAAAGAGGGGTTATAAAATATATTTACCATGAGGGATTATAAGGTAGAAATTGTTAAAATTTTAGATTGGCGATTAGAGTGTATGACTATGATAGAGGATGGGGATTCTATTATGTTTAATTCAGAGGAGGAGGAGAGAGTTGTTCTTTCTTTTTTAATGGATATGCATATTGGGTTTTTGCTTACCAATCATAGGATTACTATTATTGAGCCATATGTTTATATTAGAGAAAATTACATAGAGAAGTTTTCTGTTGAGTACAAGATTTCAGAGAAATAGGTTATATGAGGTATTTTGTAAAAGTTGTTAAAAGGTATGACAAGTTGTACCTTCCTAATGTAGCTGTTCATGGCGATCACATTATTTTTGATAACATGAAAATATCGGAGTGTGTTTATTCTTTTTTTAAGGACAGAGGTTTTGATGTCAGTATGATAAGGAATGCATTGTTATTAGACGATTGTATGTCTTTGCATATTGGTGTTGATAGTTATATTGAATTTCCAACAAACATTTATAAGATAGTAAAATGAATTATTTTATCAAGGCTACTCCTAATAAGGATCAGTTATATTTGACGAATGATATTACTCCTAAGGGTGATCGTGTTTTATTTGGGAATACAGAGGAGGCAGATGTTGTTTTTTCTTTTCTTGCATCTCGTGATTTGGATGTAAAGAGGGATGGTAATTTACTCATTCTTGGCAATTCTTTGAAATTGAAAGAGGGGGAAAATTGGTATATTGAGTTTTATGTATATGAATATGAAATAATTTAGAAGACGGAAGGGGTTACGTCCCCTTCCTCATTATATGATAATAACTGTTTTAGGTAGGTTTATTAATGATACCACTTTCAAATTTGGTGACAGAAGTATTTTGTTTCCGAGGGGTAGTTATAGATTAAAGAAGTGGTATTTTGCAAATATAAAGAATGGTAAGATATTAAGCATATGTGGTTAGTTAGAGCAAAGGTAAAGAATGAGAAGTATTATTATTTCAATGTATGTCTTCTCAATGATGTAGATGATTTATCCAAATTAGTTTCATATTTAGATGATGAGTATGGGATTAACAATTTGCGAGAGGATAAGAGGTCTTCTGACAAGATAATATTGAAGAATGACAGAGATGTAATTACTATTTCTAAAATTGAAATTTTATGAAGAAGTTTTTATTGTTAGTTTTTAGTGTATTTAGTTTAGGTGTTAATGCTCAAGTAGTTTACGAGCAACCGAAGTTTTTTGACAATGTAAGTGTGGGTGTATTTAGTGGTGTTGGTACTTCTTTATCATTTACCAAAGTATTTCCATTGAATACCAGTGTAGGTGTCCGTCTTTCCAAGGACATTACTCCCAAATTTGGGATGAGTGCAGAGGGTGCATATACATGGAATGAATCTAATCTTGCAAGTTTTCGATTGAATAGTCATTATAATCTTATTAAGGCAGGCAAGTTTATTTTGTCTCCTGAGGTTGGTGCTGGTTTGGATTGGGATCTTCATGGTGGTGTAGATCCTGCAGTTAAGACTGGTCTTTTGTTTACTTATGACAATCCTCTTTCCTTTTATATCAATCCCACAATTAATTGGCGAGTAAATGATATGAAGTTTAATAAGAATTGTTCTAATTTAGGAGTGTATATAGGCATTCAATATAGATTTGGCAAATTCAAGTCTCACAATTTGGATGATTATAAATCTCTTAATGAGCAACAGAATGATGAGATTAATAAACTCAGAAAGGAATTAGACAAGAAGTCTAAAGAGAGGATTATTATTAAGAATGAGACTATTTCATCTGATCGTGTTGTGTTCTTCTCTCAAAACAGTTCAGATCTTTCTGATGCAAGTAAGAGGACTCTTGATCTCATTCCATGGGGAAGTAATGTAATTTTGGAAGGTTATGCATCTCCAGAGGGAAGTAAATCTTACAATAAAGAACTTTCAGAAAAGAGATGTTCAGTTGTGGAAAAATATTTGAAAAATAGAAAAGTGAATGTTGGTAAATCAACTGGATTTGGTTGTGTAGATGAAACATCGAATCGTGTTGTAATTATTAAAGTAAATTAACATTTATGAGGGGGAAGAAATTCCCTCTCATTTTCCTTGTTTTTTTTGGCAAGTATTTTGGGTTCGATTCCCAATCAAGGAGCTTATTTTTTTTTAATTTAGAAGTTATGAATAATTTTTATAATCCAGATGGAATTTATGTATCTCTTCCCAACTACCAAGTAGATACAGAGGTGGCTGGTAATTAGCCTTTTGGCCACGGGTTTGTGATTGCTGTTAATGAGGACACAGGCAGTACTCGTGGATCTGAGTATGGGAGATATGGAGGTAGAAAGGGTTCAGCACATAGAGTTGTTGTTCCAGATTTTAAGATGAAAAAACCGGGAGATCCTACACCTGAAGAATTGCAGTAGTATAGCAAGGTGCTGTTACATTCTTATAAAAGGCTTCATCCTAATGCAGGTAATAAGATTAAGATTACTTATGTAAGGGGTGCTGATGAGAATAAGATGATTTAGATGATGAAGAGTGCAGAAAGTGGTAATAGAAAGAAGGGATTCTATATTAATAAGGATTATCGTATTCTTGATCATAATTGTGGTACTTATGGTGCGGATATGATTGATAAATCTCTTCCTTGGCTTGACCGTGGAAAATTTGGTATATATACTTTTGGTAGACCGGGTAATTTACATCCACTGTTTGACAGATATACTCAATCATATACTGACGATTCAAAAGGCAATAGTATTAACTGGAAAGGTTTATGGAAAGGATTTAAGAGTTTATTTTAAATGAAGAAGATATTATGTATTTTATTAGGGTGTCTTTTATTTGCTTATTGTATAAATGAGTATGAGCAGAGACACCCTATTGTTTACAAGATAGATTTTAAGGAAGGGGATATTCTATTTCAAGAATCTCATTCCAAGCAGTCTCCATTTATTCAACATGCCACAGGATCTAAATGGACACATTGTGGTATTGTAGTATATAAGAATAATCAGCCTTATGTATTAGAGGCATCTAATGTAGTAAAACTTATTCCATTAGGTAAATGGTTAGATAGGGGTGATTATAAACAAAGAAGGGTTTTATCTAATTGTCCAAAAATAAAATACAAGAAATATTTAGGAAAACCCTATGATACATCTTTCAGATTAGATAATGATAAGTATTATTGTTCTGAATTAGTGTATGATATTTATAAAAACCAATTAGGAGTTGAATTTAAACTAAGAAGAGTAAAAGACTATAATATAAATGGGTTAGAATCTATTTTAAAAAATAGAAACATTCATTTAAATCAAGAAGTAATAGCACCAAGTGATTTATTAAAATAAGATATTATGAGTATTAGAGATGGTTATGAGATGTGTTATTTTGGTAGCACGGAGTATAATAGAATTAACAATCAAAAGGTTGTTAATTACATATCTACAAAATATGGCAGAACGATTCAATTTAGGAAGACTTTGGAGATTAAAAGACGGTAGATATCGAGACATTAATGGTCCACAAACTCTTGCTGCATATTCTGATGCAAAACAATAGGCACTAGGAAAGTCTTATCGTAATGGTGGTAAATTAGGTATGTTACGAGATAGTATAGAAAGAGCAGGAAGTAAATTATTTAGTTAATTTCAGATAATAAAAACAAAATTAATTATTATGAAACAACAAATTTATCAGAATGGGTTCTGGCTTATGTTAGGACTATTAATAGGAGGATTATCAATCTTTTTATGTACTCCTAAACACAAGCCACAGCCCATTACAATTCAATTAATGGATACAATAGTAAAGGATTCAGTTGTTGATAATTCTGAGAAGAATGTAAAACAGTTATCTTGTGAGGTGTCGGATGATACATTACCAGAATTAACTGAATCCAATTTGAGGAATGCTTTAATAGAGCATAATATTCCTCATCATAAAATAGTATTAGCGCAAGCCAAATTAGAGTCTGGTAATTTTAATTCTAAATTGACAAGAACTCATCAGAATATCTTTGGTATGAAAAAAGGCAATAGATATAGAAGATATTCTCATTGGCTTGAGTGTGTAAAGGATTATAAAAAGAGAATTTCCAGCAGATATACTGGTGGAGATTATTTCTCTTTTTTAAGAAGGATTGGCTATGCGACTAATCCTAATTATACGAATTTGTTAAGGAGAATGATTTAGTAATATCAGTCCCTCGTTTTGAGGGACTTTCTGGGGATGAAATGGTAAGTTAATTCTTCGCAGGTTCGATTCCTGCCATCTCCACAATTAAATATAAGAATATGAAAAATAAGAAGTTACACAACATTATTACTCATAGTAATATTGTCACAAGAGAGATAGTTGATAAGTATCCAGAATTAGAAGCAAAAGACATTTGTAAGATTAATCAATTAACTGATTTATTTATTTCTGTAAAGAATAATAAGAAGTTAATTGATATTCTACAAGAGACTACTTCTAAAGTAGTGGAATATATTAAAGAGAAAAAATTTCCCGATATAGTAAAATCTTCCAAGAATTATAAGAAATATAAAGTAGGTGATTTAGTTCAAATTATTCGTACACATACTGATGATATGAACAAAAAAGGAATTATCCAAGAGGTAAGAAATTCTTTCTGTAAGATTGCTATTTTACAAGAAAATGGCAGTCCAGAATTAAATCCTCAAAATAATAAACCAATTGTTAATAATCATACCTACTCTCAATTCAAGAAGGTTTAAGATAAATTAACATCTATATAAATATGATATATGTATATTATGATTGAATTTTTCATTTTATAAAATTCTCGGAAACTCATGGCCTTAAATGGGTTGACTTTTTCACAGTAGTTCAACAAGAAGCATCTGTTGGTTTGGTAAACCAGAAGTAACCAAATTGTCTGTGAGGAGTTAGAGAATCTCCTCACATTCTTGCTTCCTTAGTATAAAGGTTATTATAGTTGATTTGTACTCATCAGATACTGGTTCGATTCCGGTAGGAAGCTCTTATTAATAGTCTAGTAACTCAATTGGATAGAGTAACGCTCTTCTAAAGCGTAAGTTATGGGTTCAAATCCCATCTAGACTACTTTATTCATAATGTTTGTTTGTTTTCCTACAGTCCCTGTCTTTTGATAAACTGTAGGAGTTTTTATGCCTTCATGGTGGAATGGTAGACACGAGGGACTTTAAAAAATCACATTTATAATGACAAGAAAAACCAATTGTATGTGAGTTGCATCATATTAATGGGGATTCTACTGATAATAGAATAGAGAATCTTTAGATTCTCTGTCCAAATTGTCATAGTCAAACTGATAATTATAGAGGTAGGAGTGTACAGAAGGAAACTTCTGATATAGAAGCTGGCTAATTCGGGGAAGGTATCGGCCTTTAAATGATAATAATCCCGAGCTAAAAAAAAATGCGTAGAGACTATACACCAGCCTCCTAAACAAATATTGCATGGAGAAGATATAGTCCAATAGAGAAAACTCTATGAAAATCCCTTGGCCAGTAATGGCTGTGCGGGTTCGAGTCCCGCTGAAGGTACATAATTAAATTTGAATTTATAAGTATTTTTTAGAAGGCTTGTGAAAATCTTCTAAACTTTTCTGAGGTCAGTCAATTGGTTAGGCTAGATGTCTTATACACATCTTATTTGGGTTCAAGTCCCAACCTCAGGACAAATAAAAAAATGAAATAAAAAAATAAAATGAAATATATTAGATATTGTAGACACTGACTACAAGTGTTTGGTTCAGATGGGATGCGAGGTGATTCCTGCACGGCCCATTTTGCCTAGGTTTAGTAGCTTGCACATTTACATAGCGAGTGAGGTTGAGCCTAACAGCAAGCATGATTAATAAACATGGTGGCCTGCCGAGTAGTTGTGAAAGGGTTGATGGAGTAAAGAGGCCTTTAAGGATAGTCTTTTGACGAACTCGCCCGGATATAAATAATCATGCAATACCTATCGAAATCATAAGATAGGTCAGGCGGAGAATCAATCCGATGAAGAAATCTCGCACGCCCATATGTGAAGTAGATAATTGAAGAAAAAGAAGTCTAACTATTAATAATACAGTAAAAATGAAGAAACTTTTATTTATTTTTGGTTTGTTTTGTATGGTATCTTGTTTCAGTTCTTGTGGTAGTACTTCACAAGAAAAGAATGTAAACGATTCTATTGATTCTACATCAGTAGATACTTTATCAGTAGATACTGTAGATTCTATTAAGTGAATTAAGTAATCTTTTTTATAAATTAAATGTATCCCCAGTAGGAATTTATTCTTACTGGGGATTTTTTGTATATAGATATTATGATGGATATTTTATTTGTTTTATTTGTACTGTTTTGTATTTTTTGTTGTGGTTTCTCAGATAATAAAAAGTGCAAGAACATTTTTGGTACTGGATTAGTGATAGTAATTATTTTGATTATTTGTTGTTCAATATATAGTTGTACTCATCAATACTGATTCAGATGGGAGTTATCATCTCTCTTTTAAGACGTATTTATTTTTAATATGGATTGTAAAATATGTAGTAATATTCCAGAATATCCAAGAAGGAACGTATTGGATGATACATTAGGAGTGTCGATATATGACAATAAGATAAGTTTAATATCTGACACTTCTGATATGTTAGTCCAATCTACTAATCATATTCCTATTAATTTCTGTCCCATTTGTGGAAGAAAGTTAGTTCCATCTAAAATAGAGATATATACAGATGGAGCATTAAAGACTTCCACAAAGACAGGAGGGTGGGCATTTGTAGTAGTAGATAATGGTTCTATTATTTATAAGAAATATGATAAGAAGGATAATACTACTAATAATGTAATGGAACTTGTAGCAGTAATAAAATCATTAATATATATAAGAAAGAATCAGTTAGAGGATGTGACTATTCTAACAGATTCACAATATGTATATGGATGTGCTACATTAGGGTGGAAAAGAAAATCTAATTTAAAATATTGGGAGATATTTGATAAACTGATAAATGGTTTAGATATATCTATCCAATGGGTAAAAGGACATAGTAATAATAAATATAATCAACAAGCAGATACTCTTGCAGTATTTGCAAGTAATTTATTAGATAGTATAAAATGAAAGATATTAGGATACAGAGTTGTATAACAGATAGGCAATATATTTCTTCTTATCTGAAAGAAATTTCTAAATATAAACCTCTTCCTCAAGAAGAATTAAATAAACTTTTTAAAGAAGTAAAGAATGGAAATAAGAAAGCTGTGGATATTATTCTTAAATCCAATTTAAGATTTGTAATTTCTGTGGCTAAATCTTATCAAGGGTATAACATTCCACTTTCTGATTTAATTCAGGAGGGGAATATTGGACTATTGAAAAGTATCCATTCTTATAATCCAGAAAAGAATGTTAAGTTCTTATCTTATGCTATCTGGTGGATTCAGAGTTATATTCTAAATAGTATTAAGAAAACTAATAAGATAATTAGAATATCACAGCGGCAATATGATATTAATAATAGGATAAATAAATTTGTTAATCATTTTAAATTGAAAAATGAAAGAACTCCTAATGATTTAGAAATAAAGAAAGCTGTTAATGTTACTGATTTAGAATTAAGTATATATCATTCTAGTATTAATAATATTTATAGTATTGAAGAGCCTATTAATGATAATCAATTCATAAAAGATACTTTAAGGAGTGATGACGCATTCTTCTCTAGTATGGATAGAGAAGATGCAAAAGAAATAGTAGTAAAACTACTCTCATTTCTTCCTAAAAGAGAAAGAGAAATACTTAAATACTATTACGGGTTTAATAATTCTCCTCTTTCTACTGATAATATTGCAGAAAAATATAATATATCAAAAGAAAGAGTAAGACAAATAATTATTGCGTCTATTAATAAACTTAAATATTATAACAAAAAAATTGCTTAATTATGAACAAGGATGAATTTATTAACTTTATGATTGATTATCATAAATCTCTTGATGATGCTGCTTATAATGAAGAATCTGTAATAGATCTTTTGGATTTAGATGATTCTTTTGTTTTAACCCTTAAAAGTAATTTTAAAAAGGATGGAGTTGATTATATTACTTGGTGGGAATATGAAAAAGCAGGTAATCCGGAAATAAAATTATTTGATGAAAATGGTAATGAAATTCCTTCAGAATCTCTTGATGATTTATGGGAAATAGTAAAAGACTGTATTAAATGAACACCCCTATTTTAACTCAATCAGAAGAAGATAGTGCTCCTTGGAATGATAAAACTATTCCAGTGGATGTTACTATCTCTCTTACAATGAGTAAGACAGTTTCTGTAGATATTAGCAATAAAGAGGACTTCAGAGATGAGGTCATCTCACAAGTAGATCTTCCATGTGATAAATATAAAGATTGGAATATTGATGATTTTGAAATTATAAAAGAATGAATTATTACGCATATTACACAATTAGTAGA